AGTCGCATGCGCACTTCAGGCTGTAGCATTTGCGGTGCTCGCCGCCGGCGCATGGCTTGGTCATGAAGTCCGGTGCGGCGGTGAAACGACCACGGCCGAACACCAGCACTTCTTCCACTCTTCGTTTGACGCCTCTAGGCATGGATGAAGCCGAGCAGTTGGAGGATGAGCAGGATCAGCAGCAGGAACCCAAGGCCGCCGTAGCCGTAGCGGTAGCCGCCCACCGGGGCGGTGCCGAATCCGACGCCGTTCATGAGGATGAGAACTACCAAAATAATTACAATCATTGCTTCTCCTTCTTGCTTTCGTATATTATGTAGACCACGCCAGGCGGGATCTTGATGGGCTTCGGCACTACGAGCTCGGTTCGCGGCGCGCCGCAGACGCCGCAATGGTCCGCCCCCGGCGCGTACAGCACGCCGCATTCGCGCGTCCACTTCCAAAGGAACGGCACGCGGGCGCGGCAGTAGGACATCTTGGTGTATGGCATCGACGCGCCTCTGTCTAATACCTTCGCAGGTTCTTCACTGGTATGGTGCGCTCCGCGCCGCTCTCCGTCGTTTCCTGGATGAAGAACGGACCGCCTTGCTTCTTGGTGTTGCTACGCAGCTGCATCATCGTACCGGCTTGGTCGACTCCCCAACCCTTCTTATGAAAGCCGCCAGCTTTGAATGCCGCCAACTCTTTTGTGTACTCCGGTGTGCCACGCACCGCGGTCAACTTGGCCTTGGCAACTTTGAACTTCTTTAGGTACTCCTGGTGCTTGGCTTCCAGGCACTTTTGGCATGTAGAGTTCTTGTACCTGCGCTCTACGGCAGCACCACAGTCCGGGCACGTGAACCCGGCTTGGTCAAGTCCCAGCGACTTGTGCTTCTTCAGTTCTTTGCCGGTGACGCCCAGAATGGACTCCAGCAGCCCGTAGTATCGCGGCTCCACGAGGCCCTGGCCCGTGCCGTCCTCGATGGGGTGCGGGTCCCACAGTAGCTCGCCGTCGTGCGCCACGCAAGCATGCATCCCGCCGCGCGGGCTTATGCCCTCGATCGTGGAGTAGCCGTCCGGCTTCTTGCCGTCGATGAACGCGCGGCGGTAGGACAGGCCGTAGCCGGCAAGGAAGTCGTTGGCGCGCTCAGCCTGATCGTCCGTGGACATCTCCGGCACGGCTTCAAGTGGCAGATCCAAAATTGATGCTAAACACGCCGCGAAGCAGTTCCCATCCTCGCCTGTGCGGGTTTGTACGACTCTATGCATTGTCCTTACGCTCCGTGGCTATGGCGGCGCGCCTGTCGACGGCCTCAGCCACCAAAGCGGACGTCAATGAACTTGAAACTCCGGCGACATGCGCCGCGTCCGAGAACCCGCTCCGCCATTGCTCGAGACGATCCACCTTCAGGTCCAACCCGCTGAGGCGACTGCCGTGCTCTTTTTGCCCTAGCTCTAGCTGAATTGTTTTCTTATCTCCGTCGTCCACTCGCTGTGTGAGTCGCCCATAGATTACAGCAGCTACTATGATGCTAGTCAGTATGCCGCCAATTCCCACCGCTATTTCTGGTGTCACTTATCCCGCCTTTCTAGTTTGGCCCGACTGGCGGGAGTCCCATGGTGTACGGCGTTCTGCAAATATGCGCTCGGTCAGGCGCACTGTGGCGTCTATGAAGAATACGTACGTAAGCAGCGCAGCGGCGTCCTGTCCGCGCGAGAAGCGCATGGCCTGCTCAACGTCCAGGGTGTAGGCCATCTCGCCGTTGCGCACGGTGAAGTATTGCGGCGTCGCAACATCGGCGCGCTCGATAAGCCATGCGGTCATTACAGTCTCGGTTCTTTCACTGAGTAGCTGTGATCGGTTTCATGTACCACGCCGTAAGCACGTCTCCGTCACCGACAGTCTTGTGCAGAAGCGTGATGGCGTTGTCCAGGAGCGTGTAGTCCACGTTCTGCGTCAAGAACAGGCCATTGAGATACAGGGCCATGCTGCCGGTTGATGGGGTGTCCACTAGTAGGAAGCGATTGCCAGTGGCAAGCAGTTGGGTCTGTACGAATACTGGGTTCACACTACCGCCTTGGTTACGCAAACAAAGTCATCGTCCATGTCAACCGTGCGCTCCGCCAGCTTGTGCGAGCTGTCACCGAAGAAGTAGATCATTCCATCCTTCATGCGACAGTGGCACTGCGTGATGCCGGTGTCGTAGTCGAATATGAGGATGGAGGGGTCCACCGTCGGCGCGTACGTGGATTGGTTCCACTCCCAAGCGTCGTCGCCCTTGATCGGAACTTCGTGGGTGGAGTCGCACCCTGGACAGTGCCACATAAGATGTCCGTCGTGCGTTACTCCGGCCCTGGCCACTAAAGTACTCCTGCATCGCACGGTTTCGAATGATCATGCGTCGCCAACCAGCGGCGGAACATCGGCATCGTGAATGACGTGATGGCTGCGAACGTCATGCTGGACAGATGGTGGCCAAGCATATAGTCTTCTTTCGCGCTTTCCACGGTGTGATAGCCGATCATGCACTTCGTTTCATCGAAGTTCTTGCCGTTGACATCGTACTGGTCTACCACGAATACGTTGCTGGATTCCGGTGAAGGACCGACGTAGCAGTCGATGGAATCTCCATCTGAGCCGTTGATCCCCATGTCGATGAAGCCATAGTCCGCGGGCATCGTCGTTGACCAGCTTACACCATCCGGTGTGACTCCGGTGCGCACTCCGCCTTCTGGCGTCTCGACGCGGACGGGAAGCGCGTGGTAGTCCAGCATGCCTTGCGCCCGGTTGGTGACGCTGGAAGCGCCGTCTTCGTCAAAGGATCTGTGCCTTGGAACTTCGGCCTTGTACACACTACCTTCACCAGCAAAGCTAAGTTTGTAGCCAAGCCGCTGAAGTTTGTGGCCATCCCAAAGTTCTGCCACATAGACTGGTTTTCCTTCAATATCGGCCGCGCCTTCTGCGTATTCTTGGGCCGTCTGAAGACTCTTGAACGTACGGTTCGAGAGGGTGTCTTCCGCCTTCTTGCGCAGTGGTCGTGTGCCATGGCGAGCGTCCGTGGCGTACGCCACGATGGAGCCGTCCGTGAAGCGAACCGGGACGGCTGTTTTTCCGTCCAGGTCCTCAATGGCGTCGCCGATGGACGCGACGACGCGCGTCTGACCGCCGAACAGCAATGCCTCGCCGACCTTTAGCCCCGTAGGCAGTACTGGAAGATCAGGAGCGATGTCGGTTGCCTTGCCAGCCTTCTTCTTGACCAGTTCTGGGCCCTTCTTCTCGTCGTTGTCCTCTGGCTTCGCCTTCGGCTCGTCAGGATCCTCGCCTTGGCCCGTCTTGTTCTCGGCCTTTATGGCCTTGGCTGGCGAGTCGGCCTCGCCCAGACCAGCGCCCTCGCCTCCGAAGAGGCCCTCGCCAAGCTCACCTTCCGAAGTCACGTCGTCGCTGAGCTTCTGGATGAACTCGTCGTCCAGCGTGGAGCCGATACCGGTGACGTCGCTGGTGCGCTTGACTTCCTGCGCGACCTTGCGCGGCGACATGATGCCGCCATTGAGGTACACCGTGGTGGTGTCTGCGACAGCCTTGGCCAGCTCGGCCTTGTCCTTCTCGTCCAGCACGCGGATGGAGGGGCAGAGCAGGTCGAGATCATCGGGCACCTCGCCCAGCTCGGACATGCAGACGACTGGATACAGTTTCTCTAGCTGTGGGAGCAGGTATGTGGCCTGATCAGTGGAGATCTTCTCTTCGTAGATCTTCTCGTCGCCATCACCAGCTTGACCCAGGCCGTTGTATGTGCGTCCGAACAGGCGTGTAACCGGCATCTGCGCCGCACCAGCCAAATTCAACTGGAACAACTGGAAGATCTCGCCGAGACCGCCGAAGCTGAACTGCGTCGACTCTATAGAGCCGTCAGCCGGCAGCGGGATAAGCGAGTTGTTGCTCATCAGGTGGTTGAGCGCCGTCATGCGCTGCTCGAACTTTTGCGTCGCCATCTGCGACGAGCCGAGGCCGGACAGCATCTGCGCCAGCTCCGGGAACTTCATGCCCAGCAGGTTGGCTCGGAACGTTAGCGACAGGATGTTCCACATCGTGTTGTCCAGCATGGTGATGGACTCGTACGACGGCTCCAACACCGAGATGCCCCACCACGACTGCGCCTCAACCTCAGGCGTCGGAACGGTGGGCCCGAGGAAGCGCAGCACGCGGCTGGAGTGGACCTGGAATGACGTGCCGCCGGCCGGCGTGACGTCGTACGTCTCCGGCTTGCCGAAGTCCAACGGCCGGTTGATGTCGGTGCACACGTCGCCGCTCGGGTGAATTCCCGCCCAGCGGTCGAAAGGTATTACGCCCTTGTACGCACCGATCTTGACGGACTCGAGGTCGAGCGGCTGGTCGAGCTCGTTCTCCTGGCCGTCGATGACCATCAGGCCGCCGGCGCCGCCGAACAGGCGCCCCCACGTCAGGCCGGTGAGGATGTTGTTCTTGGTGTTGGTCTTGCGCAGTGCGCGGTTGATGCGCGTGATATCCTTCGGCTCGATGTCGCTGGTCATCGTCGGCCAGGCCTTGACCATGTCCTGCGCCGGCACCTCGACGATGCGGCGGCTGATCCAGTGGTTGCGGAACAACGTGATCAGGTTCCAATAGTCGTACGACAGGCGCACGAGGTTGTACTCGGCGCCCTGGCCGAGCGACGGCGTGCCGAAGCCCATGCGGGCCCCGGAGTTGGAGAACAAGTCGGCGGCCTGCGCCGTGGTGGCTCCGCCGATGCCCAGCAGCTTCTCGACGTTGTTCGCTATTTTGCGCTTGCGGGGCTTGGGCATCTATCGGATTCCTTTCCAAGACAACGCCCTTGCGCCGCTTCGGTTGTGGTGCCTAGAACCACCGGGCGCAGGATACAAGTCACTGCGCCCGATCTTTGCCTAAAGTACGTCCAGCGAACTGCGCAGGAATAGACCAGAAAGATTGTTTAGTCTGTAGAACGTCAAATTATTGGATATTTCATTGTTCTTGATGGTGTAGACCTCGTCGGTGTGCTGTCCCCGCACACGAACCGCCCTGCCGGGTTCCAACACAGGCTCTTCTTCGACGCTCGGCAGCTGACCAACATGGTTTTCAAACACTTCCGCGCACATCGCACGCCGCCGAAGCAGCAAATCCGCACCCTCTCGTATGAGCGCGTATGCGCGCTTCCAAGAAGGATTCGGCGTATTGTCCTTCCATGCGGTGGCCCAATCAGCTAGATGCGCCAGATCGTGGTCGCTGAGATCGTTGTTATTTCCATGCAGCAATTCAGATAGGTTCATACATGCTCCATTGCATCCGGACTCCACCGGTGGGTTGTACAGCATCAAAACGTCGCGAAGTCCTTGACGGCGGAGGCCTCCATCACGACGTCGCCCTTGTCCATGACGACCTGGCCCACGGCCGCGTTGTCCTTGTAAAAGACGATTTCGCAGCCGACCTGCTTGTAGCAGTCGGCCTCCACGGTTAGCTCCTTGCCGCCCGCGTATATCCTGAACTTCTTCATGTCAAATCTCCACTTCCGACTCCGGCAGGATGTCCGTCTCCTCCATCCAGATTACGTTCGTCTCGCTGTAAGGCACCGCCATGACGTCGCCCTCGTCGCTCTTCACGAACGCCCACAGCAGGCGCTTGTTGGAGCTGAGAATGGCCTCCAGCACCTCGTCGTCTATCAGCATGCCGCGCCAATGGATGACGTCTCCGGCTTGTATCTCCACCTGTCTGCGTTCGTCAGGCAACGTCTTACTACGGCGACGAATGCGCAGCGCCATAACACCCCTCTTGCGGGTCTTGCAGACCCGAGTCACGTACGGCAGGCGGTAGTTCATGCCGCCTCCGCGATGTCGCCGCTGGCCACTTGCTTGAACTGCGTGAGCGTCATTGTCTTGATGGAGCCGTTGCGGTAGACCCGGTGCGGCCAGCTGACGTCCGAGAACGCGAGCAACGGTATGATGAGGCACCTGCAGTTGAATATGTTGCCCGGCGCGTACTTTCCAAGCGGCTTCTCGTCGACTAGCGCCTCTGGATCCGGTAGGTCGCCCCACGAGCAAAGCACGCCGTTCAGGTTCTCGTGGCTGGCGCGGGTGCGCTGGTCGTGCGACGTCGCCCACTCGAACCACTCGAGGTTCAGCGCCTCGGACCGCGCCCGGGTGAGCGCCGAACTGGCCTTCTGCGCCTCGGTCCTGGATATGAGCCGCGTCCTGGAGCGCAGCAGCTCGGGGAACCGCTTCTGGTACATCTTGGCAATCGTTGCCGGCCGAGCTCCGGCCTGCTGCGCCTTAGTGACTTCGTTGGTCAGTGTAGTGGCAGCTTCGAGTGGTAGGGAACTAATCAGCGAAGCATTCTCCCTGATCAGTTGCTGGACGCGTGCGCCCGTCGGGCCCCGCATCTCGGCCTCGAGCAGTTGATAAAGTTTGCCGGCTTGGCTCGACCTGCTGGCCGCCTCGCGCCAGGAGCGCCAGTTGGATTTCTGCGCGCCGTGGACCATGCGCGTGGCCAGCAGCTCACTAGCGGCCAGTATGTCTGGCATGCGGGAACGCAGAGCGAGCTCGTTCAGCCATTGACTGAACGTCTGCTCCGGCTTCTGCTTTACCAGTACGCGGCCGATGATCGCCTTGATGCCTTTCGCGTAACCGTGTTCTAGGCGCTGCGTGGCATGGAACTCTACCGGCGCCTTCTTGGCGGGATTCTTGCTCGTCTTTTTCATCGGGGGCATGGCGGTTCAGTCCGAGACGGCGATGATGGATCCGTCCGGCATGACCAGCACCTCGCGGTTGCGAGCGCCGCCGAGCACGGAGTTCAGCTCATGGGCCGTATAGCGCCGCGACTTGCCGCCAACCAGTTTCTTGGCGGCGTACTTGTAGAGAAACAACCAGAATTTCTGCATCATACAAGGTTCCTGGCGCTCCACTTCGGCGTCATCTGTTCTTTCCAGTTCTCTTTCGCCGACGTACAAGTGACTCCAAATCCAGTGGTATCGTCGTCGCCCTCGAACGTGAACACACCCGGCCACTCCTTGTAGACCACGCACGGATGGTCCGGGTCACCACTGTCGAGCGGGTCTACTTGGTCGGCAGGAGCGACAGGCGGCGCGGGTTTAGTGTGATGGAACCAGCTTGCGAACAGCAATACAGCGATTGGAAGCATGGTCAGTACCTCGTGGACAGGAACCAAACTAGGAATGGGTACCAACGCGTCGTGGTCGCTGCGCACAGGAGGTTCACACTGGTGCGACGTCCTTCGCATACCCAGAATCTTTATGCGTCTTCTTCAACTTCTTGCTGACTAAGTCGTCAACAAACGACGCGCTGAACCCGTATTTCTTCACGATATTTGCCGGGGTCATTCCCTGCTCGAGCTCACGTTTGACCAGCTTGGCCGATCCAGCGTCGGTGTCGCGTTTCCAGGCGTCCTTCTCGGAGTCGGAGGCTTTCGCCGTGGTGAGCCGAGACTTCTCGGCCTTTAGAACGGCCGTAACCTTAGCGAGAGGAACGCCTTCAGACAGTGCTTTGCGCGCAATTACTTCGTACTTAGCCAGCGTGTCTTTCATAGTAGCGGCTGTCTTAACTTTTCCCAGAGCGCCTTCACTTACGGCCTTGATCTGCGCCTCGAAGGACGCGGCATCTTCCGCCGGACGCTTGGAGCGTGGAATCACCTTCGCCATGGGCGCTACATTGGCCGGTGCCTTCTGTACGTCGTGGCGCGTGGAGCCTACTGGATTGACGGCGTCCTTCCCCTGAGCGGCGGAGGACTTCGCTTCTTCGGCCTTCTTGGCCACGTAGCGATCCAGGAAGGTGACGATGGGCTTCGCCTGCTTGGGCTTCTCGGCGTACTTGTACTCGTCTTTGGCGCTACCTTTTTCGTACTGGTTGACCCACTTGATCGCCGCCGCTTCACTGGGGAACCCGGTTTGTTCTTTGCCGTCTGGCAGCTTGACGTACGCACGTCCGCTGGGCATGGTGCGAATCTCACAAGATTTATACGGCATGCGTGCTTCGTCCCGCGCCGCCCTCGCGTCCAGAGCGGCGTCCAGCGCGCGGTGCAGCCGGGCCTTGCGGTCGTTGATTGTTCCCGGCCCATCACGTAGTACCGTCGGCTTGCCCATTTCAGTCTCCTTCGTCCAAACGTAAAATGCCCTCGCATCCAGGTATGAATACGAGGGCTCTTCCAAACTTATTTTGCTAGAGCTTTGCGGCGTGCCCAAGAAGCTAGTCTGCTCTTCGACTGCCGTGATCTGTAGTCTCTGTCGGCCCACTGTGACTTAGCACGTTGTGATAGTACTTCCGTAGACTGTGGTGCACGATTCATGTTCTGCAGCCCACGTTCTAGTTTAGCGCGGCTTTCTTTATTGGCCCATTGCGCTTTGGCGCGCTCGGAACATGCTTGTTTCTGCGCAGGTGTTTTCTTCTTACCAACGTTAGCGCCGTGGTTAGCTCGCCAAACAGGGTCTTCCCACAAGCGTTTGAACATCTTGCTAGTATTGGCTTTGAATTTAGCCGTCCTAGGGCGCGCACACCGTTTGCGCAGATCAGGATCGGCTGCGTGCTTTGCCTTCAGTTGCGAGCTAACGTAAGCCCTAACTTCTGGGTCAGCGAATGTCTTCCTACATGCTGCTGCGACACTAGCACGTACAGCCGGGTCAGAGAATCGTTTTAACTGCGCTTTGCGCATGTTGTTTCTAGCTACGGCACCGAATTCTATGTGCTGTCCACCGCCGCGTGTCAGGTTGTAGCCACCACCTAACGGGTCGTCAACGAACGTGTGCAGCTTCGCGATGTAATACGTTTCCATTTCATTCAGACGACTTATTGGGCCAGTCCAGATCACTTCCCAACTGAAACCCTCTTCGTACTTGTTCTTACGCAGTGCACTGTGGAAGTAGGACTTGCATCCTTTACGTGCTTGTCCTACGTGACCTTTCCATCGTTTCAGCACAGTCAGCACGTTCTTATGCTGACCAACGTATCCCATGTCATTCTTTAGATTTACAGAATGGTATATACACCCAATCTGTTCTTGCTTCGATTTCTTCATCGCTATCTCCAGCGGCTCCGGTAGTTAAATCAAAGAAGGCCGCCCGGAGATGAGCGGCCTTGTCGGTCTGCAGGACCTATCTTTGAAGATTTATTTCTTAAGCCACTTGGGCAAAAACCCCTCCGCTGACATCATCGACGATGCCTTCCTCGGTGACGGTGCCGGTGACAGTCGCCACGGTGCCATCAAGATTTGTGTAAGTCCAGGTTACTTGAATGGCCTCACCACCAGCAGCAATTACTGCGCCAGCAGGAATGGCAGCCGAGAACGTGGTGCCGGTGGGGTCGGAGGGAACCAACGCGACCGGGAAGTTGGTCATGTCGGACGAAGTGACTGCGGCCTTGGTGCCGTCGAGCGTGAAAGCCGCGCCGGTGAACGCAGGGGTTACTTGAAATACGGGGGTGTTGCCGGGCTGAATCGGAAGAAGAGCCATGTCTGTGTTACTCCTTATTTGATTTGTGCGATGGACCCGCCATCGACGTTGTCTTTCGCCTTGTCGGACAAGAGCTTGATTAACTGGCGCAAATCGCAACAGACTTCGCGCAACAGTTTGTTCGTCTCTCGTAGTTCACGTGCTAGATCACCCTCTACATCAGGCGGGTAGCCGGGGTGTCTACGGAAATCATCAGCCATAGACTTGGCTCCCTTCACGCAGCGGTTGCTGCTGGTTTAATTATAGTGGCCTGGTGGGTGGTCTGGCTAGTTACTGCGACATGCGTACAACGGGTGTTACAAATAGCTCACTGGCTGGACAACCAATTCTACGCTAGTACTTCGGCCATGTTGGTGTTGCGGCGCTCCGGATCGACAAGACTATTCGGTCGCCAAAAGATGCGCAGACCTACTTGCTTGGATAACTCACGAGCTTCTTCACAGGTTACGAACTTGCGTTCTACTGCGTCTGACTTCACGACTGCTTTGCCCTTCACTGTCACGCACCTCGCCACTAAGCTCTTCCCGTTCCTGCTGCGATGGCAGCTACGTATTCGGCCGGCAGCCAGATATATGTGAATTCTGTCTGCGCTTCCAGCGGACTGTCCTTCATCTTAGCGAGGCGTCCGTGCGCCAGCTTCAGTGTAAGCTGGCCCTCGACCGGGCCACCGCAATCGCGTAGACGAGCTAGGAGCAGTTGATTGTACTGGTCTGGGTTGGTCTTACATGCGTACAATGCCTGGATGTCGTCGGTGGATATGCTGAACGAAATGGGCTTCGGCGCTTTGAGGATCTCTTGCTCGAGGGTCACCGCGCATTCCTCAGCTTGTCGTAGAACTTCACGGCATCGTTGTATGGCGCGAATTCAGCGCGTCGCGCTTCGTCGTAAAACCGTTGCGTCTTGTAGTTGCGCCTCGCGATCCAGTAACCATTGTACGCTTCCTTCCAGCTTGGCCAATGTAACTTCGGCATGGTCGGAATTGAGCCATCCACACACACTTCGAACAGTAACATCCCTAGAAACTTCACTTCTTCACGACCTTCCTTATCGACAATGCACAGTTACAATCCCCGCCGCAGGCGGCGCGCGCCAGTACTTCGCGGCGACGCATCTCCTTGGTCAGCTTGATACCTGCCATGCCGTAGACAATGAGTTCACGCAGCGCGTTAGCGTGTTCTCTGCGGACTTCGTCCTTGCTCATAGTTCCGCTTCTCCGACGTAAACCGCGAAGGTCTGCGACACGCCGTTCACGCTTACGTCGATCGACGACACGAAAGGCATCGCGCCGCAAACATCCTCAGCGAACCGCTGCAAATCAGACAGTAGTCTAGACGTATCACATTCCATCTTCACTACGTACTCGTCAAGTGCTGGCATCTTTGTACCTCTCGAACCAAAAGATCACTGGCTGTCCCAGTGGGAGCCACTTCAGCGATGCTCGCCATGTTTCAATGTCCAAAGAACTTTTCGAATCGTTGCACTCTTTGCAGGCAGGAACGATGTTGTCCAGCGTGTGATTCTCAGGGTACTTGCACCCATGACGTCCGGAAAACGACCAGCGCACGTTACGGAAGCGCACAATCGGCTTGACGTGTTCGCGGCACCAATTACGCTTTAGCGGTTGGCCACAGTACGCGCACCTATTACCAAATTTGGCAGCTATCTTCTTCCTAGATACGATCATCCTAACGAGATTCGCCAGTTGGGGATCTTACCGTGCACACCGTAACGCAACGCGTCCAGATCGTCATCCTCAATCTTCAGTGGCTGCTCGATGCCACGTTTAGCAGCGTTAGAATCCCATGCGTAATTGGGAATTCGCTTCACGAGCTCCGGGCAACCATTCTTACTAATCATCAGCTTCCGGCGCTGCAGCAGCGTAGACACTGTATGGATGCCTTCCTTGACGGAGTTGTCGGCGTCCGTGACCCAGAAGCCACGTTGTATGAGCTCCTGCTTGAACGACGCCGCTTCGGGCGGTACAATCACCTGGAACTTATCGGCTCCGATTGCGACTAGATCGTCGGCGTATTGGCCGTCGGTCTTCATGCGCATTTCTTTGCGGCTGTCCCAACGCTGCTCGCGCACACACCATATAACGTCGCCGTCGTCGTAGAACTCTAAGTGCGACTGGACGTGATCCACGCCAGGATCGACAGCGAACCAATGGTCGACAAACCCACCCGCGTTGCGCAGAGCGATGGGCTCCGGTGGAAGCACCGTAACCACTCCGTCCTTAGTCAACACGCCGTCGAATAGGTTAGCCGTCTCGTCGTAGCTGTCCCGATAGATGCTGCCTTCAGCAACTACCCACTGCGCAAGTATGTAGCGTTGGTAGTAGACGCCGGTCTGCGAAGCGATGATGGCCAGCTTTGACTTCTCATCGATGTTGGGGTTATCGGCCAGTCCGAAGTTGATGATCTCCAGGTCGTCCTTGAACGCCGGAGAGTCGATGACCTCAGCCTTTAAATAGCAATAGGGATTCGACGTGTTGGTGGAGGCGTAGAAGCGCGCTCCAGCCGGGGACATACGAAGGAACAGCTGCGCGAGGAATGACTTTGGATACTCGACAACTTCGTCGCCAATGGCGATGCCGATTGTCATACCAAGGATTTGGCGATAAGACGCTTCGTCCTTGGCACCCATAACGAACCACTGCGTGCCGAACAGCCAGAGCTCGCCAGTGGACGAGTTGTAACTGTAGTTGTCCTTGCCTACAACGTTGAACAGATCGATGAGTACGTTGCGGTAGATCGTTTGCTTTGACGCGCCCGTCATCAGCCGCTTGGCGTTGGGCGGTATCTTATAACGGCACAATTGCACGATCGTCTTGGCGTTCAGCGTGAAGGTCTTAGAACTTCGCACTGTGCCAATAAGGATGGTGTACCGCTTGTCCTGCTCCGGCGGTCGCATGATGAAGGAATGCGACTTCTTGCCGAAGGGCTTGATGATCAGCTCGGTGTCACTCACTCGGCCCAGCCTTTAGTGCTGCAAACAAACCTTCCAGCTGCTCGTTCTTTCCACCGCCGCCGAGGTCAGGCTGGCGTCCATGCTTCTTGGGCTGTAGATGGCCCAATGTCCACTGTAACCCGGCGAATGCGAGCTTGGCTCTCTCGACGTTGTCGACGATGCGACTCTCTACTAGATCCTCAACGTCGCCGTCCCGAGTAACGACTTGCTTATGGGTGACGATGGAGTAGCTTGTAGGACGTTGAGTTATTGCCCTTGCGTCGTCTTCGAAAAGTGGTACAAGAAACTCTTTCGCGCGCGCATGGATTTTCGAGAAGGAGTGTTCTTTATCTGCAAGCCACTTCACGAGTTGATACAGACTCGGGTTTCCTTCGATGGCTGCTAATTCACGTAACGTGCTGCCAGTAGCGATCAGCGCAAAGAGTTGCTCGCCGAGCTCGTCTGTCCATGGAAATTCTGGATTCGGTGGTCGACCAACCTTCCGCTCTGAAACTACTTGGTCCTGAATGGCGAGCTTTACTTCGGCAACAGATTCTTTGGCTTTACGTTGTGATTCTGCTTGCACAGCACGAAACACAGTCTTATTGGCTGCGGACTTCTCTGCTCGTGTGGGACGACCGTCGTGCGTTTTTGCCGGCACCTTAGCAGCAGGCGCGGTGGCCTTAGACTGCTTCTTAGATGCCATGCGGTTATATCTCCTGGGACTTAAAGCAAGGAAGGGCCGCGAACCACGTTGTGCGGTCAGCAGCCCCTCTGGACGTCCGTCTACTTGCACTCTTCTTCAGAGCAGGCAGCTATTAGGTGTTCTTACTGGTCAACTCGTACTACTTATCGAGTGACACCCTGGTCGCTGCTAACCACGCTCAATGTCGTGCGGCCTCCGTAGAGTGCCGCCGATGTAACTGTTTCCGTTATGGGTGCCAATGGCATGCTCACTCTAAAGTAAGCTGAACGGTCGTCGTTACTCACGAGAACTTTGCCGCACTCACTGCGGCTGCCCTATCCGGAGAGCGCGGAGGAAGGGTGCTCGATAACCCCGAGTCCAGGACATGCACACTCAAAGAGTGTCTCTCAACAGTTTGGTCAAAGAACGTGAGTACATCTATCTGGGTAACGTGGTGGTCCAGCCTAGATGGCTCGATTGCCCATAGCTTCTGAGCAATATGGTCGGTGAAGAAGGATTTGAACCTCCGGCATCTAGCTCCCAAAGCTAGCGCGCCATTCACCGTAATCTTTAGGGCACTCGCGGGCTAACTGGTAATTTGCGCGGTTTTCATGTTCCGCCGTTCCCTGCCGCTAAACGCACCCTACATATATTATAGGCTAACTAGCTTGTTCCGACATCATGCTGCGGTAGGAGTACACCACCATCAACTCCTCGGCCGTGAGCTTCTCATCGAACAGCACGGTGCCTACCTTGCCGGCCCAACAAGCATGGACGTACTCTTCAAGCTTCTTCAAGCTCTCTATCAAATCCATCGCCATACCTCGATCGCTAACCAAACCGCCCATGCCGCCATCCACCACGCGGTGCACCCAACCACCAGCGCCGAACCCCACACTACAATGGACCGTATCACTTCGCAGCCAATTTCTTAGCTGCATTTGCGCGACGCGTTTCCCAAATCTTTGCGGATAAAGCTGCTCTGTCTTCTGCCGAACGTGCTGCCCAACCACGTTTAGAAGCTTCGGAACACTTAGCAACAAACTCTGGGCTTTCAAACTTGGACATCAAGAGTTCACGTTTTGTGGCCCACATAGACTTAGACTGTTTACTGACTAAGCTACGTCTACGTGGTGATCGCACCTCTTCCAGATGCGCAGCTTTCTTTACGGGATCCTTAAACCGCTCTTTACATGCTGCGCTTACTGAGTCACGAAACTCTTTACTAGCGAAGAGTACGGTTTTCTTTGCTCGGTAGTCTGGATCTGCCCACACAGCTTTCTGTTTCTTAGAAAGAAGTTTTAATGATCTCTTTGAAAACTGCATTCCACCACAACCACCAGTGGTGAGATTGTAGCCGTGACCATTGTCGATGAACGTGTCAAGCTTCGCGATGTAAAATTCTTCTTTCTCATTCAACAGCGAAACAGGCCCACGCCAAACAACTGATTTCTCAAACGCTTCCCACCCATACAAACGCATCGCATTATACAGCGGATGCTTTATCTTCTTCACAAACGCAGCACATTTGTGCCCACGCCAACGAACGAGTTCATTTACTCGTTCATGCTGCCCTACGTAACCCTTACCATTTACAGTACAATGAAAGTAGTATATGAGACCTTGCTGTTCATTCTTCATACGTACTCCTGCACTATACAGTTCTTGGAAGTCCCCAAATTCTTAAACCATTTACAGGCTTGCCATTCCAATCAGAGCATGGCACAGGTTGCCAAACCGAACCGACGTTCACCGATACGATGTACGTACTGCATTCAACCGCCGTATTCATACCGCCCACTTGCCGATGCGTCTCTGCTTTGATCAACGTCTCAGCGTCACGTTTCGATATGTGCCGATGATGCTTACACGTTGGCCAGATACCGTAATGTTCCATACGTCCAGCTTCTTCTAACGATAGCACGCAGTAATTCAAGGGATAGCTACGCCTCAGGATGAACTCGGGCTGTTAGGACTCGGGGTATACCGCCCGGTCACGGTATCTAAGATCGAGCCGCCCTGGCTCCATCTAGACCACTCTCTAAGCAAACCACCCTACCCACTCTTCTATCCTTGTTGTTGATCTAATTCTAAACTAACCAGCGACGTAGCGGGGAGCTAAAGTGACCGTCTGCTACCGCTACAATTGCGACGAATCATATCTAACGCAGAATGTGCCACTGGCTAACTATTTCTCCATTCCGCTGTAGACCGCTAACTTTGATGGTGGTAGATAACCCACGCAGAATGTGCCACTCGCTGGCTTGCTAACTATTTATTACTTATATTTAAACCAAGTAGAATAGGGTGAGTATATATATATGCCAACTAAGTACTATAGCAGGGAGTGAGAGCGAATTGTAGCGGAATTGTTAGCGGGACCTAACCACCAGCTTTAACAACTACATAGCGAAAAAGCCGCTAACTTCCAATTGTAGCGGTTTACTCTTGCGGCCGCTTTGACCTTAAAACCTAGTCACGCTTCTACATAAAATATATACTTGCGTTAACACTAATTGGAATCGGAGGACGACCAATATATGGCGCGACGCGTTATGCGTGCCTTCACTTTATCGCCTGAGACGTCAGCCGCTTTGGACAGACTACTGTCCGATCCGCCTGAGCGCGAAGTACTCAGCCGTCTGTTGCAAGCACCAAGTACCGTAGATCTAGACAAGCATTTCCTGTCTACGCAAGACTACGAGTACCTTTACACACTACTGCCGCCAGTAACTCCAGGCGCTGACATGAAGAGCATTAAACGCTGGCCGACTCTTAATGGGTTCGACACACATCTATCGCGGTGCAGTGAATTCGACCGCTTTCTGACGAAGCGCGTCTTACTGCAAATGAACCAGCGTATACGCATCAACAAGCGTAGCGTTAAGACTCCTTCAATCAACGTAAGTCGTATTGTGGATGCGCTGCTATTACCAGCTATCAACAAGTTGTACGAAAGGGCTCGCCAGAGTGAAGCTGCTCCAAGCAAGAGAACTGATGCTAAAGAAGGCCGCAACAAGTTGTCTGTCTCCAGCCGACGTAAAGGCGTTGCAGTTTGATCCGTACCCAGAGGGCCACGAACTAGACATCTATCCAGCCGGGTTGGCCGGATTCAAGATACCGTACTTCACGCTGGACGGCAAGGTAGATACGAGCGTGTATCGTTTCCGTTTGCTACAGAGCAAGCCCAGTAAAGGCTGGAAGTCTGTTACCGAAGAAGCGGAGAAGCCAAGACGCTACACCCAACCACAAGGCACCCAGTGCGGAGTGTATCTCTCGCCCATATTAAAGAATATGGATGGCGCGCCACTGACCTGGAAGGAAGTGGCCAGGAATACAAAGATACCCATCGTCATAACCGAAGGTGAGCTCAAAGCTGCTTGCGCCTGTAAGCTGGGCTTCCCAACTATAGGATTGGGTGGCGTCTACAACTGGCGCTCGTCAAAGCAAGGATTTGATTTACTACCCATTCTGGAGAAGTTTGATTGGCACGACCGCAATATCTACATCGCGTTTGACAGTGACACGAAGACCAATCCAATGGTGCGTATGGCGGCTTCACGCTTGGCCTGGACACTAGGAGTGCGTAGCGGTCTGGTTAATATGATGGAATTACCGGAGGGCGAAGAAGCCAAGAAGCAGGGTCTGGACGACCTAATCTTCTCGAAGGCGACCACCGGAGGGCGAAGTGCTAAGAATCTGAGCACGCTAACACCAGACGCGCAGATATTGGCGGTTGATGCTGCTGACTTCACGGCAGGTGTTGAAGTAGTCGGCGAGCTTGTCGTGAACAGTAAGAGCATCGGCCCGGGAAAAGAGCTGCACCGGCTCAACAGCGAGGTAGGGTTGGTACGTAAAACCAACGAGATCGTGGAAATTCTCACTGGTAATGTATACACCCCAGCCGCGTTCACGGAATCATTGTACAAGAATCGCACGTACACTGATAATACAGAGACAGAGAACGCACGCATGCAGCGTAAGTTCGCGGCTAAGGAATGGCTGGCCATTGAAGAACGCACGGAGTTCAGCGAGTTTGCGTACGACCCAAGCTGTAATCGCATCGTCACTGATAGCGGCGCGTACAATACGTGGTATCCGCAACGCTGGGCTATTGAGCCATCCAAGCATCTACGTGACTCAGTCACTGGGGCTAAGAAGTTGGTATCGATAGCACCGTGGGAGACACTATTCAACCACGTATTCCAAACCCTTACAGATGAGCAACGCCAATGGATGAAGTGTTGGTTAGCGTACCCCATTCAGTTCCCGGGCACCAAGTTATTCACAGCCATATTGGTTTGGGGCCGTACCACCGGCACCGGCAAGTCGCGCATCGGTGAGACGATGAAGACCATCTACGGCAAGAATTACACCATGATCAACAACGCCCATTTGACAGCCAATTTCAACGAGTGGGCAGAGAATAAGCAATTCATCGTGGGCGATGAGATTTCGTTGGGCGATAAGCGTGGTGTAGCCAATACCTTGAAGGGCATGATTACCGGTACGACCATTCGGTTGAACATCAAGAATCGCAAGAGCTACGACATAACAGATTGCATCAATTACTACTTTAGCAGTAACCATGAAGACGCCATGTACCTGGAGAATCACGATCGGCGGTACTTCATCGTACACGCCGACATTGAGCGGCTTCCAGGGTCGTTCTACACCGATTACATGCAATGGCTGGACCACGAAGGGGGGGCCGCGCGGCTGTTCCATTATCTGAAGTACGAAGTGAACGTTGACGCACACGAACTGGTTGTTTCGGCCGACACGCCTGGAGCCGTGCGCAGAGGTAACAGTTGGGTGAAGGAAGTAGCGGCTTTCAATCCCAAGGGCGAAGCTCCTGTTACCACTGCCAAGCTCGAGATGATGGCTAGTGGGCGGTCCGACGTGGAGGATTGGGCGTTCGGCTTGAAGGCTGATCCCGATAAGCAATTAGGTGCCGGGCCTAAGCGGGTGTACGACCTGTACACGACAAAAGAATTGTTGGCCTTTTACGATAAAGGCGATGGTAAGGTTAAGTCTAACGGCATGGCGCGCGCGTTGAATGCGGCTGGTGTGTTCAAGTGTGCCAACGGATCAAATCATGTGCAGATAGCTGGTAGCCGTGACGTCGTTTACGCGGTGCGCAACGTCGACAAGTACAAACGGTCAGGACCAGCAGAGATATCGAAGGCTTACGCGTTTGAACGTCGTAACGAGTTCGTTCCACCATCTGAGCGAGTCGGCAAGAGTGAGAAGTTCGTGTCCTCGACGGCCAAGGCGCGCTTGAATTAGAGGCTGGGTTGCTCGGCCCGCGCTGTAATTTTACGAAATTCCTCAGGAAATCGGTAGGGGTTATAATCAATACAGAGGTACAAGAGAATGGCTGCTAAGAAAAGAGAACTGACCGCGCCACAGCAGATGTGGGTGGACGCGCTGACTAGCGGGAAATACAGATGGGCCACGGACAGTCTACAGTCCGACGACGGCAAGAGGCAGTATTGCTGTCTTGGCGTGGCGTGTGTGGTGGCCGAGCAGCAGGGCGTTCACGTCAAGCGCACTGACGGTCGCATCGACGGCACATCGCTGGAGGACCAACACGCTGTGCGGAAGTGGCTGGGGCTGCGCACCGACACAGGCGACTTTTCCGACTACGACAGTTTGACGGAGTATAACGACGAGTCGAAGCGCAACCCGTTCAAGAAGATCGCGGCGCTGATCGTGGAGAGATCGGACGTGTTGTTCGTGGCGCAGCGGAAGAGGGCGGTGAAGAGATGACAGAAATGACGCCGTTGCACGAGTATCGCCTGAATGGCAAGAAGGTCTCTAAGAAGAAGCACGACCAGGTCGTGGACACCATCGTTGCAAAATACGGCAAGAGCCCGGACAGCACCAGTCAGCAGCTGTTTTCTGTGCCGTATGGCCTCGGACGCGGCGTGCGCGCGCTCGACGTGCAGGCCGTGTTCGGCAAGGGCAGGTTGACGCCCAGCGAGCGCGCCATTACGGCTGCGATATTGGCATTCGTGCGTGCCGGTGAGACCGGGCCGAAGAGCGGAGATGCGGCGATCCTGCCATTCATCATGCATTACTGTCTGGTGAATGGTCTGTCATACACGCTTCATTCCATGGTCGCTTCGGGACACAAGAAGCGCGCCTGGAAGCTGGTGCTGGAGGTTGCCAAGTGAAGACGCCGACGCGCTGGAACCCCAATAGATTGTCGTTTCTGCCCGGAGAAATGCGCCCTTCCAAACACGGCGAGTACGTGCGGTGGGAGGACTACGAGGCTTTGCTGAAGAAACTGAAGAAACTGAAGGAACTGAAGAAACTGAAGGAGGCGAGAGGAGAGCACCATGGCAACTGAGTTGACAGAACCGCAGAAGCTGTGGGTGGCCGCGTTGCGTAGCGGCGAGTATGGGTGGGCGAAGTCCACGTTGCAGATGGAGGGCGACAGGTATTGCTGCCTTGGCGTGGCGTGCGTCGTGGCCGAGAAGCACGGCGTGACTGTCCACCGCGTCAGTATCGACGGTGCCGACTTTCTGAAGGGCGGCGCGCTGGAGGATCAGCCCGAGGTAATGGATTGGTTGGGGCTGCGCGACGACAACGGTGCCTTCACGGTGCCACTGACGAACCCGGTCGCGGATATGGGGTGCGTAGTGGGTCTGGACCGTTCGCGCGTGCTGCTGACGTACACGAACGATCAGTCGCCGGAAGTGCCCTTCTCCAAGATCGCGGACATCATTGAGACCAGGCCCGAGGGCTTGTTCGTCGACCCACCAGTCGCCGGGATTCAGGACGAAGTCATGCTGGTCGAGGACTCTACAGCGCCGAAGTCGTTGGAGCAGGCCATGACGGAGCAGCCGGAGTTCCTGACCCTGGAGGATCTGATTGATGCGCCACCGGCCAGCCTCGTACGGCCCACGGAGGACATAGAGTGATGAAGCAGACCTACGCAATACTTCGCTGCCACGCCGAGGGCGAAGAGTATCGTATTGTGCAGGACGGCTACCCCACACGCGCCGTCGCGCTACGAGCGGCCAAGGCGATGAAGATTGCGGCTACGAAGCTCGGCGGCAGCTGGGCCGACCGGTTCTTTGTCTGTATTCTGGAGGCGGTATGAACGTCGAGGACCTTGCCCGGCTGGCGCGCAGATCTGGCAGTACATGCAGGACGTCGAGGACAGCGGCGAGTGCAAGCCCGACAGCGAGATAAGGGCGGAGAGCGTGCCGGCAACTCCGGCGAGGTTGAGGTTGTGATGGAGCAGGGCGCGAGGCACCACATGGCAGAGTGGAGTGCACAGCAAGTGCAAAAGGTAGAAGCAAAGTTGATTCAGAAGGCCCGGGAGCATGGCGCCATACTCTCGTTCGAGAAGCCCAAGAAGCTGCGGCCCACGACCGAGCACGCCGAGGAGTATCAGTCCGACACCAATATAGCCGGAACCTACGTGCCGAATATGTCCGAGGCCGACAAGCTGAAGTGGAAGGCCAAGCGCGTGAAGAGCGGGGACGATCCGCGCGTCGAGATTCGCAAGACGCTTAGCGGCGCTGCTGGGTTGTACGCGCAGGTGCTGCTGGTTGTGCGAAAGGACAGCGTGGTGATGTCGGCCAACGGCAAGATGGGATTCTCCAACCTGGATTGGATGAACCTGCTGGAAGCCGTGGCCGAGGCGCACGTGGCGCTCCACGAGAAGGAGGCGGTATGAGAAGAGCGGACATCTTGTTCTTTACGTCGGTGTTCTTGATGGTCGGCGGCATTGTCGAGGAATCGATGGGCCGCGTTTGGCTGGACGACTTGCTCGTGGCGATTCTGTTCGCACTGTTCGGCATCGCGCAGCTTATCCACAATGCGTCGTGTGGCACCCAGGTCAGCCATCAGGTGGCCATCACGGTACCAAGGAAGGAGGAGGAGAAGTGAGAGCCCGAGGCAAGCGCCTGGAAGATATCGACCCGGTATGGCTGTGCTGCGACGCCATGCGCGCGGAAGGCAAGCAGTACGAGTGCCAGGTGATGGAGCTGGAGGGACCGCCACTCGAGGTGCGAGGCATCTGCAAGTACTGTGGCGTGGAGAAGGTCGGCATAGCCTACAGGATCGTCGGCGAGCCTCGCGGATCATTCATCTTCACCATTGACATAGAGGAGGGAACGTGAAGCGCTGCGCCACGTGCGGTCAACCACTGTACTACGACGGCAAGCGGTGGTGGCACATGTATAATGGTTATATAGGCCAGGCAACACTGAATCAGTATTTGACGGCGGCTGGACTTCGCTGCTTTGGGAAGGGGAGGCCGTGAAGAAGGCATTCCAGGCCAAGCACATCGATGACAAGGCAGTCATCAAGGTGATGGTGATCCTTTGTGAAAAGAATCAGCGACGGTCGCCAGACAACCCGTACTTCGCAGTTTGCAGCCGCTGGGAGGTTGTAGATGCATTTGCGCCCATACCGTGGAAGCTGATTCAGGCCAAGCTCACGGCTCTGCACCGAAAGGGATTTATCACGGACGGCTGCGTCGGGTGCACGTGCTCCACCGGCTTCAAGGTCGGCGACGCCGGAATGGCGCTATTGGAACAGCCGCCTGAGTAGCTGGCGGGAGTCAGCGAGAAGGTTTGCAGAAGAACTGGAGGATGAGGAATGTTGATTACATATCGAATGTGGATGGTGCTCTTTTGGAGCTCGACAGCAATCCCTCTAGAGCTACTTATGTTCTGGGCGTGGTATTGGCTAGAGCCAAAATTAGAAGCTAGAAAGCGACGCGGTTATAGGATCGGAAACGCCTTTGATAGTCCAAGATAGGCCCCCACCGACCAAAGTAGCTGGCAGGAGTCGTACCTGCAATTTCTGTTGGAGCAAGAGGAGGAACTTTCGTGAGTGTTACCCGAGATGAAGTAAGGCACGGGAATACGCTGTTGATCCCAGTGAAGGGTCATGGTATGCAGAAGGTGATGCTGGGAGACGTGAGCAATGGCGTAGCCCTCTACGTTCTCCTCGACATTGAGGATAGTGATTTCTTTACTTTGCCGGTTGAGGAAATAATGCAGCACGCAGAGCCATCTAAGGAGACCCCATGAAGGCAATAGCACTCTTGATGTTTAGCGTGGCACTCACGGCGGGATGCCAAACCGTAGAGGATGACACGTTGTCTGTAGTGAACGCTCGTAAAGCTGAGTATGTTCGCACCCACGATTGCAAAAAGATCGAGTATATTCCTGCCTCTGATACGATGAGCTTGGACGGCAAGGTCGTGCCCGATACGGGATTTTGGGTCTGGGAATGCAAAGGCATCGGAAACCAAATCTACGTGCACGACACGCCATACCCACCCAAGCCAGCAGCCCCAAAGCACTAACCCCAGCTACGACAAAGGAATGGAGAGACCATGAGCGAGAAGATTTGGATAGCGAAGGACGGATTTCCCGTTGAACACATCGAGGGACGTTGGTTTACCAACTGGCTGTGCGACCTGATCCACGGTCGAGAATTGATGACGCGGGACGAATGGAATGAGGAGCAGCACAGGCGTCGAGTTGCGAGTGCACTAATGGGCGGATCATCCACGCGCCTTCCTTGAACCCCCCGTAGCAAAGAACTGATGCGCTACTGCGTGAAATGAGGAAATGAAATGAGTCTCGGGACCGAGCCGGTGATTACGGTGAATGGCGTTACGCTTAGCACGGCTGAAGCTATGACGATGCGGGTTGCGCTTGGATCGTTCCTCATCTCCCTTCAGGAAGGACTGGGAGACGATGAGACCGGGAAATCCATCACTCGTGGGTACAAACGGTGCGCGGATAATATCCACCAATTTATGTTTCGCACACCACCTGAACCAACACCTAAGCATTAGGGGCGTTAGCCCTTGGAGGAGAGAGATGGCAAATGAAGAGTTTCATGGATTGAGTGTTGATCTCACGAATTGCTTGGCGCAACGCAACCGAGAACTTGCTGAGGCGAAGAAAGCTATCGGAGCTTTGATTGTCACTACGGTATTGCCGAAAGCCGATAAACAAAGAGCCCTAGTTCAAGGACGCGACTGGCTAAAACGCTACAACGATCGAATGCATCCCCCTCGGTTTGCACCTGAAGCAAAGTAGTCCCACCACACCATAAGGAGCAGAGATGGCAGACGTAGAAGAGATGAAGGAATTGTGCGAGTGCGGCTGCCAGAAGGGTTGGCATAGTTTGTCGTCGCAGGAATGGTTGCCATCAAAGTCAGGCTGCCTCTCAGGATCAAGGTGCGGCTGCACTAAATTCAAGGCCAAGCTCCCAGCAGATGCTAGCCCCTCAGAGCCGCAGGATGCGTGCGAAGGCGGCAAGTGCTGGCTCAACCCTGAAAGCGGATGGCTTGAAGCATGTACGAAGCACGAAGGGGTGTTCATGGACAAGATGATGGAGAAAGAGGCAGCCCCAACAGCAGCAGGGAGCGAGGAGCCGAAGCCGCTCAAGTTCAACCTTGAGAATCCAGGAGAGATGATTGCCGCGTCTGGAGCGGTGAAAGCATTACATGACGCTGGATATAGGGCGGCTCCTGTGGCATCCCAAGCCCCAGCCCCGAAGCGGCCTGAGGCTATCAAAGATGCTGGATTGGGAAAGAAGTATTGGGCACACGAAGCCGACGCCTACATGGATTATCAAGAAGGTCTAGCGAAGCGTCTTTATGTCGCCCTCAACGCGATGAAGATGTACGCAGACGAGGAGCATAAAGGTCTAAAGATAGCCGACGATGTTCTTAGGGAGTACGAGGCCAACCATGAATAAGCCCCTCACCCCGACACCGAAAACAGAAGCGGAAGTCATTGCTGGCATGGACGATAGTGACCTACTGCTTGCGGTAATAACTGGTTTTCCTTTCTGCCTTCTGTTTGAAATGGGGCGGTTCGCATTAGCTTGCCGGGAAGAATGGAGTAAGAGACGGAGAAAACCGAATGAATAAGACCCTAGCTGTTGCAGATTCTTGGCACCGCCAACGAGCACATCTACGGTGTGTGGCACGACGCGCGTGGAGGAAGACAATGAAAGAAATTAAAACGACGCATGTAAAGAGGATACCATGACACTGCTACTGCACGGCGCGCTCCTACTCGGGCTATCCACGCAACCCAACAATCATCACGACCCGTTCTGGAGCTACGACCCGTCGGCCAACGAACTGGAGTATTGGATCGCCCCGGCTGGCGAGGCATACCATACGTGCGGCTTCGTGTCGGCGTACCACGGCATGTTTATGGCCGACGCGCTATATAGCGGAGGCGCGAAGGACTCGGTTTCGAGGGAGTTCAACGTCGTGGACAAGGCGGAGGAGTTCGTGGAGTACCAGTGCGACGCGAGGAGGGACTGATGAGCGAAGTTGTCGTGAGAGTGGACAAACCAAAGCAACGATGTGTGAACGCCAGAGGCCTGATATTTGTAGATGGACGCGACGCGCCGTGCCAAAGACGCTTGTCGGTGAGTTGTTTCTGGATGCTGCGCTACAAGAGGACGCAAGGAATGGCTACGTGCCGTGGATCGAGGAGAAGTGATGGCGAAACTAGGAATGCGCGGCATTGTGGAAGCGAAGGTAACGATGGAAATTACGGAAGCTGAGGCCGGCGCGCTGGACGCACTGGTCGGATACGGCTTCGAGCCGTTCAAGAAGGTGTTCTACGAGAAGCTGGGCGCGGCGTACATGGAGCCGTACGAGGCCGGTCTGAAGTCACTGTTCGAGTCCGTGCGCGGAGGAGAGGCCGGCGTCAGCGGCTTCTTGCAGCGCGCCAAAGCCGCTCGGGCGGTGATGAACGGCACTTTGGAGGCGAGGAAATGAGCAAATGGGCAACAAGGAACTTGCCGCGACCGAATGCGTTCATCCAGTGGAAGGGTACCAATGTCTGCATGGACGTGTACTGCATTTGCGGCGAGCAATTCCACATAGACGCTGATTTCGCATATGCTGTTCGCTGTTGCCACTGCGGCAGAACGTATGAGATGTCGGCCATGATCGAGATGCGAGAGTTGAAGGATGGCGAGGTCTGGAAAGGCTGCGCGCCGAGGGAGGATAAGGGATGACATTTGAGATGCTTTGCTGGGGCGAGAACACCGAGCTCCGGTTGCTGGACGAGATAGGCTGCTGCAGGCAGGTATGGGTGAAAACCGTTCCGGCGGTCTTCACGGTGGCCGTGGAGTTTCCTGTCAACGCCAAGGTGCTGTTCTGGGCCATGGTACTGCGCAGCGAACCGCCTTACATCGGCGGTGTGTGGGCGCACATGCATCCGTACACTGTCGGCCGCGAACTGCTGCTTGTCGAGGCCAGGAAGGAGCTAGAGAATGCCGGAGTCAAAGCGTGACCTTTGGATCGTGGAGTTGCAACGCGAAGAAGGAGAAGCGGTGCTGTCCGTGTTGGACACTCACCAGAAGGCGCACGGCTGGTACGACCACACTTGCGCTCTTTGCAGGGCGCGGTCTCGCGTATCTATTGGGCGCGACTACACCGCGCTGCAAGGGCTGACGCCCGAGGCGAAGAAGCAGGTAAAGGAGGAGTTGGAATGGCCGACCTAAGTAGGAGAGGCTTCATCGGCCTGTTCGCGGCCTCCACCACGGCGTACTTCCTACCGCCGCTGCGTGGCTGGACGACCGCGCCGTCTGGGCTCGTCTTCCTGGAAACAAAGCTAGAAGTGCTGAGCGAGCGTTTGTGCATGCCGTTGGGTTACGTATACACGCTGAACAGTCTTACGAGAATGCTTGGAGAATCAGATACAGAGCTTAGAAGGAGGCACCATGAAGCAATTGACGGAAGAGCAGATTGAGGCGGCAGCGAAGGCGGCGTACGAGGTTTGGCATGGCATGGCATACCTGTCTAAGTGCCCTTGGAGTGAAAACAATGCTGAGTTTAAAGAACGGTGGTACGTGCGGGTTCGGGCCACGGTGCCGTTCCTGCAGCTGCCGTGGGAGGACATCACGGAAGTAGAGCGGTCTAACTGGCTGAGCTACCTGCGTAGAAAGGCGGTGTACGATGTAGATTGGGAGGATCTTGGCAGGCTGCTGAACGGATTCATAACCGACCGCAACAACAAGCTGCTGCCCAAGAAGCCAAACCCAGTGGTGCGGCAGATCGCGGAGCGGCTGGCAGGGCAGGTGCTGTCGGAGGACGCTGCCAAGACGCTGCACGAGCTCATCACTGCGAGGACGCGATGAGGCCGGCAAGGACGTGGCTGATCACGGACACGCACTTCAACCACGACATGCTGGTGCGCGAGGGTCATAGACCGGCCGACTTCCAGGAGCGGGTGATTGCCAATTGGCGCAAACTGGTAAGCCTTGAAGACCTTGTATTCCACCTTGGAGACGTCATACTGGGCAAGAACGGAACGTTGTTCAACATTTTGGTGCATCTGCCTGGCAAGAAGGTGCTTGTGCGAGGCAACCATGACCACGAGTCGAATGGCTGGTACATGCGGAACGGCTTCCAGTTCGTCGCGCAGGGCATCCTGCATGGCGGAGTCTGGCTGACGCACGCGCCGCAGGTCACGCTGCCCGACGGGGCGGTGCTGAACGTGCACGGCCACCTGCACACGCTGGAACTCGAACTACCGAAGCATTGCAAGCTGTTGTCATTGGAGCGCGAGAACTACGCACCGGTCGAATTCAATTCGTTCGTGGGATTCAGTCCCATGACGCGCAAGCTGCTGGGAACCACGGACGAAGAAGGAGATACCGATTGATGGACTTCTTGTTCGACCATCCGATCGTCGTGTTGACGGCGTTCATCTTCAGCCTGCTGACGGTGGCCAACATCTGGAGCAATTTCTGCGACTTGATGGTGAAGCTGCGCTGGGAAGGAGCCGCCAATGCCAAGCTCGACAAGAAAGACGACGACCAAGCCGGTACTGCCTAAGCTTCCGAGCGTCTGCACCGCGTGCTCGGGCACCGGCGTGGTCACCTGCGCCCAGTTCGAGCAGATCGTCAAGAAGCACTGCCTGTTCTGCGGCGGGAAGGGTACGAGGTTATGAGTGACGTGTTAAAGGAGCTTGTGCCGGAGGAGCGCGTGTTGGAGCTGATTGAGGCTTCGGAAGCGTACCCCGGTTATACCAAAGTGATAGACGCCAGCGCCGCTTACAATGACGTGGCCATGCTTCTACACGAACTGCTAGAGCGACGTAAGGAGGCCGTAAAATGAGGATCGAGGCCGTCGAAGAGGCGAAGGTCGCCGCGAGAAGGTTTCTCACACTCGCAGACATGTTAACTTACAGAACAGGCGGCGACGCAAACTGGGTGGATTCATCGCCGAAGCTCACCGGAGCGCTGCGGCGCGCGTCCATGGACCTTACGCGAGCGCTGGCGGAAATGAGGAAACTGTGATTATGCCTCTGGTCGTAGTCGTTGTCGCGCTGGCGGCGGTTGGCGTATTTGCCGTCGTGGCGTTCGTAATGTTGCTGTTCGCGGTCTTGATCGCGTCGAAGTGGGCTGGGTGGGATGATTGACCCTGGAAGCGCCTAGCTTATAATTAATTCACTAAGCAACCAGACAAGGAGAACCATGAAGAACATTCAGTACATCGAGCGCGCAGAAAGCACCAATCGCACTTGTGCAGTCTGTACCTCGTCAGCCATTCGCTTCGGTTACACGCAAAGTAAAGCCAGTAAGAAGCCTAACCCTTCCGCTCGTACGCCACTTTGTCTGGCACACGCTGTCACTGGACCCGTAGCGGTCTAGCCACCAAGCAAGGAGCAGCGGTATGAGAAACGAGCTGTATGAGCCGTACAAGATCGGCGCGGATTGGTACTTCGACTGCAGGGCCGGAAGGCGCGGACCGTTCGTGTCGGAGCAGCGTTGCGTAGAAGCGGCAGCGAGCAGGCAGGAAGCGGAGGAGATGGCGTGACTATCCCAGAGTATTGCGCCGAGGAGGTGTGGCGACAGGGGCACAACCTCGGCGAACTGGACGGCGTGGAGCGCGTCGGCTGGATGCTGGACGCCTGGAGCTACATGATATACACCGGGCGGCACGCTAGGACGCTGCTGACGGAGGACGTCGTCGCGCTGGGCACACGCGTCGAGCGCTACAAGAACCGTCGCGGGCTGAGGACGTGCGAGGTGCGGGTGGGAAACTCCATTCCGCCGCGCGCCGTGGACGTTCCGAACCTGCTCGCGGACCTGCTGGCGCGGCAAGCGGAGCTCGCCCCGCTCGACTTCTACCGCCAGTTCGAGCTCATCCACCCGTTCGAGGACGGCAACGGGCGCGTGGGCAAGGTGCTGCTGAACTGGAAGAACGGCACTTTGCTTAACGATCCCATATTCCCTCCGGGCGACTTCTGGGGGACGACGATCTTGAATCCGTAGCACCAGGAACCAAGGTGCTTGTCCATCACGCAGGTCAAACCAAGTCAAGGAGACACAATGAATTTGAAGCACGCAGTACTCGCAGCAATGCTCGTAGCGCCGGTAGCATTCGCCCAAGCGGTAAAGCAGCCTAACGAACTGCAGAGCAGCAAGATTCAGCTCGCCATCAAGGACTATCAGCTGGCGCAGAAAGACCAGCAGATGCTGAAACAAGCTGAGGCGTACAGCGCCAAGGCACTGCAGTCAGCGGGACAAAACGTGGAGGCTACCGTGGCCAAGGTGAAAAAGGAACTCGGCTTACCCGATGACTACACATTCAACTACCAGACTCTGCAGTACAAGAAGCCAGCCGCACCACCGGCACCGGTCAAGAAGTAATGCAACCGAGAACGGCTAATCACAGCATCAACCTGGCGCGCAAGCCCAATCGGAACGTGCACCATCCGGTTATAGCGGATACCGATTGGGGTCAGCGCGGCATGCGCGAAGGGCACTTGCGGAAGGTGCCATTCGCTGAAGTGCGCACATCCGTGCCATAAAGCCCTGCGAGGGGAAAGGAACAAGATATGAGAAACGCACTGCTCGTAATCGCATTACTGCTTGCCGCTTCGCTGGGAGCCTCAGCGCAGACCGCCACCGTGGCGCAGCTAACACCAGCAGAGGCCGCACAAGCCAAGGCGCTGCATGAAGCCAAGCTCGACCTGGAGAAGCGGCAGGGCGAATTCGACGCCGCCATTCTGGATAAGTACAGCAGTATGCACGAAGCCGCGCAGTCCACGCACCCAGGACGCAGAATTCAATTATATGCATGGACGTACGGATTTGAGTACAGCAGCGACTTCAAGTTCATTGTGTCGAAGTCAGCGCCGTGCTACGGCTCATCATGCGGCGCTACACTGCCTTGCGGCAGTTGGGTGACGTCGACTCCTGCCATTGTGCTTGACAGTGTTAAGCCAACCAACTGTATCAGCCTGAATGGAGGCCCTATGAACTGCGGTAGCAGCAGCGCTCCAACTTCGATAGGTAGTACTACGCCTTCAACCCACTAAAGCAGCGACAGTACAAAGGAGAAATCACAATGAAGCTAAGCGAAGCGATGATGTTGGGCAGCACGACGGTGAAGATGGTGGCGGGAGACTGGAACAGCTGCGTGCTGGGCGCGGCGTGCAATGCCATGGGAGTGGCGAAGCACAAAAGTTTGTACGAGACGATGATGGAATCAGGGTTCACTCTCGCCGACATGAAGATGGTGGATGGGAAGCCAGAAATCACGTTTAAGGGCTGCAAGGAACGCGAGGAGACCGTGAACCGCCGTCTCAAGGTGGTCGAACTTTGGCCGTGGCTCGCGCAGTGGATGAAGGCGTCGGAGGCTCCCGACTGGTTCCAGCAATGGTCGGTCAATATGAATATGGTTATCTCTCCAGTTACTACGGTGAAGGTCAGTACGATCATCGTAACGGCATTCGACTTCTTCATCTGCGAAGGAAAGATGACCCTGGAGCAGCTCGTGGATTGGGTGGCGTCGGTCGAGCCGTCCTGCGGCGAGTGCTGCGAGTACGAGTGCAAGTGCGGCAAGACGGAACTACTCGCCGTTGAGGACGAAGTGGCAATGCTGGAGCGCATGGCGTCATTGGGCGCGCCGCTGGATCTGGATGACGATGAGGAAGACGATGAGGACGATGAGGAAGACGATGAGGACGATGAGGAAGACGATGAGGACGATGAGGAAGACGAACTCGGCAGTGTGAAGCAGCGGAAGGGACGCATTCATGCCTAGACGACCGCAGGAGCAGTACGTCGACATCGTCGTAGCCGCGTTGTCGGCGGCCTACGGTCCTAGGTACGAGGGCGGTTTCGCGCCGGTCACCGCCGCAATGGAGCGCTGGGCCTGCCAGAAGTGCGGCTCCGTGGTGGTCGACAAGGAGTCGCACGGGAGGTGGCATCGTGAGATGGCCGTGGTTTCATCAACGACTTACTAGGAAAGACGATTGGGTTGAGCGGCAGAAGAGGCCGCCATGGAACGTAGCAAGACCGTACTTCAAACCGCCGGTAACCGTTACGCGACCAAGCGCGACGCAGCAACTGCGGGAGCTTATCGACTGGCATCAACGAATGGAAAGGGAGAAACAGATGGCGAAGTTCAAGATCGGCGATCGAGTGAAGACCAGGAGCGGAATCATCGGTCACGTGGTAAATGAGGGTTCGCCGCAGTACCGCGTGCGAGCAGCGTACGGCGAATATTATTGGTGCGCTTCTGAGTTCATGGAACCCTGGCAGGAGATCAAGGTCGGGCAGAGGGTGCGTATTACTAGTGTGCCGCACGGCAGTGTCGCTTCTGAGTACATTGGCTACGTCGGAACGGTACACCAGCCGGAGTTCAACGGGATATTTGCGGTCCGGCTAGGCGAAGGAACTTTGCTCTACTGCGCCCGTTCCATGGTGCAGTTCCTGGAACCGTTGTTGGATCCGGACTACTCGTTCATGTATCTTGGTTGCGACAAGGCGAAGAAGCCGCTGCTGGATCAAACGTTCATCACCACTAGCTATCAAAGCTCGGATGCGCGCTGCATCGGACAAGAACTGTACGATGTGACGCTGAAAGGTGTAGTTAAACTGCCGGGAAATTGCTTCAGCTCTGAGCTGAAGCTGACGCTGGATAAGGTGGGCGCACTCGCCGATCCGGCGAAGAAGTTCCGCGTCACCGTGACGGAGGTCGAGGAGCCAACACCGCTGCCGTGCCCTTGTTGCGGTACCAGCAATTACGTGTGCAGCCGAGATTTTCCAACCAGCATCTACTGCGTAACTTGCAGCCTGTCGATCACCGGCAAGACGTTCGCCGAGTGCGCGGCGAAGTGGAACCGGAGGTGCGGCAAATGAGGGGTGCCATTATATGCGACTTCCACCCGGCGGCCGAGGAGCCGCCGCTTACGCGCAAGATATACGGCTCCGCGTACAGTCCTGACTGCCTGTTGAAGCTGGAAGGCGGCGGTTGGGCTGTCGGCATGTACATCAAAGGCGAAGGCTGGGAAAGTGACGAAGGCTACACCTACAATGTGAAGGAATGGGCCCTGCTGCCATGATAGAAGACGTTTGGCGCGACACGCCCGAACTGTACGAACGAGTGCGGGACACCGAACCGAAGACATGCTGTATTTGCGGAGCGAGGCCGGCGCTGCGCAAGGTGGCTAAGAAGGGCTACTGCAGGGACCACTACGCCAACGCCGTCAGCGCGGCGTCCGGCGCTCCACTGGTGCTGAAGGAGGAGGAACTGCTGTGAGCTATGTCGTGGTATTTGTCCTGCTGATGCTGGCGGCCTGCTATCTGGGAGCGCGGCGCAGATGAGGCTGCAGAGGCGCCTGGAGCAGGTGTACGATGAGGTCAACCGCGGCCACTACGGGGGCAGGCTGCCGGAGGACCTGGAGATAAGGATCTACAAGATGAGGCTGGCCGGGCGCTGGGTGCTGCACATGGATGATACCCACGCCATATGGGTGTCGGACGACCTGCCGGAGTTCGCCGCCTGCATCACGCTGGTGCACGAGGTGGTACACGTGCGCTGCCACCAGATGGGCTGGACGGACCATGAGACACACGGGCCGAGTTTCTTGAAGGAAAGGAAGCGCCTCCGCGACCGCGGGGTGTTTGATAGGTGGCTGTGATGGTCGTAGCTGGGCTGGCAGGTTACGGCAGCTTGACTGGCGTTATAATTAGGCAACGCAGTAAGAAGAACCCTCAGGAGAAATGAAATGACTGTAAAGACTAAGAAAGTGACGCAGACCGACCTGGACTTCACCGTGTTCAGTCGCGCGGTGGCCGCCCAGTTCCAGCGCATGAGCGCGCATCCGCTGTTCCGCGCATCAACCAGCAAGGACGATATGTGGGCCATATACCAGGCCGCTTGGCCGGAGGGCACCAACGAGATCTTCCGCGAGCGGCGGGAGCATGATTGCCAGAAGTGCAAGCACTTCATCCGAGCGGTCGGCGGCGTCGTGGCCGTGATCGACGGCGAGCTTGTCAGTATTTGGGACGCGGAGATGCCCGAGCCGTACGCCACGGTGGCTGCGGCCATGTCGCGCTACGTGGAATCTTGCGCCATCGACAACGTGTTCCTCACGTCGGAGCGCACGGCGGGGGTGGCGAAGAATTTTCAGCAGGTCATAACTGCCCTAGAGTTCCAAGACTCATTCGCGAAGGCTTCGGCTACACCGCTAAAGAGCGAACGCGTGATCGAGTGGAACCACTTCAGCGTCGCCATCCCGGACCGCTTCGTCGTCTCGAAGAAGGACATCGGGCCGAAACTGGCCGACGCCCGCGCCACGCACGACGTTCTGCTGCGCGGACTGCAGGAGCTCACGCTGGACTCGGTCGACACGGTGCTCGAGTTGATTGCGCAGAACTCGCTCTACCGTGGGGAGGAGTATAAGCATTCGTTGCAGACGTTCCGGGCGTTGAAGGTGAAGTTCGACGCCGTGAGTCCTGCCATGCAGCTTTCTCTGAATAACCGAGCGGCAGCGGATGAAGTGCTGAACGAACGACGCGACCAGTTCGCGTGGCTCCACGCCCAGGCCGCGCACCCGACAGCGAGTCGGATTCGCAACACGGCCATTGGCACGCTGCTGATCGACCTGTCGGCCGGGATCGAGCTCGAGGACGCCGTCAAGAAGTTCGAGACGTCCGTCATGGCCCCATCCAATTACAAGCGGCCCACGGCGCTGGTTTCCAAGGCCATGATCGAGAAGGCGCGCGTGAAAATCGACGAGCTGGGGCTGGCGTCGGCTTTGGAGCGTCGCTACGCCGTCATAGACGACATCACGGTGAACAATATCCTGTTCGCCGACCGATCGGCCAAGGTGCTGAGGGGCCAGCGCGGCGGTGGTAAGACGGCCGAGAGCGCGTTCGCGGAACTGGCGGAGAAGATCCCCGAGGACGTCAAGAAGCTGGACCGCGTGGAGGAGATCGGCATCGAGAAGTTCCTCAAGGACGTGCTTCCGAAGGCGACCTCGCTGGAGGTTCTGTTTGAGAACAAGCACGCCGGGAACCTCGTCAGCCTTATCGCGCCAGTCGACCCCACGGCTAAGAACCTGTTCAAGTGGCCCAACAAGTTCTCCTGGTCGTACGCGGGGGACGTGGCGGACTCCATCAAGGAGCGCGTCAAGCGCGCCGGAGGAAGCGTAGTCGGCGACCTTTGCTGCCGGCTGGCCTGGGACTACACGGACGACCTGGATTTCCACATGATTGAGCCAGCTGGCGCGGGGCGTGGAAGAGGCGGTTTCGGCACCGGTAGCACGCATATCTTCTACGGCAACGTACGCAGGCCGTCTGCCAGCGGAGGCATTCTGGACCTGGACGCCAACGGTTGCGACGGCCTGAAGGCTGAACCAGCGGAGAACATCTTCTACGCCGACAAGGCCAACATGGCGGAGGGCGTGTACGAGCTGACGGTAAACAACTACTCGCGACGCTCGACCGGAAGTGGATTCGAGGCGCAGGTGGAGTTTGGCGGCGTCACGCACAACTTCGTCTACGAGAAGGCGCTGCGCACCGGAGAGACGGTAAGCGTAGCCAAGGTGAAGTACAGCCATGCGGCTGGGTTCGAGATTATCGAGTCGTTGCCGTCGACGCAAACCTCCAAGGAGGTTTGGGGTATGCAGACGCAGACCTTTCGCAAGGCGAACGTGGTCATGCTGTCGCCGAATTGGTGGGATGGCTACGCGCCTGGCACCGCGACGTTCGAATCACTCGGAGACGTGGAAGCTGACGAGCGGGTGGCGAAGGCGTTCGGTATCGGCAACAAGCACTACTTCTTCATGCTGGAGGGCTGCGCCAACGAGGGCAAGGCTCGCGGCTACTACAATGAATTCTTGCGCGCGGACCTGGAACCGCACCGCAAGGTCATGGAGATGGTGGGGGCCAAGATGCGCACGGACGAGGCCGCGCACCAGTTGTCTGGCTTAGGCTTCTCGTCTACACAGAGGGCTGAGCTAACCGTGCGGGTCGGCGGAACGTTCAGCCGTGTCGTAAAGGTGGTGTTCTAGTGGGCGATTGCACCGTATGTGGCGAAAACTGCATGGCCGATGTGCGCGAAGCATTTCCAGGCTGTCGTTACCAAGACTATAACAACAGCATTTGGAAAGTAGCTAGCGGCGACATGCGCGATGATGACCCACCACTCGGCAGTGGACCGACAGAGGCATTTGCATACCATGACGCCGCCGGTCGGCTGTTCAAGGTGCAAGAACTCCGAAGACGTCGTGAGCTGGTAAAAGAAGAGAAGACGGCCGAAGATGAGAACTGAGTTCCATGGACTGTTGGTGCTGAAGACGGGAGAGTTGGTAGTTGTGGACGCTGAAGTAAAGCTGTTCACAACTAGCAGCGCTGCTAAAGACTTCTACTTTGCAGAGTTTACACTAGAGCAATGTATTCCCGTCGTAGTGACGATTGAGAGCGTGGTGTCGCAAGTTGTGTTAACGGAAAGGAAGCAATGATGTTCACATTAGATGCAGCACAGAAGAGTAAGCTACGCACTTGGCAGCAGGAACAGGAAGAACTGGTTAAAAGCGAAGGCAAGAATGTCGATCTAAATGGCGAGCCTTACTACGGCGCTATAGGCGGCGAACTTACATATTCATTCACGCCAACTTCACTGGCGATAATTGTGAAAGTAAAGCACGCTGTAACAGAGAACGAGATTGATCTCAGCGACTACGACAGCTTCTAGGCTATAATCAAACCAATGGCACCATACTCGCACCACAGAAAAGGAGAACCACAATGTCAGAAGCAAACTTCGAACGTGCGTCACGGCTGAAGATCCGTTTCGCGACCACCCTCGGCACCATCTCACCCGAAGATCTCTGGGACCTTCCGCTCACTTCCGGCCGCTCGGTAAGCCTGGACGACATCGCCCGGTCGCTGAATAGCGAACTCAAGAGTGCCATGAACGAGAGCTTCGTGCTGAAGGCCACGGAGGCCGACGAGAAACTCCAGTTGGGCTTCGACATCGTGAAGCATATCATCGATATCAAACTGGCGGAGCGCGAAGTGGCGGCGACCGCAGCGGCGAAGAAGGCCGAGAAGCAGAAACTGCTCGGTCTCATCGCGGAGAAGCAGGAAGGAGCCTTGAAGGAGAAGTCCGTCGAGGAGCTCCAGGCTATGGTCGAGGCGCTGTAATTGATTCCTGCCACAGGAAACCGCCCACGTGCCGCTTGACGTCGAAGTGGAAGATCGGGCTTGTGGCTGGAAAGATGCGGAAAGCATTGAGCGGCTTCCGTATACCAACAGAGCAAAGGAGCGCCTATGTTAGACATGATTGCAATAGAGATGGCGCTGGAGAAGTTCAGAGCGAAGTGTCCTGATTCATACAAGGGCGTCGACGACTCTGAAACTATCTGCGCCATCTTGGGCTCTGCCGGCATGTTTGGAAGCATGGCGGCGCGTGCTACTAGCGAGCTGTGCCGTCTGCAAGCGAACATCGATGCGACGTTGTCGCCGGAATTTTGGAAAGAGGTAGACAAATGAGAACCATGTCGGTAGGGAAGTGGAGTAAGCTGCCAAGCGTGTACAAGGAAGTCCGCAACGGACGATACTGTGTCATGCTGGCTGGCAAGATGAGGCCGGTGATGCTGATCGGAGCCGCTACCAGGGAAGCGGAGACGGATATGAAGACTGAGTCGTGGACGCCGGCGCATTCGTTGGCGGCGTTCGCAAGGGAGGCGGGATGAGCTTGAAAAGCGTGCGGTACTGCGACGAATGCGGAGCGGCCAAGACCATCGCCAACCATTGGTGGGCCGTCTCCAACACGGCGGAAGCGCCTCTGTTCATGACCTCCAAGAGCGCCGACAAGCTGCTGCACAAGGACGCGTTCCGGCTGGATTACTGCAGCTACACCTGCGTCGGCACGGTGTTCAACCGCTGGCTGGACACTGGCTCCGTCGTCAAGAAGAAGCCGCGCCCGATCAAGGCGGTGGCCGTTGCCAAGGCGATAGAACCCGAACTCGACGAGACAGAGGAAGAGTACGCTCGGTTGCTTACACCGTCAGAGGTAGAAAAGGAAGCGTATGCAGCTGTTTATTGATTGTGACGGTGTGTTAGCGGACTTCGATCAATACTTCATCGACCACTACGGACGACATCCGACACTGGTGGAGGAAGAGCACGGCAGTAAACGACTGTGGCAAGATCTGCAGGACCATGAAGATTACTACTTCAAGCTGCCGCTCATGCCGGACGCCATGGAGCTGTACGATAGCGTCAAGCATCTGAATCCGATCATTCTGACTGGAAGACCAGCAAGCGGACTATGGGCCGTGGATCAAAAGATTCGTTGGACGGCCAAGCATTTTCCAGGCGTACCGACCATCGTCTGTCTATCGCGTGACAAGTGCCATCACATGACCGCGCCTGGAGACATACTCGTGGATGATCGGGTGAAGTACGCACCATTTTGGACTGACGCTGGCGGAGTGTTCGTTCATCACAAGTCGGCGGAAGCGACGATTGTTACACTAGAGAGGCTGGGTTTGCTGTGAAACATTTATGGCACGAGTTCATCGGCGTGCTTGGTATGATCTGGAGCGCTATTTTATTTCTATTCACAGGACTTGGTGATCAATGAAGATATGGATTCTGAACGTACTGGTTAGTGACCAATACGGCACCATTGAGGACGTTGGTTACTTCTCTTCAAAGGAACTAACCGAAGCGGCGCAGGCTTCCATTCCAACGCAACTTAGTTTGGTGCGAGAGAAAGAGCTGGACAGACCGCTGGAACCGAGGTGGTTGTGACGCCCTACTGCATACTGTTGGCGAAGCCAAACGACTCTGACGAGATCATTCGTAAATTATACCATGGGCTGGCGCGGTACTGCCATCCGGATGCGCGGCGTGGAATGCCAGAGGCGTCGCAGGAGAAGTTGAACTTCCAGTGGCACCGCATCACCGAAGCGTACTCAGCCATCAAGACTGACGCGCTGCGTGCACAGTGGGCGGCGTCGCAGTTTCTGCTGTCAGGGCAGTGTGGCAAGTGCGCAGGCTCGGGCGTGGTCGGTACACGTATGTTCAAGGGCAAGATAACGGAGTGCAAGGATTGCAAGGGAGAGGGACGCACGCGTGATGGCTGAAAACCGGTCACGCTATAATTGAAGCAAGGAGGTCGTTATGGCCAAGAGAAAACAGAAACAGCAAGAAACAGTAGTTCAGCCAACCAACCACGACCGTGCCCCTTACTGGGAAGTATTCTTCAAGTGTCAGCGTAGTCCTGTTCTACGGAGCCAGCTGATTACTGCACTCATGGCAGGTAAACCGTTGGAAGTTGAACGGCTTCCACCAGCCGCGCTGCTGGACGTCGTAATGCTGTCCATGGTTACGCGTGAGTATTATCAAGCTGAGATAATTGACGATTACGTGGCTCTTCTTCGCAAGACTGACACTATTTGGCGCGAGCCGATGTGGACGTGCAAAATTTTCGACCAATACCACTTGCACACGGCGGACTACGTGGTACGCGGTTCTACTGAGCTCGTCAGCTACGAGGACAGATATTTGCCAGGGTTAGTGCAGTGGTATTTGAACGCCGAAGCACCATCGTACTTCAAGGAGGAAATCACTAAGTGATGAAGACGCTGCGTAAGGAATGGCGGATAGCGCGCTACTACGGGGCCAGCAGGAAACTTGCTTTAAAGATAGTGTTTAGAAATTGGCGCTACAAGCGCCTGGGCCTCTAACGCAGCAACAACAATTCGTTTGGTTGAAAGAAGGAGCTTTACGAATGTACGCATCGATCGATTTCGCCAATAAGACAGAACTCCGCGCAGCAATCAAGCAAGGTCAGACCGTAGTGGCATACTCACCCACGCTCGGTATGGCGGCTGTAACTGGTCGAACTAAGATTGAAGGGCCGTGGCCGATTGGCGCGGTCGCAGCAGACGCCACCACGCAACAACCGGTGGTACGCTATCGCGGTCTGAACAGGTGGAGCGCGTGGGTCGACGTACGCGATATGCGCGTGGTGGCGGTGCACTAAGTTCGCAATGCGTGACCTCAGCTCGCTGGCAGACCGGGTGCGAAGTGTCTGCCGACTAAGGAGCTACGGACCAGGAAACTGGACGTACGCTTCTCTGGACCTACCGCAACAACCTACCGAGTGTCCGGAGGGTTCTCTCGGACAGAGCAGCGCGGGACGCGGGTGCCCTTTCCATCCGGGTGCGCTGCGAGTGGTGAGTGGTAGGTCCAGAGAAGCGTAAGATCAAGGAGAAAGAGATGAGCACAACAACGAATGGAGAAGTTTGCTTTGGAGTACTGCTAAATGACGAGGCGGAGGAATTTGAGCTGCCTTGGATGGCGGCAGACGTTGACTGTGACGAAGAGGAGTGGTGGCTGAAGGTGAACGGCTACAAGCCGCCGTTTGAGCTCTTCACAGAAGATGGCGACTACATCGGCGGTGTAGAGCCGCCGCGTGCGAAGGTGCGTGAGTACTACGCGCACAAAACCGCGTGGATGAAGCTGAACCCATTGCCGTTCGAATTGGTTAATTACCGCAGCGGTGATTGCCCCATGTACATACTGGCCGTGCCTGGAACGGTGCAGACGGCCAATCGTGGATATCCGAAGGAGTTGACGCTGGACACGCGCATCCGCCCACTGAGGCAGATAGTGCTGCGTGAATTTTGCAAGAAGTACAACCTACCCACTGAATTCAAGTGGTGGCTTACAAGCTACTGGGGCTGACATGCAGACCTTCCTTCCCTACAAGTCGTTCGTCAAATCGGCCGCGTGCCTGGATAATAAGCGGTTGGGCAAGCAGCGCGTGGAAGCCTACCAGCTGCTGAACGCGCTGCTAGGCTTGACGCACAAGCCAGGATCCGCCGTGCGCAAAGGATGGACCAACCATCCGGCAGCGTTGATGTGGAAAGGCCATGAAGGCGTTTTGTACCAATACGCTTGCATTGTATGCGACGAGTGGAAGCGACGCGGATTCAAGAACGAGGCCATGGAGGCTAATCTTCTGCGGCTGTTCAACGTAGTCGCTGTGCGCTTGATAAAGACATCGACGAGTCCAACGTGGCTAGGTAGTAGGAAGTTCCATGCGTCGCATCGCAGCAATCTACTGCGGAAGGATGCAGCGTGGTATGGGAAGTTCAACTGGAAGGAGCCGGCAGACCTGGAGTACGTCTGACCGGTGCAGAAGGAGAAGTAGCATGCCATTTGACGCAATGTACGACCAAGGAGTAGGTTTGAACCTGACGTCTAAGCCGCCTCTAGTAATACACCACAGTCCATGTCTTGACGGCTTCACCGCTGCGTGGGCCATGTGGCTGCAGTACCCTGACGCCGAGTTCGTGCCGGGCGTGTACGGACAGGCTCCTCCGGATTGCACCGATCGTGACGTGTACCTGTTGGACTTCAGCTACAAGCTGGAAGTCATCGACGCCATGCAGCGTGTCGCCAAGAGCATCACCATCTTGGACCACCACAAGACGGCCGAGAAGGACCTGTCCAATCTCTGGTCGCTGAACGACTGCAAAGGGGGTCACGAACGTGACGTGCATCTTCGACATGACCAAGTCCGGCGCGCGGTTGGCATGGGAGTGGTTCCATCCGCACACCGAGGTTCCCATGCTGGTCAGGGCAGTGGAGGACCGCGACCTGTGGCGCTTTTCTCTCGCGTACACCAAAGAACTAAACGCCGTATTGTTCAGCTACGACTACGACTTCAAAATATGGGGTTCCTTATCGCGACAAATGGAGTCTATTCCTGGTCTTGCCAGCATGCTGGAGGCCGGTCGAGCCATCCTTCGCAAGCAGGACAAGGACGTTCGCGAGCTTATCGGCATGACGAAGATGCGTCGTAGCATCGGCGGAATCATGGTGCCGTGTGCCAACATGCCGTATACGCTGGCCTCGGATGCAGCGAACTTGATGGCGGAGGGTAAGCCATTCGCCGCCACGTACTACAGCGACAAGGACGGCTTTGCGGTGTTCAGCCTGCGCTCCAGGGAGGATGGCGCTGACGTCAGCGAGATAGCCAAGAAGTACGGCGGAGGAGGCCACAAGCATGCCGCTGGGTTCCGCATCGAGTTGGTGAATCACATGCTCGGGTTGTACGACTATGAGAGGACAAAATGACGGAGATCAAGATTCTAAGCGCGCTGTTCGTATTGTTGTTCGGCCTGAACGTGTGGTTGCGCAGCCATCCAGTCAAGAAGCGGAATACAAGCATGAAGCTGATACCACTTCTGTTAGTAGTAGTTGGCTTGACCGGTTGCTCTTTGCGTCCAAGTCTGGACGTTCACCTTTATTGCGGAAAACACGATACATGGCAGGTCTGTGTGCGGTGCCCGGCAGGATTCAAGCCAAAGGTGCAATGGAGACCGCTTAACGGCGAAGTTGGCGACAACGTAGTTACGGCATTCACCGATGCGCAGGCCGCGCGGTGTGTCGTCGACTGGAAAAGCTTGGTGAAACGCTGATGGCGCACTTGTGGAGATGGTCGGTGCCGAAGGACGAATGGGAGCTGATCACGCAGGCTACGGACGAGAACAGGCAGACCGTGCTGCGCGGCTACAAGCGACGCGACCGCAAGGGCGTGCGGTTCAAGTGGACTGCCACGCAGGAAAAGCCGAAGAAGTTCAGGACGAGGGTGAAGAAGGAGGTTTGAGATGACAAGGGAGCATGGCACGGACTACGGTGCGCCGTTAACTGACTATGAGATAGAGGCATTGCGCTGTCTTATCGGCAGTCATAAGTACAAGGATGTCGGCAATGAGGATGGCAAGGGCCGGTGTGTAACCTGTGGGGAGGAAGAATCCGATGAGTAAACTCTGGAGGCTGTGGTGAAGATTTTCAAGTATGCACTACAGATAGAGGATGAGCAAACGGTGGAGCTGCCATTATGCTCTACCATACTATTCACTGGCGCGAATAATGGCGAGCTTTGTATCTGGGTACAGGTCCTGAACCCAAACGCGGCTAAGAAGCCGCACAAGCTGTTTATTCATGGTACTGGGCGTGAAATTAACGGCATGCTACAAAAGAAGTATCTAGGTTCAGTCGTGATGGAACCCTTCGTTTGGCACGTATTTCTCGAGGTGCCGCGTGGCTAACCTCTGGAAACCTATGCTCGCCGCCAAACCCGATCCCAAGGAACTAGACGCCACCCTGGAGAAGCTCTTCACGCTCGGTCGCACGTGGCTGGCGTCGCCGAAGCTGGACGGCATACGCGTAACGGTGCAGAACGGCAGGCTGTACAGCCGATCGTTGAAGCTCATCCCCAATAAGGCCATGCAGCAGCTATGGGGGCGTGAGGAGCTCGACGGTCTTGATGGAGAAGTTATCGTTGGATCGCCCACGGCTGAGGACTGCTTCAATCGCTCCACCAGCGTGGTCATGAGCCGGGATAAACCAGCCGACGATGCTACGTTCAACATATTTGATTGCTACGACGAGATGGAGCCCTTCGAGATTCGACTGAGTAATGCGACATCGACGGCCGATCAACGACCATTCATGAATCTTGCTGGTAACCACTCTACTACTGAGCGCTTCATACGTCGCGTGCCGCACACGGTTATCAAGACTCTGGAGCAGCTGGCCTCTTACGAAGGAAAGCAGACAGGCTTAGGCCACGAAGGAATCATGTTGCGCGACCCAATCGGCGCGTACAAGCACGGCCGCTCCACGGTCAAGGAGGGCGGGCTGATCGCCGTCAAGCGGTTCGTGGACGCCGAGGCCGTGGTGATCGGCACGTACGAGCAAATGGAGAACACGAATCAGCGGGTGGTTAACGAACTCGGCAAGATGAAGCGCTCCAGCCACAAGGCCGGTAAGGTCGGGAAGGGGACACTGGGAGGGTTCACGGTAAGACCGTTGGCGTGTGCTTGTGAAGCATGTCTTCGTGACAGGTCCGAGGCGTGTCTGCGACAGTTCAGCATCGGCACCGGTCAGGGTCTTACGGACGCGGTGCGCCTGGAGCTCTGGAAGAAGCGTAATACGCTACCGGGTAAGATCATCAAGTTCCGCTACCAGCTTATAGGCACCAAGGACGCACCTAGACAGCCGATATTTCTGGGCTGGCGGGACCCGCGCGACCTGTAGCCCATCCGGGTTATAATTAAGCCAGCAACCAAACTTTACAGTAACTAGATACCAAGACGTACGTGACCAAACTACACCGTAACTCAGAAGCCGAGGACTACAGAATGATCATGCAGTGGAAACAGCAAGGCAATGATTACACAGCAAGCTGGCAGGGGATTCATTTCGTGCTATTTGAGCATCCTACAACGAAGCGTTGGAACTTGTTCGCCGACGGAAAGCAAGTTCGGCAGACTTGGTCCAAGGCTCGTTTGGCGATGGAGCAGATTGACGGCAAGCAGCAAGCGTTGGTGCTGAAGGCGTCGAGGGCGCAGGCACCTCGTCTGAGTCTGGAACTGCACACTACGTCGGCTCGTACGAGCGAGGTTGGTGAAGCGCGTGGCCACTAAGACCGCACTCAAGCTGGACATCACTCCGGAGGTTACAGCGGCCAGCAAGGCACTGTCTCCGGCTGTGAAGCGACTGACGAAGATACTGGCTGGATTCGACGCCGACAGCATTCCGTACGGCGCACTTGCCGATTCGCTCTATGATCTGAAACAACTCAGCAAGATTCTCAACAGTATTACAGTACCATTCGACGACCTACTACTTCCGTCGGTGAAAGCTACGGAAGAGCATTTTGTGCAGAAGCTGGCCGTGGGCGAGTCCAGCGGCGTGCAAGGGCTGAAGAGCCGCGTGCAGGTGACGGAGTCCATTATTCCGGTTGTGAAGGATTGGGAGAAGTTCTACGCCCACATCAAGAAGAAGGGGGAATTCGAATTACTCAATCGAGCAGTGAACCGAGCGGCGGTACAGGAGCGCTGGGACGCGAAGAAGCAAGTTCCGGGCGTAGACAAGTTCCATGCAAAGAAAGTGAGTGTGACGAAGTTGAGCGGGAAGTAACTCCGGTCGATCCAGAAGATATTCTTCCCTCCATCTACTAAGGAATTGCTAATGAGAGAACATTTCTGCGAAGACTGTCGAGACGAACGAATTCAGTTGAATCATCTGGTCGGTCAGCGAATCACAAAGGCGCAGGTCAACTGCGATGGACCCGGTACCTACACGTTTGAATTTGAAGATGGTACCGTACTTAGCATTACGTCGTCAGGTAGCGATCTTACTACTACCGATGCAACGTTCACGATACCAAAACACACCAAGAAAATGTAGTGCAAGGAGCATTATGGATTTCGCAACAATCGCAATGTACGTGGGACTGGGCGTTCTAGCCATCATAGTCCTGAGCATATTCTTCGGGTCGTTCTACACGGTGCCTACGCAGGAAGCGGCTGTAGTAGCGCGCTTCGGCAAGTTCAGTCACATCGCACGGCCAGGGCTCAACTTCAAGCGGCCATTCGTGGACTCTGTCGAGTTAGTTAGGCTGGCCACGTACCAGCTAGACGACACCATTGAGACGAAGACCAAGGACAACGTGTTCGTCACGCTGCCGGTGTCCTGCCAGTGGCAGGTGGGTAGTTCGGATCAAGCCATCCAGGACTATCATTACAAGCTAACCAACAACGAGCAGATCAGCTCCTACCTGTCCAACATCCTGTTGGGACACATTCCGGACATGGACCTGGACACACTCTTCACGTCGCAGCAGCAGGTATCGGACAAGGCGTCGGCAGAACTTGAACTACAGATGTCCAAGTTCGGTGTCGAAATCACCAAAGTAATGATCACTGACATCCAACCGGACGCCGGAGTGGTCAAGGCCATGAACAGTATCAACGAGCAGACCCGGCTGGCCGTGGCTAATAAGGCACAAGGTGACGCGGAGTATATACTCAAGGTGCGGCAGGCTGAGGCTGATGCCGAGGTCAAGCGCCAAGAAGGTTTGGGCGTGGCTAACGAGCGTAAGGCCATCGCTGACGGGTGGGCTGACTCGATCGACAAGATAAAGGGCAGTACCGACCTGTCGGATAACGACGCTACGTTCCTGCTGCTGTTCACCAACTGGACCGACATGATGCAGAAGGTCGGCGGCTCTGACAACACCACCATGGTCTTTATGCCCTCTGGACCGGAGGGCTTGCAGAACTTCCAGGCGACGATGGCCAACGCGCAGTTGCATATGCTGGCGGCGAAGTGATAAGGAGAAAGTATGAACAACGAAGCAAGCGATGAAGTGGAATTGTACCAAAAGAAAATGTTGATCACGTTCGGCCGTCCGGTTGCCGTCATGATTGCTGGTAGTCCGGTGTTTACGGAAGTGGTGATTGCCGAAGTGAAAGACAAGAATCGAGACTTTATATACGGCGGCTCGATACGTGTCGTCGGTATGCCCAATCGTCCTGACTTTGAGAAGGCGCAGATTATGCACATTCACAGTATCAGCATTGCTGCTATGATCGAGCTCGATTAGGTCGGGTTGCTCAGCGTCGCAGAAACCAAGCACCAATACGAACGCAGCACAAGGAGAACTGAATGCCAGTAGTAAAGAAGACAGCAGCCAAAGGTAAGAAGACAACGTCCACGGCGATAATTCCTTGGACGGAAAAATTTGCGAAGTACGCCAAAGAAACAAAGGAACAGACCAAGAACATCGGAGTCGGCGGCGTCAGTATTAAGTTCGGCCGTGGACGCATCTCTATCGGCGACGTCGAAGTCAAGGGCGGCAAGCTGGAGTGCGTCATTGTCGGCAGCTGCGCGCTCAATCGCTGGAACGAGCAGCCGTTTGATGCGTCCAATCCGCTGCCGCCGGATTGCTACGCGTTCTCTGTCATCTCGGACGACCCAGAGATGGCTCCTCACCCGTCGGCACCTGACAAGCAAGCTGTGAAGTGCGCCGATTGTGAAAAGAACCAGTTCGGTACGGCGCGCGTTGGCAAGGGCAAGGCATGCGGCAATACTATTCGTCTCGGCCTGCTGACCGGCAATGACGCCACCGAGGACGCTGACAGCGTCGCCGCTGCGGAGATGGCCAATGCCGGTGTCAGCCCTACCAACCTGAACCATTACAAGAAGTACACCGACCTGTTGGAAGAGGAGTATGGTCGTCCGCCGTGGGCCGTGGTGACGGAGATTGCCAGTTACGATGATCCGAAGACACAGATTCGTCTGGAGTTCAAGATGGTGTCTCTGATTGACGACGACGACGTTCTCCAGGCTCTTGAGAAGCGTGTGCTCAAGGTGCAGGAGCAACTTCAGAAGCCGTTCTCCGTGGCCGATAAGACCGCGAAGAAGGCTCCGGCTGCGTCGAAGTCCAATTCCAAGTTCGCCGGCAAGAAGACTACACGGCGGTAGAATTCTAAGTCGTACTTGGTCGGTAGCCCTCACTGCTGGCCAAGTACGGCGAAGAAAGGAGTACTATGAAACTGATCTTACTGATCCCGCGCATCTTCCTCATCATTTGTTTGATTCCTTTTGCGTTGGTTTTTGGCCCTGCACTATTTACGAAGCGGAGATTGTTTTGATTCTATCGCGGCAAGATCTTATGAAGTACGTAGAGCGGGGTGCGCTACGGTTCGAGCCAGCATTGGCTGACGATCAGTTTCAGCAAAACGGCATTGACATGATTGTGAGTCAGGTGGAGAGCGACTTGTTGGCCGCAGGTGGATTCACGTTAGGTCGTACGCGCGAGATTATAACCATGCCTGACGACCTTATGGCGTTCGTGCAAATACGGTCCACTTGGGCGCGTATGGGCTTCATCATGCCACCGACTGTGATAGACGCTGGCTTCCAGGGCAGTATCACCCTGGAGATAGCCAAGTTCGGCGCGCCGGGTTACGTGCCTGTTGGACAGCGATTCGCCCACGTCATCTTCGCGAAGCTTACCAGCGCCACCGAGCCTTATCGCGGCAAGTACCAGGGCCAAGTGGCCATTACGGGGGCGCTGTAGATGCCACGTGCGCCGCAGGTGATTCTCGCAGATTTTGAAACGAAGGGTATTCAGTCGCGGCCAAAGTACCCACCGAAGCCGGGTTCGCTCGCTCTTAAGTGGCCCGATCAGTCAGATTACAAACTCATGGCATGGGGTCATGGGGATGGAACGCGTGCGTTCGACAACAATTGCACAGAGAAGGAAGCGCGCGGCGAGCTCAAGAAGGCACAGGAAAGCAAGTATCCAGTGCTTTGGCAGAACGAGAAATTCGATCTGGACGTCGCCGAAATACATTGGGAACTACCAATCCCGGATTGGCGGAAGCGTCACGATACTATGTATCTTCTCTTCCTCGAGAACCCTCATGCTCCGTCTCTAGCGTTGAAGGAATCGGCCCAGCGCATACTAGGGATTGCGCCTGAGGAGCAGGACAAGCTGAAGGAGTGGATCCTAGCCAACATCGAGGCGGCGCGTAAGAAGCCCAGCACATGGGGTGCGTATATCTGCGAAGCGCCTTATCGAATTGTCAAGCCCTACCACAAAGGCGATCTCACGCGCATGGGTCGGTTGTTCAATAAGATCTACCCGTATATCGTCGAGTCCGGAATGCTGGAAGCGTATCAACGTGAATTGAAGCTCATGCCAATACTGCTGGAGAACGAGCGGGTGGGGATGCGCGTGGACATGAATGGCCTAGAGCGTGACTTGCCGGCGATGATAGCTGGCGTAGAGAAGACCGATGTCTGGCTGCGCAAGAAGCTGGGTATTGAGAACATCGACAGTGATCGGCAGCTTGGCGAGGCGCTTTACAATAAAGGAATCGTAAGCGACTTTAAGAAGACAGCCAAGGGCCATCTGTCGGTGAGTAAGAAGACACTTACGTTGAATAAGTTCAAAGACCCGAAGGTGTATCAAGCCCTGCAGTATCGCGGTCAGATGAGTACGTCCATCTCGATGTTTATCAAGCCTTGGTTGGAACTTGGTACAGCCGGCAAGGGTACCATTCACCCTAACTGGTCGCAGGTGCGCAGTCCGAAGGGTAACAACGATACAGGAGGAGCGCGCAGCGGTCGCATCATTTGCTCAAAGCCTAACTTCTTAAATATTCCGAAGAAATGGAAGCGCGCAGCTTCTGCCGGTTACGTCCATCCAGCATTCTTGAAGGTTCCAGAATTGCCGTACGTACGTAGTTACTGCTTACCGGATAAGGGTCAGCGGTGGGGCAAAAGGGATTTCGATCAACAAGAATTGAGATTGTTCGGCCACTTTGAAGAAGGACCCGTTATGGCAGGTTTCTTATCTGCCCAAATAGATTTGCCATGCTCTAAGTGCGGCGCACCTGTAGGTAAACAATGCGTTGGTGGCAAATTTCACGCAGAACGCAAATACGACATCCATGAACTGGTGCGTGCAGAAGTAGAACGGCGTTTGATTGAAGCGTGTTTACGCGAAGGATTCGACCGTGACACTGCCAAGAGTTGCGTGTTCGGTCGTCTGTATGGCCAGGGTATAACCGGCCTGATGCAGCTTCTACAGCTACTAGATGAAGAGAAGCCTATTGCGCAGATCATCCAGGCTTCTATCAACGCGGCTGTGCCATCGATCAAGGAACTGGACAATCGTTTGAAGGCGCTCTCGGATGAAGGCTTGCCGATTCGCACGTTTGGGTCACGTCTGTACTATTGTGAAGAGCCGAAGTACAGTCCTCTGTATGGCAGAGACATGACATTTTCATATAAACTTCTCAACTACCTCATGCAAGGTAGCGGAGCTGATGTAACGAAAGAAACATTGATACGTTATAACGAAGCCAAGAAGAATAGCAGATTCGTCGTCACTGTGTATGACGAAGTTAATTTCAGTGCACCTGCTAAAGCAATGAAAGAAGAACAGAAAATAATGCAAGATTGTATGCGTAGTATCGCCACCGACGTTCCCATGTTGTCGGAAGGCGAATCTGGTGTTAATTGGGGGACTTTGACAAAATGGCAGGATTAAAACATTAGCAGTAGTAAAGAGGCAGCCTGGACCACTGTGCTGACCGGGTTACTGCATGAAGTAGATTCACTGCTTGATCCTGAGCATGTCTATCACTTGCCAAGTACGCAAGACGACGGCGAACCAACCACTGAGTAAGAAAGGCACAATGGCACCTAAGAAAGTACCCGCACCCGAGGTCAAGAAGACAACAACTACATTCACAGTGCCGCAGAAGTTAGCGACCCTTTCCTCGTGGTCATATTCGGTGTACACTTCGTGGCTGCGCTGCCCAGCAGCGGTGTGCTACGACAAGATTAAACGTATAAAGATATTCGAGCCGGAGAACCCAGCATTCGTCAAGGGCAACGCTGTCCACAAATTTGCCGAGGATTACATCGCCGGAAGACTTCCGGCCAAGGAGCCAATCCATCCAGGCTTAAAGCAAGTGCAAGATCGTGTGACTACGTATCGCAAGGTCAAAGCCATGGTGGAGCAAGACTGGGCGTTCACGAAAGAATGGGTTCCCACCAAGTGGAATGATTGGACTCATTGCTGGTTGCGTATCAAGGTTGACGTCTGCGCGGTTACGGAAGCCACCAAGAAGGCGCCACCGCTGGTACATATAACGGATTGGAAGAGCGGTAAGGTGTATGAGGAGCATAAGCAACAGCGTAGCCTGTACGCGCTGGGAGGACTGCAGCTAGTCGAGCTCGGCTTACTAGCCGGTGGAAACAAGGATACCAAGGTAGTAGCCGAGCATCTATACACCGACACCACCCAGTCGGCGACGGAGGAGTATTCACTCAAGGATCTGAAGCCGCTGAAGAGTGAGTGGTTGACGCGTACCAAGCAAATGATGGCCGATACAAAGTACGAGCCGAAGCCGGGTTACCATTGTCGGTGGTGCAGGTTTAGGGCTTCTAACGGTGGGCCTTGCGAGGCGGAGCAGAAGTCCTAGTGGGTAGAACTGCGAAGTATCGCTCGTCGGACGCACTCCTAGTTGATCTGTTCTTCTTGACCAAGGCTGTACCGCCGAAGGTAGAGCAACTAGGAGAATGGATAGCGGATCTACAGAGCATGTACGCGCAGTATCAGAAGGCGCTACGAAGGGAGAAGCGGCGTGCTAAAAGTTAGTGCTGGGTACGAAACGATAGAAGAAGAGTTCGAAGCGAGTTTGCGCCGAGTATTCGTTGACGGCAAAGCTGATTTTATACGTCTGGACGATCGTAGACGTGAATTTCTAGTGCGAAGTGCAGGCTATGGAGAAGAGCAAGGTTGGTTGCGCTTAGAGTTAATTGAAGTAGACGAACAATCTAGTTACCTTGAGGGACGTCTAACATCTGCTGGGAAGGTTCACTTTGGCCTCGCGGTATAGGCGTGAATCCCCCACGGAGGCGTGGTGCGTGGCATGGGCACGATTCCGTGGTGTCGTAGTGGCCAAGATGACCGGCTGTAATGGCATTCCGGATCGTATCTTCTTCTTACCCAGTGGAGCGCCAATCATCGGCGAGTTCAAAGCCAAAGGTAAGAAGGGTAAGGGGCTCCAGGCTGAGACTCAACCGTACTACCTGACTAAGCTGATTGAATACGGCTACGAGGCGTACTGCTGGGACACCAAGGAAGCGTTTCTAGAGGTCATGAAAGGTAGGCTGGAATGTCCGCAAACCGCACCATCCAGGACGAAGAAGTCGAAGAAATCATCGATCGCGTCGAGCAAACGCAAGACGGCTTTATCATCGTAGAACTGTTGCATGAACTTTTGAAACTGAGACGGAAGGTTAGAAATGACTCCAGTAATTGAAGGCGTAAAGATTGGCGACGAGGTGAAGGCGCACGGTATCAAGTGGCGTGTGGCAGCGTTGAACGAGAAGAATGGTCACGTGTACCTGGAGCGAGGCGCTGTGGGTTATGAGAAGGGCGCGCAGTGGGTGCAGACGGTAACGGCTGAGACGGCGAAGGATTACGCAATTGTTAAAGAAAACAGCGTAAGCATAACCAGTAGGAAGGGACTTGACCTTGCCGACTGACCTCGTACCAAAATCACTGGCTCTGAAGATGGAGCAGTGGCGGAAAGCGGCTAAACCGTGGACGCCATGGCCGTATCAGGAACGCACACTGAAGTTCATGCTAGAGAATCCTCGGTCTGGCTTGCTGCTCGATCCTGGAATGGGCAAGACAAGCGTTTCATTGGCTATGTTCAAGATATTACTGAAGAAGAAGTTAGCCAAGCGCATGTTGGTCATCGCACCGTTACGGGCGTGCTACTATACTTGGCCAGCGGAGGTGTGTGATTGGACAGACTTCAAAGACATGCGTATCGCTCTGTTGCATGGTGCCGACAAGGAGAAGAATCTACGCAATTTGCAACCAGAGCATCAGATCTGCATTATTAATCCTGAGGGCATTCCATGGTTATTCGAGACCATGAAGCGCGCTAAATTGCTGGAAGCTGATGTGCTGGATATTGATGAATCGTCTCTATGGAAGAGTAGTGCAACGGTGCGTTTCCGCGCTTTGCGGAAGCACCTGCGTACGTTTAAGCGGCGACATATACTCACAGGTAGCCCTCGTCCTCGTAACTATCTGGACTTGCATGGGCAGGTGTATCTACTGGATCAGGGTGCAGCGCTGGGAGAGTACATATCCAGCTATCGCAATACGTACTTCTTCCCTACCGGCTACCAGATGCGCGAGTGGCAGATACTGCCAGGTGCTGAGAAGAAGATCGACGCGCTGGTAGCGCCCATGATGATGCGTCTGGACGCCAAGGACTATCTGAAGCTGCCTAAGGAGATGGAGCGCACCCACCGGGTTGATCTACCCACGGCGGCGCGCGTTGAATATGACAAGATTGAGAACTCGCTACTCAGTACACTCTTCACGCAGCCGTTGGTGAATTCAGCCAGCGCGCGGTCGAAGTGCTGCCAGATTGCCAACGGATCGGTATACCTGGACTACGACCCGGAAGAGAATTGGGGTAACAAGCAACGACCAGTTAAGGTAGTGCACACGGCCAAGGTGGAAGCGGTAGTGGACCTTGTACGTGAGCTACAGGGTGAGCCGTTACTACTTGGTATCGGTTTCCAGCATGACGTAACGGCGCTGCGGTTGGCGCTGGGTAAGGACGTTCCATGCATCAACGGGCAAACCACACGGTCGCAAGCGGCGGACTACATCGAGCGGTGGAATAAGGGCCAATTGCCGTTGCTGCTAGGTCACCCGGCCAGCATGGCGCATAGTTTGAATATGCAGAAGTTCAGCTCTAGACACGTCGGTTACTTCGACATACCAGACAACTACGATCTTTATCACCAATTCTTCCTGCGTGTATTGCGCCAAGGCAACAAATCGGCGTGGGTCATGAAGCACCACTTCGTCGTCAACAATACGGTGGACATACCAAAGATTCGAAATTTAAGGTCTAAGGAAACTGGGCAGAAGGCGTTTCTAGCGTCCATGAAGGAGTACTCGGAAGAAAGAGCTGGTGGTAAGAAAGGGAAGAAGTGAGCAGTAAAACTGAAGCACAATACTTACGCGAAGCTACGAAAGTAGGCAAGTGTCGTCTTCATCCTTCGCGAAATGTAGCCAGACGCGTTTACATTCTACGTCATGGCTACGTACCCAGTCACATATACGTTTGCCATAAATGTGATCAACCGCAATGTATCGTGGATACGCATCATTTTCTTGGTACGCAGCTTGACAATGTTCGTGACATGATTCGCAAGGGTAGAAAACGACAGGTAGAGTGGACGTCTGAAATGCGTGCTAAGAAAGCTGAATCATCTAGAAGTATGTGGGCCGATCCGAAGTTTCACAAAGCACAGAAGAAGCGTATAAAGGATGCTTACGCGAAGAAAGTGTGGACTAAAGAAGAGCTCGCAGCGAAGTCTGCCGCTGTGAAGCTTGGCCACATCACCAGAGCGATAAATAAAGCAGCAAGAGCGAAGGCGCTATAATTCAAAGAGCGTCAGAAGGAGGCGCTCTGAAAATGAACTGCATCGCGAGAGTTCCCATGGGTGGGCGCAGCGTTAGTATGCGCTCGTGCTTACGCGCCGCATGCGTGGGCGGTTACTGTACGCAGCACAATCCAGAAAATGTGGCTAGGAAAGCTGAAGAGCGAAGCGCCAAGTGGGATGCCGCGCAGAAGGAGCGCGTAAAGAAGTTTAGCTGTCTACCGTGCGCTATTGCGCTACTGAAACGTGCGCAAGCCCAGCTTCGCGTTGACAGCAAGTTGAACAAGGACGTTGAGAAGTTCCTGCGGGAGGTCTCCAATGGTTGAGCAGCTGGAACTCCCCGTAAACGCGGTAGAAGTAGTGCCGCAGCCTGGACTCTTGGCTACGTGGGCCGAGGTCCAGGCATTCATCTTTGCCGGCAAGGCGACGTTCACCCTGGTGTCGCTGAAGACGGGCGTACGCTTCACGTACAAGGTCACCAAGCGCAAAGAGAATCCGGCCGACGACACTGTGTACTTCGCAAACCTACTGCGTGGCCCCGACAACACGTCGGACTTTGCGTACATGGGTGTTCTTCGTAAAGACCCGGCGCGCTTCTTCTGGACGGCTACCAGCGGCAAGGTCGGCCGGCAAGCGGCGGCGTACAAGGCGCTGGTCTGGTTCGTGGACGCCATGAAGTGTGGGCGCGAGGTGCTTGGCGATACGCTGGCGGTCTGGCATGAGGGAGCGTGCGGTCGGTGCGGTCGGAAGCTTACGGTTCCAGGCTCCATCGCGGCGGGTCTTGGCCCCGAGTGTGCAGGGAGGATGGTATGACCTTTGAGCAAGAGTACACCGAAGAAGAGGTCACGATGTTACTGCGCGGATTAGACCTGTTGGCAACTGAGATGCGTCAAGCGCAGTACGTTGCCGTGCGTGACGGCAACAAGCCGTTCGTCAAGCACAATGCGTATTTTCTTGGAGTTTTACGTAAACTCCGCGAGAAGCTGCGTTCAGAGGTATAATGTTTTCAGCGGACTGAAGGGGCCGCCAAGACATGACAAAGATAATGGCACGGCATCACAAGACACGCGTTGCGAACTGTAAAGGGCGCATGCGTGGTGAACGTTCTGAATACGGTGTGTGGGCTTATTGGTGTCCAGAAGCTCAGAAGTCGACGAAGACTAGTGGCTGGACCGCGCAGCCTTGCACGTGCGCAAAGAAGGCGGCCAGCGATGCCTAAGCTCACCGTCCTTTGCCTGAACGACTATCCGATAGGCGTCTACTCATCCGAGCAGTTCGCCGAGTTCGCCGCCGTCGTGGACTGGAAGGGCCGCGAGCCGCGCTGGCGGGAACAGGGCTTGAAGTTCAAGGAGTCGTTCGACGGTACCATCGGCTCCTACGTCAAATGGCACTACCACCAGCACGAGTTTGAAGTGGATGCGGAGGCGCGGCTATGAGTGAACAATCTAGACGCATAGCTGCAGAGCAAAGACGCTCCACTATTCTCTCTAAGCGTTTCAAGACAATGGCCGATCACATTAACTCGCTTCGTGACAGTCAGTTTGAAACTCTAGACATCAGCGAAGAAAAGTTGCTTATCAACATGGAACAATGCTTACTGGCGCTGGCAAAAGCGCGGATTGGAGCGAGATGAGTAAGCCATTCTCCGTCATGGTTCCTTGCCCCGGCGTTACCAACGACGGTCTTGCCGGCCACTCTATGCGCGACTTCTGTTCGTCGTGCGCGCCGCATTGGGAGCAATATCCAACGTGCCCAACGCATCATCGGAAGCTACCATCCAGCGGATTCTGCAGCGATTGTAAGAAGTTCTACCGCGAACCGGAGCGTTTGGATCTCTCGGAGTACAAGGGGTTTGCATGAAACTCTTGAGCGATCCAATCACCTTGGAAGAGCTTGAAGTCGTCCTAGCGCGCGTACTGGATTCGCCATTCGAAGTTGACAAGTGGCGGTCCACTGTAGAGGACGCGTACATCCGCATCGGCGGAAAGAACGCGCGGCTGGTACAGCCAACGAAGAGGGAGTTCCTCCATGGCTAAACAACGCGTGGTCGTCAACGGCACGGAGTACAACCTGATCATACCGCATGGACAAGAAATCACGCTTTCCAGCGATAAGCACGCTGCGACTATGACCACGACCCTCCACGAACTTCAAACGCAGTACGGCGTGAAGACGGCGTACTTTGTGCGGTTGGCACTGAATGAGTGGAGACGGCGATGATCTTCCTACTATTCGTAACGAACATACTCACGATGTGGCTGCTGTGGCTGGCGATCTACCGCCTGCATCAAGCGAAGAAGCGCCCACTGATTACGGCTGAGCTCAAAGTGGAACGCACGCAGCGCGTAGAGCATTCCACGTTGACCGACGATGTGATCAGCGCGTTGATGAATCTCGGTTACAAGAAGAAGGTAGCGCAGCGTGCGGTAACTGAGGTGGTCGGCAACGGCTGGACGACGTTCGACGACCTGTTCCGCGCGGCGCTGAGGAGGGCGGGATGACACCGGATCGTGGGACTGAGGTCGTGTATACAGCGCCCAATGGAACGTCGTTCCAGGCGGTCGTAGTGAATGGTCGTCTGGAGGATGACGGGCTTTTGGCGATTCGGCACAAAGCGGATGGCCGGTTGGTGTTCGCGAATCCAGATTTTCTGGAGAAAGTCGTAGTTCCAGAAAACGAGCTATAATCCTAATCAGCGCACAAGGAGCGCTACCCAATGCCTGAAGTGATCTCAGAAAACATCGTCCGCAAGATTCAACTCCTCCTCCAACTCGCAGAGCGCGCCGCTGGTAACGAAGTGGAAGCCGCCGCCGCCATGGCGAAGGCTCAAGAGCTTCTAGCACAGTACAACCTGGACCTCGCCACCGTACAAGACAAAGTCGTCAAGGGCGGTACGAACACGCCGGACGACGCCATGGCGAAGCGTGATTACGCCGTAACGAAGCGTTCAGCCATGTACCAGTGGCAGCGGAATCTTGTGCGCGCTTTGGCCGAGGCGAACTACTGCATCTACTGGACGGCCGAGGTACAGGAAGAGCTCTACATTCCGAAGAGCAAACGGAAGTACGATGATGACGAGGCCATGCAGAAGCGTTGGGTGAAGCGTCATAAGGTGCTTGGACGCACCGCCAACACGATGTCGGTCTTGATGATGGTGGACTACTTGATGGACACGATTGAACGTCTACTACCGTACGAACAGAAAGAGCGACTCAGCCGGTCGGCTAGCAGCTGGCGCGAGGGCTGCTCTGATCGTCTGATTCAGCGCATCCAGGCGAAGGCCGAAGCCATGAAGAAAGCGGATTACGCCACTCAGGGAGAAGCTGCTTACACCACGGCCATCGCGTTACGGAACGTCGCTACCGCTGAGGAGATCGGGAACTACGACTTCCAGAACGGCGCGGGTGCGTGGGCGGCGCGCGCCGCACGTATGAAGGCGAACGAAGAGCGTTGGGCCGCGCAGGACAAGTTGAACGCTGAACGCGAAGCCAAGGAGCTCGCGGAACTGGAAGCGAAATTGGCACTGGAAACGCCTGCGCAGAAAGCCAAGCGTCTGAAAGCGGAAGCGCGTGAAGCGGAACGGCGCGCTAAGTACAGCGAACGGTATTGGGAGGCTCAGGATCGCAAGGCGTATCGTGAAGCTTCGCGACGTGACCACGGAGCGTATCGGGCCGGGTCGGCAACGGCGGAGAAAATCGGCCTTGACGACCAGCTGAAGTCTGGTAAGACTGCTGGAAATCTAAGCTAAGTCGTTGAAATTGGGCCAGTTGCACTCCAGAAAAATAGTTTTCAGATTCTCTGTTTTCTGGAGTATAATCATTTCAGTGGCAAGAAGCCACTCAAAAGGAGCCTCAAATGAACCTCACCGATAAACTCACAATCGCCGCCCTAGTTGGAATCGCCTCCATCGGTCTGTCACAGACCCCGACCGTCAAGCCGGTGTCGCTCGCCACCACCGCGCCGTCTACGTCATTCGTAGTGCCTACCGCTCAGCCCGTTACCGCGTCGCTCTTCGCGAACGACGGTCCGATCAAGCCGGGTGCGAAGCTCGTAGTGGTAGGTAACGGTTGGTACAAGGCGTCGCCCACTACGTACGAGTTCCGTTCGGCCGGCAAGCTGATCGCGACGGTCGATTGCTCTCCTAACGGTACGTGGTACGCTCACCTTCACGCTGGTGCCACGCTGGTTGCATTCACCACCCTGGACGCCGCGCAGTCGTTCATTGCTTCCAGCCGCTAGTAGCTCGTCTTCACGCCTCTCTAACCTTCGTAGATATAGCGGTACAGGCCGCTAAGGAGAAACAAAATGCCACAGTCCATGCAACAGAAGCGCAAGAACTCCCTCGAACTTCTCAAGTCAGCACTCATCAGCCGCATCGCGCAGGAAGAGTTCAAGAAGGCTGAGAACCTCGCCCGCATGATCCAGTTCACCGAAGCCGCCATCGCGAAGGGTGGACGCTAACATGGCAAAGTCAATCCTGAAGAACATCAAGGCAGCACCGAGCGCGAAAGCTGTCAAGGCTGTTGGCAAGAAGTTGATCAAGACGGCTAAGGGCGAAACAGTCGTAGCCACGCACGACATCCACAATAAGTCGCTCGCTCCCACCGCGCCCGTAACGCCGCTGACTCAGGCGTTCGTCAAGGCCGGATTCGTATACAGCCGCACTGAGGAGGTAGATAACAATACCGCTCATGGCTATACACGCGAAGACGGTGCGGCGCTTCTATTCACGCACGCTGGCAGTTCGTCCAGCATCAACACCGCGTGGCAGGTGAAGTTTGCGGACGGCTCCACGGCTGAAGGCAAGAACGCTCAGCAATTCGTAAAGACCATGTACGACGCTAAGGGACCGGCTCCGTTACCTAGCAACGTCGTGGCCGCGCTGGACGCGCTACGTAAGCTGACGGCTGGCAAGTATCGCATCAGCGATCTGGCTGGCGACGCCAACTACAAGGCGCGCGTGCAGCTTCTGAAGCTGCTACGTAAGACTGACAAGGTACTGGTCAAGGAGAGCGGCGTCAACAAAGTGCTGACCGAGTTCTACGTCGCGCTCGGCATCGCGAAGTCGTCCGTGGCCGGTATGGAGTCGGCATTCAGCGCGAAGTGCATGGAGCTCGCGAAGAGTGCCAGCAAGACGGAGCGCGCGGTAGCGAAGGTAGAGAAGGCTGTAATCGCTGACGAGCTTCGGAAGACGGTACACACCCGCGTCGTATTCGATGGCAAGCCGATCCTGGACGCGCCCAAGAAGATGAACAAGAAGCAAGAAGCCAAGGACAGCGCCGATTTCAAGCTGGAACTGGCGGCACGAGTCAAGCGTGCGGAGCGCGAAACGGCGAACATGCCAATGGCGCAGCCGAAGTCGGATGCTGATATCTACGTCAACCTGGACGAGATATTCCTGCTGGAAGATCCCAATAATGGTATCGTTTTGCTACAGTTGGAAAAACCCAATTCGCAGGGCGCGATTTGCGTGTATAATAACGGGAGTCGCGTTGCTGCCGGAGTAGTACCGACAGAAGTTCTGAGAACACTGCGTCAGATCACAAGTAGCGATCTAGTGAGAGACGTAAATCAGTTACTACACCCCATTACGGCTGGAGTTGTAGTTTCGTCCGTGGCTGAACGCCACCTTACAGCGGTGTTAGATCACTGCAAGGAGAACATCATGACCACTGCAACCGTTGAAACCAAGAAGCAGAAATTCGCACCTCCCGCTGGAACAGCCAAGAAGACCGCGAAGAACGCTGTCACGACCAAGGTCAAGGCAACCGTAACCAAGAAGGCCGACAAGGCACCGCGCGCCGCAGCCGCCGATCGCAAGATCAAGGCGTTAGTAACGTTGAAGTCGGAGTCGTTGCCCCGCGAAGGCAGCTTCTGCTACGGTCAAGTTGAGGCCATCATCGGCTCCAAGACCGTGAGCGAGGCTCAGGCCAAGCTGGACAAGTCCAAGCTGAATCCCAGCGGTCGCAAGCTGGAAGTGGCGTGGCTGGTGAAGCAGGGCTACCTGTCCGTCATCGAGTAGTTCAGCGTAGTAGCGCGAGTCCGGCGCGTTATCCGGACACATCTCAGCCTGAAAAGGATTGACATCATGCCTACCTCTCTAGCTCGTCGTATCCGCCGCATTGGCATCCTGCCTTCCATAACCGTTGACGGCGTTACGAAGCGTCGCTTCGAGGAAATGAGCTCGTCTGCTCGTTCTAAGATGGAAGACGCCATACGAGCCGAACGAGCGCCGCGTCATGCGAAGTTTCTGGCGGCGCGCAAGTCGGCTAGAAGCAAGTAAACCACTACAGATAGCCTGAACACGAAGAGTATGAGACGCCCAGAACATCGGGCGTCTTTGTATTTCCCCGGGTGTCTTAGACGCCTTTGCCACGTAAGAGGAGAACGATCCTGAAAAACCTAACACTCATCATCCCCACGCACGGTCGTGTTAACAAGCAGATAACGCTCCAGGCGCTGCCGACTGCGCTCCAGGCCGAGGTCATCCTCGTGGCTTCGTTGCCTGACGAAGCCAAGGCGCTGAAGAAGCTGTACCCGGCTAACCAAGTGCTTACAGCCAAGGGCACTACATCCATCGCTACGAAGCGTCACTGGATTATGAAGAACGTAGCCGGCAAGTTTCTATTTATGATGGACGACGACCTGGCGTTCTTCGAGCGCTGCCCGGCTAAGTGGCGCGTGTGGGAGGAGCATCGCAAGGCGTACGCCGTAGCTCCGGACGCACCGGCTGGAACCTCGCTGATGATGCGTCGCTATCCTAAGGACAAGGTCCTCTTGAAGCTATTCCAGGAGATGGATTCCTACGCTGGTAAAGAGCACGACCTCGGTATGATCGGCATCGCGCATCGGCGTCACTCTGACAAGAAGAAAGCGGCGTGGGAGAAGAACGCAAGGATGATGTATGCTTTCGGTGTCAACCGAGAGCTCTATCTCAAAGAGAAGATTCGCTTCGACGCCATAGGTCTGCGCGAGGACTTCCACGTGGTGTTGTCCATGTTGCGTAAAGGCCATGAGTGCCACAACTACGTCGAGCTACTCAACAACGAGTACGGCACATTCGGCGCGGCGGGAGGGTGCAGCGGCGAGCGCAGTATGGAGTACAGCGACGCCCAGTGCTTCGAGTTGGCCAAGCTACACCCCGGCTTCGTGAAGGTGGTGGACCGCGCGTACACCACGACGGCTGTGCGTAAGGAGGTCGTGGTAGCCTGGAAGAAGGCTTACCTCTCCTCTCTGGCTCAGCCCAAGGTTCCAAGCGTACGGAAGGCAGCAAAGAAAGCGGTGACGGCATGAAGTGCGAAAATTGCAAGAAGAAGTGTGCGAATCGGTTCTGTAACCTTGGCTGCTTCAACCGGTGGGTGCGGCGTGGTAATCGCAAACTGGTGGAGGACGCGCACAAGAGCGGCACGGAGGATTACCGCGTCGTCGTACGGAAGATGATGGGAGGCACGGCGTGATCATTCACCACAAGATTCAGCGCAACAGCGGAGCAGCCCTAGAGCCGTGTATCTATAAGAGTGGCCATGGTGTGCCGACGCAAGGCGCTAAGATGCGCGCCTATCCGGACGTATTTGTGCCGGTGCTAGGTATAACGACTGGCGGCTACGTCATGCCGGTAATGGGCGAACCATCGCCGGTACTGGACCTGCCGTTGGCGCTGGCCCGGTTGGCTGCTTTATGGGACCTGCCGGTGGCGCATGTCTACGATTATGAGGGCCGCCGTCGCCACCACGTAGTCCAAGTAGAGCCGTTCACTCGCACAGAAGGCTTTCCGCCTATTATCCGGTCGGCGCTGACGACGTGGTACGAACGAATTGGTAGTACGCAAAGCAAAGGAGCACAGGTCGTACATGGTGATCCCACCCTGGAGAACTACGTACGCGACGGTTATTGGCTAGACCCTAGTACGCGTCCATTGCCACAAGAGGCCGAGCTTGACGGCGGCAAGCTGCTGCAGTCGTACTTCCACTACGGTCGCCCTTGCCTGGAGTCGGAACGTTACATGATACGTAAGTTCTTGGTCGAGCAAAAATTGAACCTGGACCTCTGTATCTACTACATGCTGACGCACATCATTCGGCTGTATGGTGTGCAGCCGCAGGCGCGTGTATGGGCCATTGACGTCGTATCGGGCCTGCGTAATTTGGCGGAAGAACTTCGCACGGAAATGAGAGTGGATGCATGCAAGTAGTTATTCTGGCGGCAGGACGCGGTGAACGATTTGTCAGTAACGGGGTAATGACGCCTAAACCGCTGCTCCCAGCGCGCGGTCGCACGATGATACAGCATGCGCTGGTCCAGGCGTCTGAAATCATCAAGACGCCTGTCGTTGTGTGCTTGGTGGATTTGTACAGTGAGCTTCACAAGCAAACGCCGAAGAACATGCATCCGATCCGCGTGCCCATTCGGTTCGTGCAGAAGGGTGCGGCCATGTCTTTGTTGGCGGCGTCAGGTGTGATTCGCGATACCGATCCGGTGCTGGTCATGGACTGTGACACCATCTTCAAGAGTGGTGTGCTTGCTAAGTTCTCTGAGTTTAGTGAGGCTTGCTTCAAGTCTGGCGTGCAGTCTTCTATGCTGTGCTTCCGTCCTAAGGATGACAGCGAGCGCTACAGTTTCGTTATCATGAAGGATCACTTAGTGACGCAGGTGGTGGAGAAGCAGCGCATAAGCGGTATTGCTTCTTGCGGCGTTCATGCATTCCAGTCGTGGGAGCTTGCCAAGCGCGCCATCTACGAGATGGTGATTCTCAGTACGATGACTAACGGTGAGTACTATCTGGCACCGTGCCACAACAATTTGCAGTTGACCACGGCCATGGTGATCGCAGCCGATGAATTCAACCACGTAGGCACACCGGCTGAACTGGAGGCGTATGAGCAAGCAGTTCCCAAGGCTTGAAGAGTTCGTGTACTTCGTGAACGAGCGTTGGTCCATACATCAGAAGCGATTGGCTGGGAAGCCTGCTCCGTGGACGAAGGATCCTATCCTGTTGGAATACCGCTTTACCAACGTACGTCGCGAAGACGACAGGGTCACTAAGTGTATACACGAAAACTGGTTACAGCCGCACGCGGAGGACTACGACACGGTAGTCTTCGCAATGGCGCTGGCACGGTTGGTGAACTTGCCGGCGAGCCTGGAAGCGCTCGGTTATCCATCAAAATGGAATCCGAAGCGGTTTGTGAAGCTGATGGAGGCGCGCAAGAAGGACGGCATGGCGACGTTCACAGGGGCATACATGATAAACGCCGTCGGTGCTACCAAAGGACAGTCCAAGGCGTCGTACTTGGCCGACCAGGTGCTTGGGCCGTTGTGGAACAGCCGTAAGCTGCTAGGTAACTTGGTGCGTACCGGGTGTGAGCTTAGTACGTTGCAAGAAGCGCTCATGTTACATCACGGCTTCGGAGGTGGGTTCATGAGTGCGCAGGTCGTGGCGGATATTAAGCACCTGCCTTCTATGAAGAAGGCTGAAGACTGGATGACGTTCGCAATGTCAGGGCCAGGAAGTCGTAGAGGGTTAAACTGGCTCGTGGGAAGAGAACCAACTGCGCGCTGGAACGAAGAGGAATGGCATGCTACGCTGCTGGATTTGATGAAGGTAGCTCAGCCAAAGTTGAAATGCCCAGTGTTGGATGCGCAGAATCTACAGAACTGTCTGTGTGAATTCAGCAAATACTGCAAGGTGAAGTACAACGGCGGCAGAGCGAAGCAGAAGTTCCGCGCCAGCGGCGAAGCTTATAATTAACCCATAGCAGCGAAAGGAAGTGAAGATGTACAGTTACAAAGCTAGAGACGTAAATGAGGCGCTTTCACTTGGACTACAGCATTTGTTACACAGTGGAATCAAAGAGGACTCCAGAGTAGGTCCAGTGCTAGTAGCGCCAGGGCCGGTGTGTATCGAGTATACCGACCCAAGGCAGCGAGTGCTGTATTCACCAACGCGCGATGCGAACCACGTATTCCATGTGATGGAGGCGTTGTGGTTTTTCTCGGGGAGCAACGAACTGGAGTTTCCGGTTTTCTTTAATGCCTCATACTCGCAGTTTTCAGATGATGGCAAGACTATGTGGGACTCTTACGGATGGCGCTGGCGAGAATTCTTCGGCTATGACCAGCTCGATGCCATAGTGGAGGAGCTCAAGTCGAATCCGGGAAGCAGGCGCTGCGTATTGGCGATGTGGAACGCTGATATTGCGCCAAGCGCCCCGCAATGGGAGGCGAAAAGTGGCGTACAGTACAGCGATGATCTTGGCGTTGCGTGCAACGGTGGTAAAGCCGTTCCGTGCAACACGCACGCTTACTTCGCCATACGAGCCGGCAAGCTGAACATGACCGTCATGAACCGCAGCAACGACAGTATGTGGGGCGCATTCGGCGCGAACGCGGTCCACTTCAGCTTCCTGTTGGAGTACATGGCGATGCGTATCGGTGTGCCGATGGGCAGTTACTATCAGTTCACGAACAATCTGCATACGTATACCGACAAGTTCAGTATTGACAAGCTGAACGCCATTGAATACGAGTGCGTTACGCTCGATCAGTTGGAACCTCTTGGACCCTCTATCACAGAAGGATTCGACGACGACCTGAAGCTGTTCATGCCGTGGGCGCTGAAGGTGATACGTGCCACCCCACCGCCGGCAACGTTCCCGTCAGACGTATTACCAGAAGCTACGCAGCTTGCAGCGAACGTCCCCGCCTGCAAGACGCCATTCTTCCATGCGGTAGCCATTCCGATGTTCCTGTTCTGGGTGTTCCGAAAGTGGAAGGATGAATACAGCAGCAACACTTGCCTCGATGGCATTGACGCGCCGGACTGGAAGCGCGCGTGCTACGAGTGGAAAGAACGGAGGCGGAAGTGAAAGAACTCCTGCAATTCATTTACGAGGGCGGTAGTGTAATTCGCTACCACGCACGTCCAGGCTTACGCACAGACACCGATGCGTCACACTCGTTCGGCGTTGCTCTTTGGTGCAGTTTACTGGCCGGCAAAGATGCCGAGGGTCGTACGCAAGCCAGCGCCATGTTGCTTATGGCAGCGCTAACGCATGATCTGGCCGAGCAAGCAGCGTCAGACATCAGCGCTCCAGCCAAGCGCATGATGGGCCTGTCTGACCTAGTCCATGACTGGGAGCAGAAGACGCTGCGTAAGTACGACCTGGATTATGAGCAATGGTTGGATCCGGAGGAGTTGCTCATCCTTAAGCTGGCTGACTGCTTTGATGGTCTGCTGTATTGCTGCCGTGAGCTTGCCTTAGGTAACAAGAACGTCATGCTGATCTGGAAGCGATTCTGTTCATACATCGAAACACTCACGGTAAATACGGAAGTACCCTTGGACATCGCGCTGCGCGCCTCTAACATGTACGAAGCTATAAAGGAGATCTATCGTGAAACCCGTAGTGAAGCAGGTCCGGAATTCAACGTCTTCGAGTAGCAAGGCTAACGATACGCAGGTAGGAGGTAGTCACTATCAAGAGGCGTCGGCGGTGTGTCCTCACTGTCATAAAATTATTCAGCACTGGGATCTGTATGCCAAGATGCCATACTTGGTTGGACAGGTGGCCAAGTACACATTACGCTTCCTCGGTAAGAACGGCCTGGAAGACCTGAAGAAAGCACAGCACTTCCTACAGAAGCTGATCGAAGTGTACTATCCGGATGAGAAGTCTTAAACGACAAAAGACCCGGCTGGCTGGCACTCGATGTTCTGAGTACCAGCCAGCCGGGTCTTACTTGTCTACGCTGCCAACGCGTAAATGCAGTGGTTCATGAATAGAGGGCTCAGGTGCAGCGTCTCGGGTGTGACGAGGTTGTCTTCGTCCTCTAGACAGTTGAGCGGCCACTTGTCTGCCTGCTGCATGAACAGCGTCATCAACGCGGAGCATATCAGCAGATGGTTGTCCACACCGATGCGCGCGTGTATGAATAGACCAACTATGTCCGCGTAGTCGTACGGGCACCCGATCTTCGATTCCAGCCAGGTCATGGCCGTCTCGTACTCGGCATCCGTGACCGGTATGGCGTAGCGGCGTTCCCGCGTCGGTTTGCACCAGTTCAGTGGCCTAGAGTTAACTCCTGTTCCGGAATGTGCCCCTACCCAGTGTTGACCATCGCGGCTTAGAGCCTCGGTGTGGCACCACTTACTGTCGGTGGTCCACGTGATGAGCCCGGATATTATTCCTGGTTCATCGATAAAGCGTATTACCAGATATTTCTGGTTCTGGTCGAATTGCAGAGCCCAGCTGCGATCCCACACAAGAGCGTACGTGCTTTCAGTCATGGCTACACCTTCTTGGCCGCTGCCAGCAGGCCGGTCAGGTCAAGTCCAGACGGCGTCTTGCCGCTGTTTTGGTTCACCCAGTCCTCCGTGACAATGACGTACCCTTCGTCGATGTAGCCAAGCATGAACTCGTTCGACATCGGAATCTTCATGCCCCAGCTATTGACAGTGCCGCCGGCCGCACCTTCGCCGAGCTGCACGATGCAGTGGCCACCTTCGGGCTTCAGACCCGGCGCGAAGTTCCAATTGGACGTGTTCTGCTGGCACTGCTCCGGGCACTGTATGCCAAGGTACAGTCCACCGAACGTGTACGCGGCCCACTTCATCTGCGCAAGGCTGGATACATCCAGCGCCGCGTAGGCGAGTATCTTGTGCGCGGAGACTCCCACTTGCACGCCAATCTTTTGCCAGTAGGTCAACAGGTCGGTCAGAGCCGTGCCTTGGTCGGTCGGGTTGTCTCCGGATGGACCGGCGTTTATGTTGAACCCGGTTACGGCGGAATACAGACTGAGCGCATCGGCGGTGGTCGGCTGCACTGGACGGCCAGTGTTGTAGCTCTGCGCTTGTATAAGGTGCAGTGCCCCGGCGCACGCACAGTCACCCCACTGGTCGTTACCCAGGATGCTGAGCGCGGCGTCTGGCACGGCGTACTCCCAGCCGTGCGCGGGCGCGACAGGCCACGTATCAGCCTTGTCCAGGAAATCGCTAAGTGACGGCATACTCAGCCTGCGCTTCGGGGCGTTCTTTCCGTATTTGAATCCCATGTTTCAGTCCTTCCAATGTTGCGTGCAAAGAAGAAAGGGAGCCGACCCGAAGGCCGACTCCCTGCTTGCCGAAGGTTACTTTAGTTCAGCACCGGCCAAACGCGAGTCGGCCTTCACGGCGGCGTTCCAGGCTGCCTTGAAGTCACTGACGCGACTATGCAGCATGTGGTGCTTGATTTGCACGCGCCCGATGTGCGGGTTATGGGAGGCTGCCACTACTGGTGTAGGCGCCACAGTGCTCGGCGGCAGTGCAGCCAGGATTGCCTCAATACCGGCAACTAGCACATCGATCAGCGGAGAGTATGCGGCCGTAAGCGGGATGGCTGCCGTAATAGCTACGATGGTATTGAGCGCGTCCTCTACGATGACCACCGTACCGCCAGCCTGCCACGTCGCCTCTGCGGTCTGCAGTGCGGCCACTGCAGCCTTCAACTGCGGTGCCCAAGGAGCATTAGGCTGCGCTACCGCCAGAATGTTCACTGCCTCGGTCAGTACCACGTTGACCTCATTGACCACTTGCGAGCCGGTGCAGCCCACCATTGGCGCGGCGCACAGTGTTAGGCAAAGGGCGGCGACTACCGAGCCCTTTGTAATTCCTGCGATAAGATTTTTCATATTCAGTCTCCTTGCTTACTTGGTTGGTGGTGCGCCAGGGGTAACCGACACCTTGGTGTCTACTTCCGTTCCGTCCGGTTGTTGCTCCTGTTGGTGAAACAGGATCTGTTCGACGTATGGAGTGTGCAGAACTGCGATCGCGGCCAATAGAAACTGACCGAGCGGCGCTAGGCGTGGATGGTAGCTGAGAAAATGGTTGACGGCCGTAACTTGGCTCGCGGCGGCACCCGTGGCGATCAAGCCCAGGATGATCAGGGTTTGCTTCTTGATTGCTTTGCCGTTGATGGTCAGGTTCATGCGATTGGGTCTCCTAGTACTTTCTCTACGTGGCTCCAGACTTCGTCATTTGAGACGAAGAACGGCAGCTTGATTATGATGATGGTGACCTGCTTCGCAGTGACAGACCATGCCAGCGTCACGCCGTCGGCGGTGGCCGTTCCGGTGGGCTGCGTGGGATCCACGGCTGGACCGCCCAGTGATCGCAGCTTGGCGACCAGCGCTACCGGGTCGGTCAATGCGTACGTGTGTGAGTTCATCGTTCTGCCCTCGCTATCCACTCAGGCAAGTCAGATGCGAGAGTTGGGTTGCCGGACGCTATCGCCTTGTAGTGCGTGATGCGCGCCGTGATGAAGTTTGCTACCAGGGTTGGTTGGTCGCAGTAGTTAGCCGCTCCTACCGTATTCGAGCCCCAACCGCCATCCACATTTATCTGAGCATCCTCCGGCAGCAGCGTGTTGACGGCGCGCTGCAGCATGAATACCGCCGTACCAGGTCCGCCGTTGACCGCCTCATCGAATACTCGCTTGGCTAGGTCGTCGGTAGCCAGCGCCGCGTACCACTGGTTCCAGAACTTGGTCTGATAGAAGTTTCGCACGGCTGGTCCGCGATCTGCTTGTGGTACGGCGTTTATGGCGGCGAATTCAGACGGGAAGGAGTGACTGTTGATGCCGGAGATGGCGTGCGCGCCAGGTGGCGGATCGGGCACCATGGCGTAATGATATGTCGGGTCTTCCGAAGTCATGATCCATGCGTAGCTGACGTCGAAGTTGGCCATTAGAATGAAGTTCCTTTGCTGAATGCCGAGCCGCTGGAAAACTGGGAGCCTATGAAGGCGGGTGGTGCAAGGTACTCAACCGCTCCGATGGCTCCCGGTACTGGCCGGGTCACCATGTAGTAGTCGGTTGACGGGCCGCCTGTCGTGTCTGACGCCAGCAGGGGGCTGCCAGATGTTGGGTAGAAGGAGTTTCTTGCTACAAGGGGGTTGAACACGTCCAGAGCCGCTTCGCTCACCCACGTCTGCGAGGGCTGATTCAACAGAAGCGGACTGACGCAAATCGTTCCATTCGTAGTCGATGGACATGTTCCACTCCGCATGCCAAACTCATCATTGTGCGAGACGTTCAGCGTGATGCCCGATGGCCCCGTTCCCGGCCCGTTGGTGAAGTCGTAGACCGTGGGGACGTTGGTTCCACCGTAGGGGTTGTTCGGATCGACGTAGCCAAGGAACACGTTGTTGGTGGAGTTGATGGTCGATGGGCAGGTGGAGTCCGCGCCGTTGCAGGCCACGAATATGGCTATCTGCTGAGCCGTGATGAATGTGTTGTTGATCAGGTTCCAGGTCGAGCCCGTTGGGATCACCGAGGCCATGCCGTTGCCGCCAGCGCGGCAGAAGCCCGTCAGGTACTGGTTGTAGGTTGACGGAGCTCCGGTGATGGACGCGCTCATCCTTGAACAGTTATTGACCGTGAGGTTGTTCTCGAATAGGGTCGTGTTGACCACCGAGTCGTCCCCGCCCCACTTCCAGTTCGATCCCATGTTGCCAATTGCAACGGAGTTGGTGATCGTGATGTTCGCGGTCTCGACGTGTGGGCCAATGAAGCCGTCCTTCGTGTTGTAGTCGTCCACGCAATAGTTGCAGGTGAACGAGACCAAGGGCGTGTTCTGCCCGCTCCAACTATCTCCAAAGCCTGCTGAGTTGGTGTCGTAGCAGACCTGCGCCGGGTAGGTATTGGTGATGGGATACTGCTCGTAGCAGCCATTGAAGATTTGCGTCACGTACTGTGCGTTGATGCTTGACCCTGGATAGTCAGGGGTAGAATTGTTGATCCAATGACCGCTCTCTGTGGTGAGACCCACAGCGGCATGAGGTGTTTGGAGGGGACCAGTGAACTGTGTTGAAGTAACAGAAGTTATAGAGATCACTTGACCGTTTAGGAACGTTGAGGTTCCAAAGGCGGAGAGGGTTACGATCATTCCTGGATTCAAGCCATTTGTAGGGTTTGGCGTGCCTGCGGGAGCAATTATAGTTACGTTATTGCTACTGTCTATGGAATATTGTGTGCTGTTGTTATTAAAGAGGTTGGCATCGTCGAAATTCCATCCAGCAAATGCGTTGAAGCCAGAGAAAACCCTAGTTAAATTGATCGTTCCGCCAATAGGTCCGAACAGTCCCGAGGCCGTAAATCCGTGAACATAGACATCCTGAAGGTTGATGTCCGCAGACTGATTGTTGAAGATGAAGCCCGTCACCGCGTAGTCGTCGTAGGGAGGGCTGTTGGAGCAGCCGCGCGGATAGGCCGGGGAACCCGTCTGGTAGGTGCAGACGCCGTTGTGCGTCGTCAACTCGATGCCCTGGATGTCCACATGCTGCGTCGATTGCAGGTTGAACGTGAAGACAAGCCCGAAGCCCCCGAACAACTGTGTCTCATTGGTAGCGCCATAGGGGTAGTTGTTGTTGATTGGCGTGCATGTGTAGGTCCCGTACGCGCAGCCTCCGAGGATCTTCGTGTGCGCTCCCGAGGTTCCCGCTGGGATTGGGGGGTTGAAGCACCCTGTGTTACCGTTGCCGGAACCGCACCATTGGTTGGGCGGATTGCCGTTCAACGCGTTGTCGTAGCCCAGCCGGCAGTTGGGATTCGATGGGTTTGTTTGCCCCGCGAGCGCGTGACATCCACGGATGACTACCGTATCCCCGCCAGCGATGACCCATGCCGGGTTGCTCCCGCTGTTGTCGCTCCATAGGTATCGGATGTCGTTGTAGGCGCATGGCTGATCTGTGCCCGTGCCAGGATAATCGGCGTCCGCCTGCCCGTTGCACTGGCCTGCGGTCACCGAGGTCGAGTACCTCGTTCCGCCGCCAGGGCGGACGAACCAAGTCGTGCCCCACGCGGGGGCCGAGCACATCAGAAGCAGCGTAGATAGGAGTAGGAGTCTCATTAGAAGCTCTTTGCCGACATGGATGACAGCTTCATGCCGGTAGCTGTCGATCCCTGCATCGTGATGCCCATGTCAGTCCCGGTGTTTGCAATGGTCTCGGCAGGGCTTGTGGCCTGTGGGCCTGCAACTGTGATGCTTGTGCTGGAAAGTGTAATGGTGTAGTTGCCAGTTCCAGTACCTGTGGCGCTGGTGTATTTTAGGTTCGCGGTTCCGCTCACCACATCGTAGATTTGGTAAGCCCCGGTCGTTGCCAATATATTGATGGCGGTGAAGTTGGAGGAGTTAGTCCAGCGCACTCCAATCTGGCACACAGCGGAAGTGGAAGTCCCAGTGCAAGTGGCTAGATTGAAACGAATCGTTTCGTTTGTCTGGCCGGTGTTGATTAGGTCTTCGTTGCCGGTGGTGTTGGGTACCGAGATGGACACGCCACCGCCGGATGCATAAGCGAAGTCTTGTCCACCTGTCAAAGCCCATGTGCAGCCGCTGCCCGCCGTACAGGTAGCAGGAACAGTTCCTGCAAGCAACGTACCTGATCCAGCTTCGTTGAATATCGTGTTTACGTAGACTGTCGCACCGCCGGGGTATAGGTTGGTGAAGCAATCGCCGTTCTGGTAGGTCGGGGCGAAGCCTCCGGCAAGAAGTCGTCCAGCACCCGGTAGGCTGCAATTCGAAGCCGTGAGGCTTGTCGGTACTACGCTCCCACCAAGCACCGCTGCGGCTCCAGTGTTGATGTCCTCCCAGTTGATTCCACCAAGTTGAATCTGCGGAGCTGCGCCTCCGGTGATTTGAATCAGGTTCGCCGTAACTGTGGTTGCCGTCGTGTTGATGGTCGCGTTGTGAATAGAAAGAACGCCCGGAGTGACTACGTTGTGCGTGATCCAATTCCAGCCAGAAACGGCAGCCGCTGGATTCACCAGGGTCGGCCCATCGATGTCGATTAGTTTGTAATTCGCATTGATATAGTAGCCGAGATAAGGCTGAGAATATGGATTTTGAGAGCCGTTGGACTGGGATGTGTGTTGGTGGATATGCACCGATCCAACATTTCCGTTCCCCGTCGTGAACTTGGCAATCTCTATGTCGTTGCCAAGCACTGTCCCGCTCGTATTGTTGATATGAATATCATCGGCGAGTTCGGTGCTGCTGTAGACAAGAGGCCCGGCAGCGGCCCCGTCGATCAAGTTGTTATCTGCGAACACATGCTGAATCCATCCAAAGTGAATGGCAGTTGGATAGCACGTCGAGCAGGTCTCGTTCCCGTCGTCGGGATTCCAAGCTAAGGCGTCGTCTCCAGACACGATGACATTTTCGCTCTCGTAGATATTAGAGTCAGGGCCGGTGAAGTGAAAGCCATCCGTGTTCTTCTTGAGAACCATCGGAACGATCTGATGTAGATAATTGTGGTTCAGCCAAACGTTCGAATCGTTCGAGAACATCGCGCTGTACGTGCCTGAGTCATAGATTTCGTCATAGTCCATGACGACGCCATTTACACTGAGCAGTTGGACGCCGAAGATCCAAAGATTCGACCCGTTTGTGGTGTGCGCCGTTCCTTGTCCGTTGCCACTGCCTGTCACCGCTTGAAGCGAGTTCGCATTTAGCGTGCAACCCGTGATTCGGATATTGGAATCGGTCTGGTTCGAGACTAAATAACCACCCGTTCCGCTCGTAGTAGTCGGGGCGTTCTGATGGGCATTGACGATAACCGGAACGTTCGCCGCCGCCTGCATGATGAATCCGTACTGAGGGGACGTACATTCAATCCATGTATTCGATCCAACGACTAAAGATGTGCTCAGAGCAACCCCAGTATCCATCATCAAGTGGATGTTCCCCGAAGCGAGGGTGGAATTGATTGGCCCTGCCGAGTCGACGGTTCCGGTTGCTGAACTTCCCGGCACTACTGCAACTCCGGGAGTCACGCCGATGATCTTGGATGCATAGACGACATTAGTGCTGAACGATCCAAGCACCTGCGCGGCTGTTGCAATGGACGGCACTCCGGTAGAAGTTGTATTCCAAAGCAACCCAGTCCCCAACCCAGACAGCAGCGTGCCGTTGATTCCCTTTACTGTAGTGGCTCCGCCTGTAGAGGTGCTGGTTGCATCGCCAGAGAGTTGCACAAAGGGAGTCGCTAGGTTGCTATTCGGTATTCCTGTTGGCAGCATGGCCACCGTAAGCGCACAGTAACTCGGTGCCGCTGTAGAGCCTGTGCAGTTGCCGAACAGTGTGCTCCCGGACGCATTGCTGAGCGTAAATGCCAGGGCTGGTGCCGTAGTCGGATTAGCCCCCAAGGCCGCCGTAAACAGCGGCGAAAGATTGGCCACGGTAAAGCTAGTCAATCCAATGCTTAAAGGCGTCTCCGCGCCGCCATTCAGTGATTGAAGAAAGCTGTGCGTGGTGGCGTCTGCTCGAATGTAGTCGACGCCCGCGGTGGGTGCTCCTGACGTGACGGATTCACCAAACGCAGCGCATCCAGTGGTGTGCGAACAGGATGTAGGTGGTGTGGTTCCCAGAGCTAGGCCACCCGTGGCTGCTAGGGACGTGAATATGCCAGAGTTAGGCGTGCCGGTGCCGATCGCGCCGGGTGATGCCCAGTTTACCGTGCCGCTACCGAGTTGAACCCACGCGCCGTTGATGCACTGAAACGTTCCAACATTGACCGTAACGACGAGCCAATTTGGCTGCGTGCACGCGCCGGTAGGCGTGTAGTTTTGATACTGCACAGGCTGCAGGTTGGTCTGCGCAGAAACGACGGCTGGAGCTGCCGCAAAGAGCAGCCCCAGCAAGAAGAGAAGCTTTCTCATAGTCATCGGTTTCACCTTAAGGTTGGCACTGGTAGTTAATGGTTACTGTGGTGCCCAGGATTGTGGCGGTGTTGGTGAAGCTGACGCCTGTTGCCGTTGCGACTGAGTTCCCGATGCCTAGACTAGCCCCGCCGTTCTGCGTAGCGGTGCAAGCGTACGCCGTAGTAGTCGTGGGCCACACCAACGTCAAGAACGTACCAGTCGCAAACGTGCCACCCGCGACAGAGTAAGTTCCTCGCAGATTCGTGCACGTCGCCGTCAGGCAGGTGATCGTTCCCGTTCCACTGCCGCCTCCGGCGGAGGTGATCGGATTGGAGATGGCGGTGTATGGGTGCGCTATGTTCGCGTTCGGTAGAAGTCCGGTGACTCCTCCAGCCGAGCCGCTGGCCAAATTGACGGTGGAGAAGTTCATGAGGGACGTGAATTCCGACCCGCCGTTTAGAGTCAGCTTGAACAAGTGAGAGGAGTCTGCGCGGATAGTGTCCACACCAGCCGCTGCGGTAACGGGCGTTCCTGCTTCCGCAAAGGCGCCACAACCAGATACTCCAGCGCCACAGGTCGGAGGTGATGAACCGAGCGCAAGGCTCGTTGCCGTCAAAGTGGTGAACGCTCCGCTATTCGGCGTCGTGGATCCGATTGCACCCGGGGTCGCCCATGGAATACTTACGCTCGGACAATCTGTTCCATTCTGCAGGCATGGAAGGATGCCACCGATGGTCGTTCCCGCAGCGAAGGAACTCGCCGCGCTTGTGGCAGTCACCTCCTTGGCTATCACCGTTCCAGTGGGGCCGTTGTTTCCGAACGTGTAGCTGTTCGCCGAGTAGGTGTAGAGGATGCCGCCGTTGGAGCCCAGCTCGTCGAAGATAAAGTACGGGAGCGGGGTTCCGCCGTTAGGATTCGCGTCGACAACGCACAGCACGCACCCGTTGTTGCCTGGCGTGAAGTACGAATGGATGAATTGGGAGTATGAGCCGTCGATGTCATACGCAGTGTTGGCGACCCCATTTCCCGGATTGTTTTGCACGCGCATCCCATACAGGACGTCGACCGGCCCGATGTCATTCAGCGTAATACCGACGCTGGGAAAGCTGAAGTCGATCCCCGTATACTGCGCCATTCGTATCGTCGCACCCTGGGCCTCGTACTCAGACGAGGAGGAACCAACGACCGAGTCAGCCACGTTCCAAGTCGCGTGGTTGGTGCAAAGGTTAGCGTCGCCCTGCGTGCCGTTGTTGGTGCCGCAGATCATTGCAGCCCCGTACATCTTGATCTGGGGCAGTGGCGACGTGATGGTGGCTCCGGTGCCCGTCTCGGTCGCTCCGGACTGTGTCCACGTGAGGACGATGTTGTAGAGGTTTAGCGTGTTCGAAGCGACGGTGAAAGTCCCGTTCAGGTCGGACGGTGTCGCCCCGCTGACGACGATGGTCGAACCGGCGGGCCAGAAGTAGGGGGGAAAGTTGGTGTTCGGAGCCGTGGCCGTCACCACGCCCGTGCCGCTGTTGCGTGAGAGCGACAGGTTGGGCAGGAGGTTCGCGCTTGGCTTGACGACGTTTCCGTTGCCCGCGCAGCTTCCCTTTACGCAATGCCCGAAGATTACATGGGTGGAGTCGATGGCGCCAGCGATGAAATCGACCGTGGCCACTGTTGAACCGTTCGGGCCTAGAACCTGCCCGCCCGGGCCGCCCTGCCCGATAAAGTCTCCCGTGTGGAATGGATACTGCGATTCAAGCACGATGGTCTGAGTTCCGCCGCCGAGTGTCCCGACGCTGGTGACAGTGTCCTCTTCCTCCTTCGTTCCGACTTGGAAGATATCTGAGCCCGTCGCGAAGCCTGCTACGTTCGTTCCACCGAGGACGTTGATCGTGCAGTTCTGCGCGCCGTACACGCCGAAGTTTCCTTGGAGCGAACTCGTGCAGCTCGCGATGGTTCCATAGGCCGTCGAGGGCGTTACGGTACCCGAACTTAGGGTGTACTCATTGGCTCCGTCCACGTTGGGCGTGTAGACGCTTACCGTATATGGCCCCGAGACCCCGGTGGTCTGATTGACCATAAACAGCCCAACCGGAAACTGGTTGGAATTAGCGGGCATTTCACTCCAGTCGCCCGCCTGCGATGGCCCGGTAACCACGAGCAGCGTAGTACTATTGGCCCCCGAGGTGGCAGATACCACGGGACCGAATAGTTCGCCCACTTGCTTGATGTGGACGCACTTCCAGCAGCCGCCCTCGTCATTAGCGTTCACCAAGTTTATGACCGCGGACATGTAGTCGTAGCTGCAGTGGGTGTCGCCCTCGGAGGTGTGCGCGAAGAGACAGCCCTCATACTGACTGATGCCAGCAGTTGCGGACTCGAATGAACCCGGGTGAACCGAAAACACCGACCAGTCGCTGTTGCCGTTGAAACTCTGACCGCTATTGTGACCGGGGCTGAAGCTGTCGAACGCCGTCTGATCGAATTGGAAGCTGTTGCTCGGCGTCGTGTTGGTTTCGGTGAATCCGTAGGACGTGCCAGTTGACTGCGTGACGAACTGATTGCTGGTTCCGGCGTTGTTCACGCAAGTTCCGATAGCGCAGCCCGAGCCTCCCCCACCGATGGTGAAGGTGCTTCCCGTCTGCGTTACCCCGGCTCCAACGATGGAGATTGAAGGGCCGGTAACGGTCGTGACAGGGCCGATGACGGACGTTATTCCTGCGGTCGCTGGACATACCGCGTTCGCCGCCGTGCAGATTAGCGATCCGTTTACCTCGCTACCCGTAGCCGCGAGAATCGGCGCTCCAAACGTGAAGTAGCCTGGATTTGTAACGTTGTAGTCGAGCAGGGAATTGCCCACAGTCGTGGATGACGTTGCAATCGGAAAGAATCCCGTGGTGAGGCCGGAGAGTCCACCGCCCGTGCAGCCAACGTTAGTTACCACCGCAGGAGAGCCTGCGGGATAGCAGAGCGGGCTGGTGCTGGGGGTTAGGTAGTTGAGTTCTAGGCCGGTAGGTACAATCGTGGTGATTGTAGATCCGGCGTTCTGAAAAGTAACGGAGCCGCCGGGCGCACCACTAACCGCTGCGGTGTTGAATGTGATCGTATTGGTCAGAAATGTTTCGCAAGCAAAAGGATTCCCCCCGCCGACTTGAGCCTGCGATGAACAGATACTACCAGTTGGGAAAGAGCTTTCGGATTCGTCGTCAAGTGGACCCATGTAAATCCCATTTACCACATCCGTCCACGCGCTATTTGTCGCCAAGCTTCCCTCTATCCTGAACGGGACTCCTGCGGCACCTTGCACTCCTAACATCGGAGAAAGTTCTCCGCCTGATCCAAAGTTCTCTTCGTAAACATAGAGAGATGGTTGATTAGTATTGTCTTGGGGACCCACGGTCAGGGGTAGGGATATGGTCACATCGCCTGGGTTGGTGATTCCGTTGTCGATGGGCGAGTCACCGAGCGTAGAAGATGTTACAGCATAGGGGAGAAATCCCGCCGTCAAAGAGAATCCGCCACCCGCCGCAACCCAGTTCCCCTCATCGTTACAGAACAGCCCACTGGGCGTTCCTACGGGCGTGCAGGTGACGAACTGCGACGTAGCGCTCGACTTGCTATTAACGAAGTTTCCTCCACCCGGCTGGAACGCGATTCCATTCGGAGCGTATATCCCCCCCTCTGCTGCGAGCAGGTCGGGCATGTAAACCGTGCCGCCGAATGACGTCTGGAATGTTACGCCCGGATTGATTCCATTGAACAAGCCACCTTGACCCGACGAGGCCACCTGAAAATTCTGCTGGGTCGTGGGACTAGATGCCTGTGTGTAGACGGCTCCGATAATATTGGTGTTGATCGGATGAGACACAGCCGCGTATGCGTTACCTCCGCGACGAAGGCTTAGCTGATTCAATACAAGCGACGTGGGGGTTGTCGAATCCCAGCATATAAACTCCACCGCTCCGTTCGTCCATCCACATCCCGTAGACGGCCATCCTGCGGTGGACGCTACTGGAATGACAAGGGATGTCGAGGTGATTGAGGCAGTCGTAGTAAGAGCTGCGCCGACGCTGAATCCGGGGTTATTCTGGTCGAGATTAGCGCAGGTTGGGCCAGCGCAGAAGGGAGGTATGGCGCATCCGGCACTACCCAGGGGGCAATTGACCCCGTTGATGAGAGAGAAGGGGTTCGCCAGAGTCTCTAGTACATTGATTCCCGAAGGGTTGGTGACGTTGATCGCCCCATTGCCGCTCGAGTTGGCGAAGTTCACGGGTGACGACAGCGGGCCTGAGCCATTGACGCTAATGGCCGTTCCAGCGCCAGCCGTATTCACCCATCCGGCGGAAGAGCACACGAATAACGTGTTGCTTACAGTGTTGGTGTACGGTTGCCCATAGTTGACCGAGGTGCACGTCCACAATGGCGACACCGGATCCACCGTGCCTGTGATTGCCGGCCACCGAATTTGCGACGCGGGGTTTATCACAGTCTGCGCGGAGACGGCGAAAGCGGCGCAAAAGAAGAGCAGAAAGCAAAGCAGCGCACGCTTAGATGTACTTGACATAAACATTGTCTCCAGTAGCAGTTGCATTGTTGGTCATCGTGATAACGGCTCCGGAGAGCGTAAAATCAATACCGTCGCGTTGTAGGATGCCGTTCCAGTAGAATCCGAATATGAAGTTAGGCACCTGGCTGCATGTGTAAGAGTTTCCAGGTATGACCCCCACGGGGGTCTCCGTGACGGCGTTGGCGGCAATCTGTTCGCCCAGATTCGTGATGATGAAGTCGGCCAAGGCGGGCATCGGTATGATGCCGCCAAGCATCAGATCCAGCAGGTTCCAATTGTAGTTTGTAGGAACCTGCCAGTTCGGCTGGTTGTACGCCGGAATTTGCAGTCCTATATTCGGAGTCGTCGTCTCACTGGCCATGATTTAGTTTCCTATCGCGTAGAACGCCAGTGTGACTGCCTGGTCGAAGTTTGCACCACCACCACCTGTAGGAACGGAGCATTGTAGGAATACTTGTGCTCCGGTGGTGGTTACTGACACCGCGCTGGCGGAAGCTATATCGTTGGCGTGTGCGCTAGGACTTGGCAAGCCTTGTACGGTTACCTGCAGTCCTGGCACTGCTGTAAAACCGTGTGGAAAGACAATAGCAGCATTCGCAAACTGGTTGCCGGTGGATGGGACGTTGATGCTACCCCACACTTCTATGGTTCCATCAGGAGAGATTCTGTAACTACCGTTTGAGTTTGTTACGCGTGAAAAACCTGGCGATTGCGGCACAAAGAACCCACCGACGTTCGTCAGCACCTGGCCAGCCGCACCCGGTGCGGCCAACGTCAGCGTGGTGAACGCTCCGGTCGACGGCGCGGCGGCACCTATGGCGGTGCCTACTATACCGTTAATATCGGATAGCACGGGCGCGGCTGGAACCAGATTGCTGTTGACGTCGACCTTGAACAGCAATATGCACTCCGCGTTCGGCGACGTATCCAGAGCGCCTGCGCCAATTACATCGCCGGACCACGTGACTGTTCTCCCGCCCGTGGCATCCTGAGATAGTACCACAGTCAGTAAATCGCCAACTTGCTGATTGATTATCGTTATATCCGCATTACCGGTGAGTCTTACTTCGAATCCCAGCGACTGCGACATGTCGAACGTTACATTTGGCGCGTACGTCACCAGCTGCAAATTGGCCCTGAAGTCCGCCGACGTCAGGAAGTTGGCGCACTGGGCGGTAAGCGTAGACAGATTGGAGTCCGACGTAGTGAAGCCCTTGGCAGCGAACGCCGTGAACAGGGCAGTCAGATACGTGGACATCTGGTAGAACACCTTGTTCGCTAGCGGCGAAAGGAACAGGGAGGGGTCCGTCGCTCCTCCCGCGCGCTGTGAGTCGGCCAAGTAGGCCGCATCATTCTCTTGATTCGCTGCGGTGGGATTCCACTGCAGAAGATTGGTGGTTGCCATGTAGCTCCTTGCCCGCGGTTAGCCGGCCCAGTGTCCCGTGTCGAATCCAGATATGAATCCCGGCGAGCTGCCAAATCCGAAGAAGGGCAAGACACCGAACAGGTACGTATAGAGCACGCCCTCGGGACGCGGTACGATGTAGCCGTGCACGATTAGATCCTGCAGTATAGATGTGAATGATCCTGTAAGGGTGAGATCCACAGTCATATTCTGATTGTCGATGACCACGATTGTACCGCCAGGAAATAGTTGCTTCCAGATTGGGTACAGGCTGACAATCGTACCATCCCACTGGTTGGTCGCGATCTTCGCCTTGATGTAGATGCGAAATGTGGCGTCGTCCAGGATTGGGCTGACTCCGCCGCTTGGCTGGAAGTTCACCGTGCGGAATGCGCCGACCGTGGCTCCTAGCATGTCCAGTTGCGCGCCAATGGCGCTGTCCAGGTCGAGCGACGTGTCCATTTGAACCAGGCACTGGCTGGCGTCATCGAATTTCTTCAGCAGAACGTAGAGCAACGCGTTCAGCTTCTTGGAATTGGCGTACTGGCTCGTCAGCAGCCCTATATAGTATCCGATGGGCAGTGTTTCCAGCGGCTCATTGCCGTAGCCTCCGGTGCCATAACCTTGCGTGCCGTAGTACGGGTTGCTACTCATACCGTGACCACTCCTATGTTGCCGGCGATACCCTCAGCGGCATAGTAGAAGTTTGGCATAACGATGTCGACGACGCCGAGCGTGGAGAACGAAACCGCGCCTCCGGTACTGGCAGCTGTAGTTGGAATTGTCAACGGTATGGTAGTGCCTGACGGGGTTCCAGTCAATGTTCCAGGCGCGATGCCGGGACCAGAGACCAGTTGACCGGCTATGATGCCAGTAGCTGAGGCCACTACCATAGACGATGCGGCAAGGCCATACGTGCCCGTGGTAGAAGCCGTTGTTACACCAAGTTGTACAGATACTGTTCCGAAGTTCGGCGCGATCAGGTTGGTGTTCACGTTCATGATCTCGAAATAAATAGCTCCGATGGACACAGTCTCGCCAATGGCCAGTTCGTTTAGGTACGTTACCAACGCAGCCTGCACCGCACTTAGCACGGCACTGTTAGGCGTAGTACCGTAGCCAGTCAACGTGGTGAGCACGAATATGGGATACACCGTTGGCAAAAAGAAGCTGATGTCCTCGGTCACGCCAGTATTTGGATCAATCACTGGATTCGTCGTGGTACCGTTGGTGAAGCAACCGATCGTCTTTTTCTGGTAGATCGCCGTGGCCACACTTAGTACGTTGGTGCATTGCACGACCATTGAGATGGAGTGGGGCGGGTTGCCCCAACTGTCCACGGCTCCCGTCGGATTCTCGATAGAAGACCCTGGGCCACCTGGCGTGGGGTAACCCGGAGCAACGCGAATGACTCCGGGTGCGGCTAAAATGGCAGCTATGGTGGATGCCACAGGAGTTAGAGATGGCAGCGCCACTGACACCGCTTGACGCGCACGCAGACTGGAGTCGGACTCCACTACGTCGCCCACAGTCGCTGCTGTTGGATTGGTGACAGTACTCCAACCAGACGTCGGCGTGTTGATGACGTTGACCTGCCCCGGCTCGGCGGCAATAGCTCCTGGAGTGGTGCAAGTCGCCGTTACGCTGATTATCCCGCTGAGAGGAAATGTAACCGTCGAAGGAAGTGCCCACAGGTTACCATTCTGATCCTGTGCGAATCCGTTCGTAATAGTCGACAATCCTGTGCCAACTAGATTCAGCAGTACGGTAGAGAATGTGAACGCCTCGCGCGCCAGCCCGTTCATCTTCACTTGCCTATCTAGGCCAGCTCCCACGGCCGTTTGTGGCGATGACTGGTTGTACGCCAACTGTGCAGCCTGCATGGTGTCGGATTGCTTCAGGGAGATGATGCTCAACAGCTGGTAGATGGCCGAGTCTGGGCCAACATACTGATTGATGCCATATATGTTCAAGAACGCTTGCAGGTTGTCGGCAAGGATCGACGGGTACGAGGGAACGGTGAGTCCGCTCGCCGTTACGGACGGTGGAGCATAGGCGGGTGTGCTCATGATTCTCCTTGCTGCTTTACGCGTCTAGACTTGATTCGCTCAAGGCTGGTGCTGTATTTATGGCAACCGGACCAAATTGCGTGGTGGTGTTGGCCGTTATGCCTAGTCGACCATTCGTGAACGTCACCTGCACGTTGTTGGTGCCGGTTACATATGGTCCGCCCTCGATGTTCTGGCGTATGGCCAGCTCCATGGCGGCCAGCCCTTGCGGTGTTCCGAGTTGCCCAAGTATGGCTTGGAACACTGGTAGCCCGATATTCAGGTTCTCCCACCACTCTCCAAGGAACAGATTCAAACGGGTCTTGATGGCCTGTGCTACTGCAGACGTATCTGTAAGATTGGCGTTGGGGTCAAATATAGGGTCGTATCCTGCGTCCAGCAGCAGGTACTGCATCGTAGGGGCTACGTTGGCCATGAACTACTGTCCCTTCAAAATGGTGGTCTCTGAGCCTGTAGGCACGGCAGGACCAGTATAAGGCGGCGACAGTGTAGCTAGATATGGCATGATATTGGTAACGAACCACTGGTAGAAGGTATCGTTTACTAGCGCCAATGCCATACCATCGTTCTTAGCTGTTACAGACGCTCCACTGATGGTGACTCCTGCTTCTGCCACGTCGATGATAGTATTACCGTCGTCTGACCGAATCTGCAGTGAGTCGGTGGAGTAGTCTGAAAGCAGGTTGTTCTGGCTCCACATGCCTGGAAAGAACCCGCAGTCGTGCACATGGTGCCTGCGGACTTCAAGCTGGCGCTGCGTGCCGGATGGTATAGGCCACGACACCGGCTTTGGATTCTGAGCCGGAGGGGCGTTCTGCTGACCGTGCAGCCACCAATTGTCGAAGCAAGTGTCGCAGAATATCAGCATCCCCTGGTCGCCCTTCTTCAAGGGCAATGTCACGCTAAATCCTCCTCCGCGCGGCAATAGGATTGGCACGTTGATGATGGGCGGCACGTCCCACCACTGCTGCTGCCCGTTGTAGCGCACTCGCTCCTGTATGGCTATCTGCACGGTTACGGTCTGCGCGCTGCCGTTGATGTCTTCTGTTAGGAACGCCGGTGTGGCAACGCGCGCCTTGGCCAAGGCTTGCTTGACAATCAGCTTCCACTGACTGGTGTCTGAGGCCGTTACCTGTGCCAGTGTAAGACCGGGCGTGTTGGGCGTGCTTGACATGCGACTCCTAGGTTGGCGATGTGGCCGACAGCAGGCCATCCAGCAGGTTGGAGGCGAACGTGGTACTGCAGCCGGTTACTTCCGTGTACCAGTCGTTTCCACGTGAGTCGCCGACATGCCTTACTTGTACGACGAACTGCAGCGTGTTGAGCGGGTTCTGGAACTGACCTACTTGAATTACTTGTTGCGTTATGAGCAGGTTGCCGGCCAACTGCACTACTTGCACTGGCAGTGTCACCTTGAGACGTGGGTCTAGCAGCACCGTGAATATGATTCCTTGCGGAGTTTGGCGAGGAGTGCCTATGATACTCTGCGTAGTTCCGGCCGGCAGTCCCGACGCTACAGTTCCTATTGGAGTGGGCAATGCATAGATAAGATCAGGAGCAGGCGTGGCTAGGCCAGAACCGATATTGCCGATCTCGGTCATGTACGCCGCATTGCCTTTGCGAAACGTTGACAGGTTCTGGTCGGATGATACGATGTCCAGGTAGTCGCCCATCGTATGGAACACGGTGTTTCCACGCGGATACTGCTTGGCTGTCAATGCTGCTTGCGCATGCTCGCTCAGCGTGGCTGTATTCTGACTGTTCTCCATAGGAGGCAGACCAATGTTGCCGGCCATCTGTGTAAGCAGCTGAGCCTGCTGCGCGTACGGGCCGATGGAGAAGGCCACCGGGTTGGCCATGGATATCGGATTGGCCACGCAGTGCAGTGTTACGCGCGTGTCGATGACGTTCTCTTCATCCAGCAATACCTGGAATATGGGGCCGTCCCACACCACCGAACTCAGCGCTGGGCCGGTCTGGAAACCCGCCTTAAGCCTGACCTTAGTAGCCGCCAGTACTATGTTGTTGATTGTCTCCTGACTAAGGTTGTATACGACGATGTCAGCGTACCACCAAGGAGACGGTATCGTGGACTGCACTATTTCAAACGTTATACGCAGCGATTCCGGCTCCCATGCGTTGGTGGACACGGTAAGGTCTTGGTCTACGCCGTTGGCGTCCGTGTACGTTATGATCAGCTCCCATGCCTGCCCGAAGAACGGAATCTGAGATGTGGTACTCATGCGGTATCGCCCCACAACAATGAGAAGTTGGTAAGGTTAGCAGCACCTGGGTAATCGGAAGACGCATTGCCAGTGTTCAAGATGTACGCACTGCCGATCTTCAAGTAACCGTACTGCGCCAGTATATTTGCCGATGGATAGTAGCCGGTGACCAATGGCAGTGAAGCGATTAGAATAGCATTCTGCGCACTTGTCACTTGCAGCTGCCACCAACCGGACATGACCGAATATGATAGGAAGAATCCTAATGTAAGTGGGTTACCATCTACGGTCAACTGAACTGAGAATGATTGGTTAGGATTCTGCGTTAGCGGTATGATTTGCGACGACATCAGTTCGACCCTCCGAACTGCTGCGGCGTGGAGCTGTATGACCCAGCTCCCGGCACGTTAACGGCAGTTTGATTCTGCTGCGCACTGCCTATCAAGGTTCCAGGCATCGCCGGAAACTGGTTGTTGATGCTATCGGCATTCAGCGTATTGATCATGGAGCCTGGGGGCACAAGGAACTGACTGTCGATAGTGGATGTCGTTGGTGCGGTGCTGACCTCGCCAAGTCCGGTCTGATTCGTCTCATTCGGACGAGAACTTGTGGGTGCCGTCTGCACGTCAGCCAAAAACAACTGGCTAAATTCGACTCGGAAGCGCGCTCCGGTTATGGACTTATTGTCCTCATGCGGCGAGATATCCGCTATCAGCATGTTTGAATATGTGCGCAGACGAGTAGTAACTTGAAGAGGCACACGTGAAGCCTGTAACGCTAGCATCTGCTGGTACGCCGACACGCTCTTGGACGAATTGCCGGTCCACTGCTGAACGTAAGGGGGACTGGTCTGATTGGAAGCGACGTACTGCGGAGTCACGTCTGACATGAGCACGTATATGACCAGCGACGCCGGGTTGAGGTAGGCGTGGCTGGTTATGGCCGCGCCGTTTTGCACCGGGTGCATGGTCTTGGTGAGCGTCTGTCCATGCTCTAGTGATAAGACGGCGTCGAATACGTAAGTAGTGGACGAAGTCACCGACAACTGCAACGGAGTGTCAGGACTGCTACCAGAGACTTCCGTTCCCACGCTGCTCTGACCGTAACTTGCCGGTACGGTTACGGAAACCATCGGCATCTTGGCCCATTGCGGAGGACGATACTGGGCGATCGGTGCTGGTGCGGTCGACATGGCCTACCCCGTAGCTCCCGCATCTTGCAACTCATAAAGGTTGCGCTGCGTCTGCTTGTTTTTCAGTGAGTTCAGCTTGGAGACGACCGCGTTCGCGACGTGCTCGTTGGTGTGGCCCGGCTTGTCTATGTGGATCACGATAGATCCGACGTGGATGTCGCCCGACACTCCCTTGGCGCGCGCGATGGCCGCTATCTCGGCCTGCGCCTCCGAGCTTAGCGCGCCGTGGCGGTACAGCGCCTTGTTCATGGCGCCAGGACCGTCATGGTACGCGCCCACGGCCTCGTAGACATTGCCGTGAAACATCTTCAGAAGTTGCGCCAAGTATGTAAGTCCGCCCTTAATGTTCTGCCCAGTGTCAGCGGCATCTACGCCAAGGCCGCGCGCCGTGCCTTTCAGCAACTGGAACACCCCGGCGGCGGAAGTGTGCGAGCCGTCCTTGTTTTTTCCGCGCAGCAAATTGCCGCTGGAGTCGTACTGGCGTTCGCCGCTTTCGCCACGCGCGAGAGCGTGCGCCACGTCCGTATCGATTCCCAACTGCTCAGCGACATGCGTTATCATCTCGTGTATGTTGATGCCTGCATTGCCCTGCGCTTGCGCCTGCGTTCCACTACTGAACCCCGGTATGTTCGGCAGTATCGGACTGTTCGTGGTGGTGGCCCCAGAGCCGTCTTTGACGGGCGCGCTCAGCACCGATCCGGCCTCGGAGAATCTGCCATGGGACGCTAGCGCCGCCGCCGTGAACAGGCGCGCCACTCGCTCCTCGGCGGTGGCCACGCCCTCCACGAACACCGCGAACAGGTGGATCACGTCGATCAAGGCCTTGGCGAACTTTTGAAAATTGAACGTACTGCCGCTGACGGAATGGTCGAAGATTCCGACCAAATTGGTGAACGCCAAGGCGGTCTCGGACACCGCGCTCCCGACCGTATGGAACACGTCCTTGACGTCCTTCCACACCGGAAGGAACACGCTGGTGATCTTGGCCGATATTTCCGGCATGCTGGTGGTCACCCAGTTGTTGAAGCGCTGCAGCTTCTCCAGCAGCGTGTCGGGACCCAGACCCAGCGCCTTCATGAACGTGTTCACCACATTCATGGCCAGGAACTCGCCCTCGACCTCCATGCGCGTGAACTCGAAGCGAATGTCGCGCACCTTCTTCATCTGCGCGTCGAAATCGCCGTCCGGGGCCATGGCGTGCATGTCGTGCATCAGCACGGCGGTGCGAGCGCGCAGCTCTGGGTCCCACGTCATCTGGTCTAGGGTGGCGCCGAGCGCGTCCATGGAGATTTGGAGACCGCGCGCGGCTTCCTTGCTGATGTGCATGTTCAAGGCCAGCAGGCGGTATGACTGATCTGCCATGGCGACCTTGTCCACCATGCCGACCGCGGCTGTCCCGATCGCCAGGAATCCACCGGTGATTTCCATTTGCGCCTTGAAGAACGCACCCGCTATGGCGGACGCGCTGTTGCCGGCCACGGAGGTGGCCTCCTTCAGCGCCTGCGCGAACCTGGCCATGCCGCTCTGATCCACGCTAGAACCGAGCTTGACTAGATATTCATCGACGAAGCTCGTTGCCATCAGTTTCCTTTCGCCGCATGCGCCCTGACGCGCCGCATGTTCTCTTCTTTGGTGTCCAGGTACTCCAACACATCGAGCAAGTCCCCGATGTCGTATGTACCGTCGAACATCTCATGCTGCCGCCAGAGACCGGCAGCGACGGGTTGCCACAGGAAGGCGTTCAGGGTTGGAAACCCCGCCACCTCGAATCCTGGTCCGTCCCCGTCGTCACCCGGCATCACAAACCAGGGGCGGTGGACTCGAAAAAAGCGCCGAAGCAGAACACCAGGACCTCGGACACCAGCTGCATCACGAGACCGACGTCGTCCCGCACGCCGTAACCATCCTTGGTCCATACACCGCCGTCCGTCATAATGGGCATGGCATTTCCGTTCTCATCCTTCTTCGACGCCACCTTCAAGCACGCCGTCTGGATGAACTGGAAGTCAGAGAACTCCACACCACCAGACAGGACAGTGAACGCCAGAGCGCGCACCCGGTCCTCGCCGCTGATGGCCGGTTGTTCCTCGGTTGGCTGCTCCGCGACCTGCTCTACAGACCCGCGCCGCTTGGAAGCTGCCTCTAACTCCCGTTCGGCGCGCTCCTGCATCATTCGCATGCTGATGCTCATCATACGCATGAAGATGAAGCTGCCCACGTCTGGCGACAGCTTGCGGACCTCGTACGACGCGCCCTTCAACTCCACTACCTTGCTTCGTGACATTTCTTGCTCCTTACTACTGGTTGATTACGTTGGCCGCCATCAGCTTCCAGGTCACACGCTGGCCATTGGCCTCGTATGGCTTGTCTGGCACCTTGTCAAAACTGCAGCCGGTCAGTGTGTGCTGCGTACCGTCCGTCAGCATACGGAAGCTGATGGATGTAGCCGCCCAGCCGCTGACGTCGTCGTTGTTCGCGGCCAGCAAGCACTGATTCCACAGATCCAGCAGGTCCGAGTGCAGTGAAGACGACTCCTGCACGTTGATGTCGAGCTCGCCGTTATCACCAGCGATGTACGACACCATTACCGTACCATCTGCCGCCACATCGTGCGCCGACCGGGTGGTCGACATACGAATGGAAAAGCTGCCGGCTCCGATGTTGCCGCCGGTCAGCGGGATGGTTACGCCAAAGACGTCGTTCGTTAGAACGCCCGTCAGACTCTTGAATGAATAAGTTGCCCCTTGTCCCAAGACAGATTCCTTTTCTTCCGCTCAGGCGGACTTACAGTTGAACAAACACTCCGATTGTCAAGCTTTGAACCGCACCCGCCGTGGTGATGAACGTGTAGATCGGCATGGCCTTGCCGGCGTCGCGATCGGCCGTCAATTGCTGCGAATACGGCTGTGACAAGTTCAGGAAGCCAGAAGGAAGAGCTTGGCCATTCGTAATCGACAACCCTGTAATGTTGATCGAAGCGCCCTGCCAAGTATTGCCGGCGAGGAAGCCGATATTCGCCATGAACGTGCACGCCGAATTCGCGGCCTGGATAAGCAGATGCTCGCCAGCATTCGTCTGCGGAACAGCTGCCTCCGACTGCAGTACGGCCATCTCCGCGCTCTGGATCTGCGCCACCAACATGGCCAGATTCAGCCACAAGTATGATGGTGACCCGTTGGACATGAAACCCGGCTCCTCCAACTCGAAGTTCTGGAAGTTGCCGAACACATTGAAGCCGGCCGACAGGATATTGGCGTACTGGGTCTGCGACAGCGGCTCTGGGGCGATACCTACCAGTGTCTTGTGCGCCACTGTGAAGAAGCTCCCGGCGAGTCCGGTATTAAGGCCCATCTCCACGCCCATCAACGCCACAGCCGCATAGACATTGTTCGGGAACAATCCGCCCTGCGTCGTGCCGTACTGGCCAAGTACGCGCAGCGACAGCGTTTGCAATTGCAGAGCTACATTGTTCGCAGTGCCAGCTGGAATGCCGACCGAATTCGAATACGGGTAGTAGCGCGTGCTCTGCCACAGCGGGTCGGCCCACTCGCTGATGGCGATGTTGTCTGCGTCAGCGGGCGCGTTCACCGTGAGCCCGTACCACGCGCCGCTGGCGATCCGGCACGCCGTGGCGGCCTGCAGCAGCGACTCGCCGATGGCGGTGATGTCCACCTTCAGGCCGTTTCCGGTGGATGGCGAGATCGCCGTGCACGTCAGACCGTTGGCCATGCTGTAGCCGGTGCCCTGCGTCGGCACGCTGAACGTCAGGATCTGCCCCGTCGAGCCGACCGTGAGCGCCTGGCCCACGCCGTAGTTGGCGCTGCCCTGCACGATGTTGAACTGGTCGCCGACGTCGAAGCCCTCGCCGACGTAGCCCACGCTCGTCTGCGCGGTGGTGACGGTGGTGGTGGCTGGCGCCGCCAGTACGGCGACGGTGCCGCTGGTGACCGACGCGACGGTCGTTACCAGTGCGGCCCCTGCCACTCCGGCTCCGGCCACGATGACCGGGGTTCCGACGTCGCCGGACACGAAGGCGGCGGTGGCGGAGGTGAGGAACGTCGGGTTGGTGACGCTGGACATCGCGCCGTCGTTCACGGTGCGCCCGTCCAGGACGACGGTGCCTATGGCGGTGAGGTCCTGCCGACCGACAGCGAACTGGGCCGCCGCAGGGCTCTGCGAGAAGTAGATCTGTGCCGCAATGTACTCTGGTGAACTGGTTGTGAATCCGGCAAGTTGCATGGCCGACGTGCTGGTGAACAACTGCACGCGGCTGTTGGCTCCGTACGAAGGAATGATGGTGCTCGGTCCTACGAACAATCCTACGTTGAAAGAGTTGACGGCTGGTGCTGTGGGAGACACCGTAACCGTGATGTCAATGATGTTGGATAGCGCCAGAGGCGGCGTAACGGCCATGGTTCTCCTTTATTCGTTCGTTGTTACGTCGGCCAGCAGGCCGTCTTCTGTGAATACCTTGTTTTCAACGCTTATAACAGCGCCGTCGGATATGGTCTCTGTGATTTGCTCATACATGACTACGCTGAAGTCGGACCGATCGAACCACTGTGCATTTGTTTGTTCAGGGATGCGCGTCGGTTCGGCGAAGTCGGACACTGGATAAAGCTGCTGCAACGAAAGCAGGTCGTTGAAGTAATCCATGAAGAATGCGGAGTGGATGGCGCGTGCTCGGTCCGTGCTGTTCGGCCCATACAGCACCCAGTTGACACGCCAGCCGCGTGTGTACATCCATGTCTCGACCACTGGCCCAGTACCAGAGAATGTCCGATCTCTTACCAGCCGGTAGTCCACGTTCTCTGGCACGCAGCTGATGAAGCAGACGTCAACATCTGGACGAGCGATGAATGGCTGCCCCTCGGTCTGCCAGTCCACACGCACCACGCTGTAATCCGGTGGGTTGATGCCAATCATGCCGCACGTCATAGGCTGTATGATGGCGTTGATTTGCGCCACCGTAAGTGCGCTGGAAACAAGTGTTTGACCATTGGGATAGGGCGTAGAAGTCGGCACTAGGCGGCGTCCATTCTGCGGGCCAAGGCTTTGAAGTACCCGCCCCCTGGATCTCTGTAGACCGAGATCACTCGGTACTGCTCATGCTCATACTGCAAGATGTCGCTGGCCGCCGCGCCTACGTAGGCCGTGAATGGCCACGTGATGTAGAGCGTGCCGACGACGGAATTCGTGAATGTAAGTACGTTGCCGACTATCATGTAGTCGATGCCAGGAATCTGCAGCAAACCGTTGACGTACACGGTGGCGGTGTCTTCAGGCGGTACTTCTGATAGTGTGTAGGTAGTACCAGAACCAGCTGGAACCTCACCGTGAGTGCTGGGAACCGGAGCAGTTCCGCGCGTTACGTATAAGGCTTGCGTCCACCAGAAAGCACGCACACCTTCTACGCGGTCGGCTTCTGGCAGCATCTGTATTTCTTTCGGAGACAATTGCTGGACTGGACCGAATGCCTGCAGCGGTGTAACTGTTGACTGCACTCCGCCCAGCACCCACGTATCCGTGCTGCGGAATATGGTGAACGGCTTCGGCGCTATCATGTCGGGATCGACGACTACATCGGCTACTGAGATCACAGGTCCATCTTCTCAGCATTCTCCCATTGGTCTGGGTAGGTTCCGTGCGTTTTAACCGCCGATTCTTTGATGGATGGGAGCTCCTCCGCCACCTTGATTCGATCGCTGCCATCGCCGTCTACGCTTATCCCGGCTACGCAGGAATGACCAATATCACCCAGCCATTTGATGAATGAAATGTGGCGCGCCAACCTGTCTACGAAATCTTTGGGACCAGTAATGGTGAGTGTAATAGTAGATTGTTCCTGCGCATCATACCCGCGAATCTTGCTGAGCTTGCGCTGCCGTGCTCCCCAATCCAACATGGCTATTCCTCTCTCACGACCCCTACGATCGCCGCCCTCATCGCCCCGGTGTCGATGCCAGGCACGTCGCTGCCCTTGCGCGCTATCGTCGACTTGGCGTTCGGTTCCCAACCATTCGCTTCGGTGAAGATGCGACGCGCGGCGTTCTGACCAGCGAGCGCGGCGCGCAGCATGAACTTCGCGGCCTTCTCCTTGTCTCCATCCAGGCTTGCTTTGATGGAGGCGTTGAGCTCGCGATTGATGGAGTCCTTGTTGTTCTCAATTGCCGGCTTCAACACCGGGCGCGCTGGCTGCTTATTGATGGGCGAGCCCTTCTCGAAGATAAAAAGTAGCTCGGCGTTGTTGATGTCTTCCTTCGCCGCTTTTGCAAGCTTGGCTTTCTTCTTTTTGGAGGCGGTCTTGCCGGCCATCTCAAGCAACTGCTGCTTACGAGCGTCTTTACCAGCTGCTGGAACCCCTACATAAGCGGCCAGCTTCGTAAGGCCAGCCATGCGCTTCGCCAACGCGGTGGCACCAGACTTACGCGCTACGGTGATGGTGGGTCCTGTCTTAGGCATAAGAATGCCTCAGCCATGTCGAGGCTGAGGCAAGTTCCTTTCGAACTTAGGTTTAGTCGCGTAGTCGGGCTTTACACTCTGAACAAGTGGTTCTATTTGGTGTATTAAAGCTTCTGCAAACTTTTACCCATGGCGCTTTTTCAAAGCGTAGTACATTCTTGCATTCTACCAACGCTGAAGCACGCAGTTTACGCCAGTTTACAGTACTCACCGTTGTGGGGCGTGCTGTGTGTCCATCGCTGGGGTTTAAATGTAGCCACTTTTTACCAAATACTATTACTTTATTGCACTCTACACAGGTTGACTTGCTTACTAAGTAAGTTCCGTTGTCTTCTACAAATTTACCGTCTACAAGTTTACTGCCTATCCTTGCCAGAGCTATTTTTCTGGCGTGTTCAGATGCCTTTGGTACTCCTAGTGCTTTGGTGGTCTTACCGCGCCTACCATTGCCAATATTAATAGAATGTTCTGGCGTAAGCTTTCTACCAAGACCTTTTTTACTTATTCTTCTGCGCGTCTCGTCGCTTAGTTTACTGCCAATACGGGCTGTTCTTATTAACTCAATCGAAGTAGATTTATGATGTTTGCCAAAGAACGGATTACGCCGTCCAGTAGCTACGTTACCACGTTGTGCGATGTTAAAGCCTAGTGGTACGAGACTACCGAGTCGTTCTATCCAGAATGACTCACGACTCCATAAATACTGTTTATCTCCATCGGTAACCGTTTCTAGGACGGCATAGTCCCAATCAGAAAGAGCATCAGACATCAGTAAATGCATTTCGTCTATTTTTCTGAACGCGCGTTTAGCTTCTCTTATGTGATTTAAAAGGCGCTTCTTTAAGGTGGACTCAGTAGCACCAACATATGGTCTACGAGTAGGTCTGTGAACCAGTAAATACACTAAACCAGGCATGCAGCTATTATAGCTCACTAAATGCCCGTAGGACCTACCAAAATAATCCTGGCCCCATGCCGACGACCCTTGCGAACGTGATCAACTGCTGGCCGTATATTGTCAAGTTCCACGACCCCCAGTCGGCTAAAGCTTCCAGTGTGGTGTAGCCAACGCTGACGTCACCAACACTCTTGGACGTTTGCAGTCCGAACGCTAATCCCTGCGACGCGATCTGCGCGCCGTTGAGCGGAGCAGCCTGCAACACCAACTCCTGCGTTAGCCATGTAGCGTACAGATCGTCACCAATTACGGTGGTCGTCGTCAAAGTAACGGTGTTTCCACTGAGCGTGTAGTCTACCCCCGGTATCTTGAACACGCCGTTGATGTTCAACGACTGCAAAGTTCCGCCTGGAGGCGCTGCGCTAAGCGTGTAGACGGTGCCAGGCACTATACCGGCTGGCGTCTCGCCGTGCACGATGGTCTGCAGCGACTCGAACACCTCGCTAGAGTCGGAGCGAGCGTACAGCGTGCAGAAGTGCGCTATGTACAACTCAATCGCCACGCACCACATCTCGCACCAGCGAGCCTGCACCAGCGAAGCCACAGCCAGATTCAAGTACATCTGGATTACTCCGGTGGGAATCGGCGTAGACGCGTACACGTTCAACGTGGCGTTGACGTTGGTGACGATGGCCGAGTTATTCAGCGTTATCACGTTGCCCGATATGCCGATGATGAACGTACCCTGAGGGAACACTCCCCACGCCTGCAGAAACTGCCCGTAGTCCAAACCGTTCGTTGACGGTACGGTGACAGTCGGCTGTCCGATCTCCGTGCTGCAGCCGCTCAATGCGGTGGGCGTGCCAAAGAACTTTGGATGGATCGCCTTGAACTGATCCATGTAGTATGGCGGATTCTGGCCGAATACGAAGTTGCTTGCACCGTAGAATTCGGCGCAAGCAACTTCATACGAGTGACCCGCTCCCCATGCCGTGCCAAGCCACGCATTGAAATTCGGCGTGTTCAACGTCAGACCGCTTGTGTAACCGCCCATGGGGAATCCTCTCTGAATATGTCGGGCGTCCGCGCAGATTCAACGAACGCCCTGTGGCTTACTTCTTGGTGCGACCGACGCTGGCAGTGATGCCACCGACTTTCGGCGCGGGCTGCACGGGAGTCATGGGCTGCCCGCCGAACGGTGCCTTCGGCTTATCATCCGGACCCTGCTCCGCGCCCTCTGCATCGTCCTTCGCGGCGATCTCGGCCTTGAGCTTATCTTCCTCGGACAGCTCTACTTCCGCTTCAGGCTCCGTCGGCTTCTCCACGATTACGGGCGCTGGCAGCGCGGCCTTGTAGCCCGGCATTTGATCAGCAGGCGTGAGGTTGATGATGCTGCCGTCCTTGATGCCATACTTGAACGTTGGCGTGAGAGCAACCCAAAAGGGAACGGCTATGGACTGCGACGGATTGGCTTGCGCGAGAAAGCTCTTGGTGCCCTCGTCCTCGTGGACGAAGCTCTTCGAACGCTTGAATACTAGCTGCATTGGCATAACGTTGTATTCTCCTTGCTGCTTGGGTTGTAGTGCTGCGTAGACAGGGGCAGAAGAGCCTGGCGGCAAGGAGGCACCTTACTCAGCGCCACGCTGCCTACGCAACCTTGTGTTGAAAATCGAGTCCGAACGTACAAATGCCCAACGCGTTTATGTCGTTGGGCATTTGTACGGCGGTTAATTTACTGTGGTGCGTATTCGCCGAAGTACTTCTTCTCCAGCATTAGACGATGCGCAATCGCTTTGTCTTTATCTATGAACAGCTTGTTCTCATGGCATTTACCATGAACGACAATTTGCGACAGCCACTTCTGGTTGTGTGAATTCCACGAAACACCGGCCTTACCGCTACTATTACTCTTACGAAGTCGACGTGTGTTCCAGCGATTCTGTGTGCGCGTTGCTTCGCGCAAATTTGTCCGCTTATTGTTAGCGCCGTTGCCATCGTGATGGTCAACGAGCTTTCCTTTAGGCGGCCAACGACCTTTCATAAAAGCGTAAGCTAAGATGTGAGCGCGATACTGCCTACCCTCAAATCCTATGCCTATTCTGTCATCAGATCTACCAGTTGGAGTGCTGCCTGCCCGATCACCAGGGTTTATAAATCTACCTTGACACTTTGTATGAATTTTCCATACAAAGATGCCTTTACGTGGTTTATAGTCAAGAACTTCGCGTAGACGAGCTATAGAATGCTTAGGTTTAGCCATGCATTAATTATAGCTCGTCTTAGCGAATTTGACTACGACACCGGCATTTTAGATACCGTCTAAATAGTATGCAGTCGTGGTCCGTTTGTAGATTACCTGACTGATACAGCCGGCAAACATAGTCTCGTACGCCCCGCCTGCGCGGGTCGTGGGGACGGTGATGGCCTGGATGAACGGCTGCGGCACCTTGAGGTACACGCTCTTCTTCGAGTTCTTGTAGAAGAACCCGCGATCAAGCCCGTTGCCGCCCGTGGGCGATCCCGGAGCCGCGGTGTTGCCGGAGCCGGTACCGCTGATCCATGGGTTGGGCAGGAAGTTGATCTTGAAGTCGATGCCGTGGTGCGCCGCGACGCAGTTCTTCTCGACGTACTCGATGGTGCTCATCGCCACGGGCGCGCCGCCGATTGCGATCGGCTGCGTGAGCGTGGCGAACTGGGTGTACGGGATCAGCAAGCGGTCCGCCATGCCCTCCTCGGCCGAGTAGCCAGAATTCTGCACGGTCTGATTCAGCGCGAAGTTGATGTCCGCGAGAATCTCCTGTGGAGTCTTCTTGGCCCACGTGGTGAAGGTGGAAGCGCCAGCCGGAGCGACCGACTCGAAGATGTTGGGGTTGTTGATCAACCCGGCGTCTCCGAGGAAGCCAGCGTAGGTGACGAAGTCCAAAGCCTTGCCCCATGTGGTCTCGACCGACTCCTCGTACAGCTCTTGCAAGCTGAACGGCGGTGCCTGGCCGGTGCGAAGGGAAGTCTCCATACGGCGCAGGTCGATCCAGGTGATGGTCATGCCCATCGCCCATGTGTACGTGCGCCAGATGCCCTTCTGGATGTCCGCCTGTGCTTCGGGGATGTCCGTGTTGTTGGTACCCTGGAGTCCGTAGGACGAGGTACCAGTGGAGGCGTAGTTGGAGCTGAACGCGGAGATGAACTCCGGGAAGCCTCCACCTACTTCAACAGCGATGTCGCGCTTGTGCGTGACAGCCTGCAAAGGACGGACGAGGTCCGTATCGATCAGTTCCAGTTGGCTCTGAAGGAACGCCAGACCTGACGCGCCAGAGGCATCGAATGCCCGTACGCGATTTGGGATAGTACGCTTCATTGGTTCTCCTTACGCCGCGTGGCGTCCCTTGAGTGTGATTTCCAGGATGTTGTTGACGTCCAGGTTGCCGGTACGCGCGACCACGTCGGTCAACGCAACCAAGTTGCTGAACGTTACGGGCGTGCCAGCCGCGACCGCCTGCGTGGTGGGAAGGCTGAGTACGATATTCACCGTACCGCCGCCCGACACGACATAGGTGCCAGCTTGGATGCCAGCGCCGGAAACGACCTGACCGTTCTGCGTGTTGGTCGCCGACGCAATGGTGAGCGCCGTGGCGTTGACAGCAGCAGTACCGGTCGTGCTGAACAGGTCAGTAGCAGCGGGGTTGGTCTCCCAATCGCCGACTGTGCCAGCGGTTACGGCACCGTTCAGAACCACGCGGGTGTAAACCTGCGCCTGTGAGTTGGGTGCGCCGACGGCCAGCGCGATGGTGCCGCTGCCGCGCTCCAGAACCTCAGCCATCTGCAGGTTGGCGTAGTAGCCGACCTGCTGGATGCCAGGAGCCTGACCGGCGGGGTAGGTGAGCTGCGTCTTGACCTCGCGGACGGCCATACCGGCGAAGTACGCGGCAACGAGGCCGATGTTCGCGGCCGAATGGGCTACGAAGTCGGCGACGGAGTCGAAGTAACCACCGAGGTTGTTCGGAATGATGACCGCAGGGTCGCCGAAGTTGAGGTTGTTGGTGGTCGTGTAGGGAACGAATTCACGCGCCGTAATGACGCGATCGCCGAACCGGCTGACCGTACCCTGGAAGCCGTTATTCGGTCCTGTTACACCGATAACTTGGCCAAAGCTGTACTGTGGCATTACTTACCTCCCTTGTGCGCGGAGTTGTAGAACTCCTGCATCTTAGTCATGGGATCAGCCTTACCGTCAGCGGCGCGGGCACGATCGGGGTTGGGGTTGCGCGGAGCCTTGTCACGGGCGCGCGCCGAGCCGGCAAACGCACCGTAGCTACCACTGGATGCACGGCTGGACTTCTTAACCGCATCAAGCGCGCGGTTGAAGGAGGCCTTCAGCGCCTTGTCGTTGGAACGGGCGACGCCCGGACGCAGCATGCGGAGAACGGCGTTCACGCTGTCGGCCGCGCGGGCGCGGTCGTTGGCGCGGGCGTCCTTGCCCTTCTTGTCCTCGACGTCCTCTTGGTCATCGTCGGAGTCGGGGTCGGGACTTTCACCTTCCTCGTCGTCGATGTCTTCCTCGCCGCTCTCGTCCATCTCCTCGCCGGGGCACTCCTCGGAGTCGTGCGCCTCGCCGCATTCCTCGCACTTCTCAGCGTCCTTGCCACCCTTGAGCGCATCTTCGAGCTCGGACGAATCAGCTACATCGTCAACGTGCTCGGGCTCCTTCTCTTCCTCGTCTAGGAACTCGTCAAGCAACTCCTTGAGCTCTTCAATGTCGGCGTCCTTCGCCTTGGAGTCCGAAGCCTTCGCATCGGTTGCCTTGGCGTCGAGTGCACGGTCGAGGGCGTCATGCATCTTCTTCCGTGCATCTGCCACTTTAGCGTCCTCCGCTTTTGGTTTGATTTCGTTTTCCTTTAGCGCCTCGGGCAATTCTCCGTCCTTAGCGCCCTTCTTGTCTTCAGACTTGAATTCGTTCTTCTCGGTGTCCTTGGGCTCCTCGGCGTCGTCGTTCAACGCTGCGGCAGCATCAAGAACCTCCTCGGGGTCAGCATCGGTGGCTCGCGCCATCTCAATGAGATGCTTTCCTTTGAAGATGCGAAGCCAGTCTTTCTTCGGCTTTGTCTCGGCCACGTTTTGCTTCTCCTTCTTGGGGATTGGTGGAAGTACTATTGGTTTGTACGTGGTTTCGATGACTTCCACCGACGCAGTAGGTTCTAAGGGTAAACTTGTTAGCACTGCGGTCTCCACGCTCAGCTCTTTGACTTCAGCGAGTGGGGCAGTGGTCTTGATGTCTTCCGGCGCGGCGTCGACGATGGATACGAAGTCACCGGCTCGGCCGTTGGGAACCACGGCGTTGTGGTTTCCCATCATTCCGCACTGCACGATCTTGTCGCCCATGCGGTCAATCGAGAAGTCGTAGCCGAGACTTATCTCCCGCGCCGTCTTGTTCTTGACCTTCTCAATCAATTCGTGGTCGCTGATGATGAGGTCGGCGATGATCGGCCACTCCCCGTCCTCCAGCGGCTCCGCACCCTTGCGCACGTTCTGTATATGCCCGCAGGTTAGCTTCTTGAAGTTCTTCGGATCGACGAACTCGCCGTTGGGAGGATGGCCATTGGTGATTGGTTTGCCGTTCAGCGACGCGAGGAACTCCGGATGGAAGACCTCCTTCTCCGAGCGGTAGAGCTCGATGGTGGCGTGCGGGTTGCTCATGTCCACGCCGAGGTCGGCCGCGCGCTCTTGCGGTAGGTCCTTGATGGCGTACTTCTGCCAACCGGTGCGCGCGATGGGGCACCCGACGACCACGAGGTAGCCCTCGTCCGTCATGTGGATGTTGTCGGTGAGCGGGCTGGTCAGGTAGCCGTGTGGCGATTTGGTCGCGGAGAGGACGGAGAGTTCTTCCTCTGTCTCGGTCATACGGGTTGAACCTCCCTCTTGTCGCTGGCCTTGGCTTTGTCTGAGGCCTTCAAGTCTGAGTCTTTGAACGGTTGCCTTGCTCTCTTCAACAGCTCGACTTCACGGGCTCGTTGTTCTTTCGTCAGCGAGTATTTGCCGTTTGGACCGCGATACGACTTCAACTCGGCAAGTTCTTTCTTCTCCTCGGGTGTGATGGCATCCCCCGTCGGCACCGGATCCGGCACGGCGGGAGTGGCTGGATTGTCCACAGGAGGAGGTCCGCCGGTGTCGTCCTTTGCCTTAGCACGGCATTTTCCACACAGGAAATTGTCTCCCGAAGTTTTGGCACCGCAGTTTTCACAAGCTCCGGCAGCATCACGACCATGCGCGTCATATTGTGCGGCGTCTTTGTGCGTAGAACTGTCATTAGCAGGACGGCCACAAATTGCGCATCGGTCATCTTTGTCGGGCACGTAGGCGTGTAGTGCACCATCTTTGGCGCGCGCGAACCCCGGACGAACCGTCTTGCCTTCGACGTGAACCTGCTCTCCGGCGCGGGTGCGCTCCAGCGCAGTACGCAGCGCGATGTCAACCGAGTCGCACACGCGGACGCGTCCGATGCCGGGGTGGTCGTACTGCGTGTCGAACGCGGACTGACAAAACATGATGCCATCCTTGGCCTTCTGCTCGCCAGCTTGATCGCCCGCGCGACGGTAGCCACCGGCTGCGGCGCGGTATGAGTCTAGGGCGCGAGCGCGGTCGCCGCCGATCTCGTACTGTGCGGCGCGGAAGAGGTGGTCGGCCGGTTCGGAGCCACTGCGCTGCTCATTCAGGTTGGTTCGTAGCATGTCTGTCGCCTTTGTCTTTTCTTTCGAATCGCGCATCTTCACGAAACGGCCGCGGTCGCGCGAACGCCCGTCGGTGGTCTTGGTGGCCTTGCGCTTCTTGTCCATTTCGGCGTCGGTAAGGAACCGCAAGCGAGCCTCTTCCAGCTTGGTTCGCTTGTACTTGGACAGCAGCGAGTTGATTTCCTTCTCGAGCTCGGGCAGCGTCATGTCGTCGGGGTCGGCCAGGTCGGACGCGTACGAGACCTCGTTGCGCTCTCCGGAGGGAAGCGGAACCAGGCTGGAGGTCTTGATGGGGACGGGGAGGACGTCCTTCGCCCTGTGCCGGTCCTGCGACTGCGTCAGGCCCTCCTCATGCTTCGCCAACGCAAGGGCGCGCTCGGGGTCGGCCTCGCCGACCGGCTCGATGTCGTCGCCCACTCGTCTTCCGTTCTTCATGGGCATGACGCCCTCCTTTTCTATGTTGGTTTCGGCCCAGAGATTCGAACTCCGATTCAACGGATCAAAACCGTTTGTCCTACCATTGGACGAGGCCGAAGCTAAGTACCAGTGGCCAAATTGCATGTGGACGCGTTGCCGGGACCACCTGCCGCGACTCCGGCGATGAACTGACCCGCCGTGACTGTAAGCCACTCGGTCTGACCGGCTGCGATCACAAGTCCATTGCCTTGGTTCACGGTTACGCCGGAACCGCCGATGGCCACGGTGATGTGGCATGGACCGAGGTTCGTCACGCGAAGCAGCGTTCCCGATCCGGGCAGGACGACCGCCGTACTTGCGAAGCCAAATGAAGTTCCGGTCGCACCGGACACTGCGAAGTTTCCTTGAGGCATTTAATACTCCTTGCTAAAGTCGTACTCAGTTTCTCAGTCGTTTAGAACGACGAGGTTGCTACAGCAGTCCCTTGAACGCACCGACAGTGTACAGCCGGTCTATCTCCGCCTGCCACCTGCGTCCGTGCGTGCAGTCGCCGCTCGAGATGTGCGCCATCTCGTGCAGCAACGCCTGCTTCCACAGCGTGCGGCAGATGGCGCGCATGGTGTCCACTTCGATGATGTGGTTTTCCCTGTCCGTGAAGTCGCAGCAGGCGTGCTTGCCGTCCAGTGGACGAAACAACACGTCCGTATCTAGCGGCAGTTTGTTGTCGAAGTACAGTTCGTTGTACTTCAGGAACGCGCGGCGAAGTTTCGTGTGGGACAGGTGCACGAGCGGCCTCCTTAGAAGCGTTTCTCGTACAGCGCCAGGTTGTAGAACGGGAAGAACTCCACGGCGAATCGCGTCACGGTGCCAGTCTCGTCCTGCGTGATGGAGACGACGCTGTACCCGACGTGGGCCTGCAATTTCAGCTTGCGCATGAACAGGCTCTGGTCGGTGGTGCATCCCAGCTGCAAGGCGTGCACCTCGCGCGGGTAGCCGTACTCGAACTTGTGGTAGTGGCCGATGAGCAGCACCTTCGGCTTCTCGCCGCCCTGGTAGCTCTCAACTAGCTTCTGTGCCGTGTAGCTGGTGGCGTAACTGGAGCCGCCGCCCGGATGCACCAGCCGCATGGGAGCCGATCCGCCGCCCTTGACCTGCAGCTTGATGTCGTGCTCGCCGTAACCCAGGTATTTCAGGTCTGTACGTCCTTGCTCGCGCGCACGAAGCTCCAGGTAGCGGCCGATCTCGACGCCCTCGCGCTGCTGGTACCAGCCTTCGTGGTCGTCTCCGGCGATGTACTGCGTCTCGATGCCCTTGCGGATCGGGTACTTGTCGATCATGTAGTCGCACTGGGCGTCCATGCCCGGACGCGTGATAAGCTCTGTCTTGTTGAAGCGCGCCTCGCCGTCGATCCAGTTGCCGCCGTTGTATACGACCGCGATGCCTTCGCGCTCGAAGTGATCGTATGCCGCGTTGAGAACGTCGAGACGGGAATGCTTGTTGCAAAGGTGGTTGTCGGACACCAGTCCGAACCGCTGCGTGCCGACAACACCTTTGAACACGGTGGTTGCCGGCTCAATGTGCACACCCTCGAGTAGCTGGATGAGTCCATCTTTGCGCGAAGCCAGCATGGAGCCGCCCAGTTGCATAGACTCCACCAGCGCGCGCACCTTGGATGGACCGCAGTCAAGTATGTCCGCCAACTCCTCGGCCGTCTTCGGCCCCTTCTTCAGGGCCTTGCGCAGCAGTTGCTGGTGGTCGGTCTCGGGCACTGCCGGTTTCATAGATTCTGTGATGTCCGGCAGAGTGTTGCGTCGCAGTAGCGACACGTCTAATCCTTCCGCTTTCAGTTGACGTCGCACCTTCGCGACCGTACCGCTTCCGCACTGTCTCCTTACGATTATCTCGTCGCTGGAATACAGCCTAGACTTGACGTCCTCTGTTATGGCTGCCAGTTTTTCGTCTGACACGTTGGGCATCGGCACGTGGCGGTATCCTTGTAAGTGTGGTTGCTACTTCACTTTATCTGCGGTGGCCTTGTGGCAGTCGCATGCGCACTTCAGGCTGTAGCATTTGTGGTGCTTGCCGTTAGTACAGGGTTTGGTAGTGAAGTCCGGTGCGGCGGTGAAACGACCACGGCCGAACACCAGCACTTCTTCCACTTTTCGTTTGACGCCTCTAGGCATGGATGAAGCCGAGCAGTTGGAGGATGAGCAGGATCAGCAGCAGGAACCCGAGGCCGCCGTAGCCGTAGCGGTAGCCACCGACCGGGGCGGTGCCGAATCCGACGCCGTTCATGAGGATGAGAACTACCAAAATAATTACAATCATTGCTTCTCCTTCTTGCTTTCGTATATTATGTAGACCATGCCAGGCGGGATCTTGATGGGCTTCGGCACTACGAGCTCGGTTCGCGGCGCGCCGCAGACGCCGCAATGGTCCGCCCCCGGCGCGTACAGCACGCCGCATTCGCGCGTCCACTTCCAAAGGAATGGCACGCGGGCGCGGCAGTAGGACATCTTGGTGTATGGCATCGACGCGCCTCGATCTAATACCTTCGCAGGTTCTTCACTGGTATGGTGCGCTCCGCGCCGCTCTCCGTCGTTTCCTGGATGAAGAACGGGCCTTCTTTCATCGCCTTCTTGCGAAGCTGCGTCATCGTACCGGCCTGGTCTTTTGCTGGCTTCTTCGGAAGTAGTTCACGACGCTTCTTGGCAGCAGCTCTGCACTTCTCTATGTGCGCTGCCCACGTTGCTTTTGTATATCCTTTTGGAACGCCGGAGTCCGCAAAATCTTTATGGCTCAGAGCGTCCAGCCCCAGCGACTTGTGCTTCTTCAGCTCCTTGCCGGTGACGCCCAGAATGGACTCCAGCAGCCCGTAGTATCGCGGCTCCACGAGGCCCTGGCCAGTGCCGTCCTCGATGGGATGCGGGTCCCACAGCAGCTCGCCGTCCAGGGCGACGCAGGCGTGCATTCCGCCGCGCGGGCTGACGCCCTCGATCGTGGAGTAGCCGCTGGGTTTCTTGCCGTCGATGAATGCGCGGCGGTAGGACAGACCGTAACCGGCCAGGAAGTCGTTGGCGCGCTCAGCCTGATCGTCCGTGGACATCTCCGGCACGGCTTCAAGTGGCAGATCCAAAATTGATGCTAAACACGCCGCGAAGCAATTTCCTGTTTCTCCCACTCGAGTTTGAACGACTCTATGCATTGTCCTTACGCTCCGTGGCTATGGCGGCGCGCCTGTCGACGGCCTCAGCCACCAAAGCGGACGTCAATGAACTTGAAACTCCGGCGACATGCGCCGCGTCCGAGAACCCGCTC